TTATAATTCCTTAGGTTTCAAATAAGTATTAATGATTTTAATTTGTTTTTCTGTAAATTCTGGCAAATTATAAACATAATAATATAATACAGGGTATTTTTCGCGAATATTCTTTTCAGAATTTTCAAATTCTTGTTCTTTTTGAGTTTCAAGTAAAGTCAGTTCATTGTATAAAGCTTCATCAGAACATAAAAGTATTCTTTTTAATTCTAAATATAAATACAAATCTATAGCAGGCTTGTATTTTGGATTTAATAAAAGCATATCAATCCATGGAAGTTCTTTTAGAACATCACAATTTAAAAAGTCAGAACTATATTCAACAGGAATATTATTAATATTTAAATTGAATGATTTAATTTTATCTGAAAGCATATCAATCATATTTTGTCCTTCAGAATATTTAAATGCTGCAGGTCTAATAACATGGAATTCTTGTATTCCTAAAAATTCACAAAGTTTAATTACGGCTCTATTAGCTATGTATTGCTTATTTTTGTCTGAACATATAATTGTATTATCGTATGAATATAAAATAGGCCCTTTAATTTCTCGGACTTCTGATGCTGTTAAGTACAAGTCGCTTTTAGAAAAATACTTATTCCATTTATCTTCTTTCATTGTCCAAATTTGTACATTAGAAGCTTTTGGTCGGGCTTCAACAGGTTTAGAAGTTTTGTATTTGGTTCTTAAATAAGATAAATTATAGATTGATAAGTCATCACCCATGAAATCTTTTATTTGTTCTAGGGTTTGCGTTTCTGAATCTTTTAAAACAACACATAATCTATCAAAACCAAAATCTTGCTTCATTCCACGAATTGTAGCAATTTTGTCTTTACCTTTACAATCATCAATTATAACTAATAAATTAGATACACCAAAATTTAAAATTGTGCTAATATTTTGCTTATATTTAGTAGAACTATGATTAAGATTACTAATTCTAACCAATTTAGGATTATCACAAATATAATATCCTTGCAAATATAAGTCAGGATAAGCTCTATATTTCGAGTGCAAATTTTTAATTGGTCCAAATTTTTTAGATTCAAAATATTTTTTTAAATATTCACACAAACGATACGGTTTAGTATTTACATATCTTAGAACGGCCCTTTCAGAATCAATATCGTCGATTTCTTTTTGGATCTCTGTATATATTTCTTTTGTTATTTCTTCAACTCTTCTTTTAATATTGTTTACCGTGTCGTCGTCATACGAAATTTCTTCACGAGAAGGAGCAATATCAAGTTCACCTAGCTTAAAGCGAATAAATAGTTTACCTGGTTCACCTAAAGCACGTATTCCGGAAAAGTCAAAAGATTCACTCTTTAATGGATATCTAATTTTACCCATAATTGCATAAACTTCTGTTGAATCAACCGATAACCCGGAATCTGCAAAAAAGTATTCATCTGTAGGTAAATAATTAACTTGAATCTGTGGGCCTACAAAATTGGGTTTAATGTCACAAAACGTGGCAAAAACATATAGTGCTTCATGATGCCATCTAGAAACATCTTTTTCTAAAACAGGAACAGTTATTTCTAATCCAGAAGGAGAATCATCTTCAACATCAAAAGTAGGAATTAACGAAGGTTCACCATTATCTAGACAAGCTGTATATCCACGAGCACGACCTTCAAATCTTGATACAATAGAAAATGTTTCTGTATATCCAAATGGAGATTTAGAACCTAATCCTAAAGCACCAATAAAATCATTAGAATCTGATTTTGTAGATTCAAAATATGTGGTATACATATGAGTGACATCGTCATCGGATAATCCTGGACCGTAATCGCGAATAATAAATCTTGGATCAATAATAGATGGCAAAGTAACGTCAAAAGGATTAAAATGGCCTAATAAAGTATGAGCATCTGCGGCATTACAGCTCAATTCACGAATAATTGCTCTAATCTGATTAGTATATAAATTTTGTGACAAAACTTTAAAAGCTTTAGCAGATGTGGCAATTGTAAATTTGGTAGAAGTTTTATTACTACCTAACATTATTTCATTAGTATTATGTAATTTCATTATTAACTCATTTGTCTATTATAGTATTAATCATATAACTTATTATACAAGGTACTAATACACGATTCAATATCGGGCCCTTTAATAGAGTAAAAGGACCCATCAATATATACTTCTAAAATATAACCCATCATTTCATGGATAGCACTTTCAACACAATAGAAAGGAGAGCATTCCCCTTTATACATTTTATTTTTATATTCTATATGGATAACCATATTATTTCCTTAATCAAAAAATCCTGGTCTGTCTTCAAGTTTTTTATGAATACCGAATAATGCATCTTCGATAGAAATTCCATCTTCAACAATGGCTTCTCTTCTATTATTAAACACTTTAACTTGATAAGCAACTAATTCTACATGTAAAGCTGTTCTTTCATAAATTGGAAGTACGACTGTCCGTCGTACGCTTCCTTTATACCAAAACCCTACTTCTGTCATGATTTCATCCACTCTTTTCTAAGATCTGCATTATCACCAAATAACATTTCGAATAACTCTTCATAATTATCAGGCAATTCCACTATATCGTAAACCGGGTCCCTAACAACACGTTTATATTCATTTGAAGTTAAAGAAGCTAGTCCTTTAATATACCGTGGTGCTGACCAGCCTTTTAATTTGGATTTTTCTTTTTCGTATTCTTCTACATTATAATACCATTTCTGTTCATTACCTTTTTGAATAATAATTAAAGGTGTTTTACAAAAACGAATTCTTTGTTCTTTATATAATTCAGGCCATTTAGCAAAGAATGCTAATAGCGAAGGATATATGGAACCTTGTCCAATTATCTCTTTATTTGTGAGGTGTGTCAATGAGTAGCCCGAAGGCTACCCATCAACATCGGCATCAGTCATAATAGCGATGTTATCATACATCATATTACTAGCGATAGAAGTTCTTTTAACAATAGTCTGGGCTTTATATTTAGTCATATCAATATCATTTTTATCGATTTTTGAGAATTTCATTTTTAACCTCGTAATATTCTGTATTTGGTTTCCAGCCTTGTTTAAACATATTTAAGGCCTTCGCGTATAATTTACTTCGTTTTTCTATTCCTGACTTCTTCATCCATTTAGCAACACCAGTTGCTTTTGGGCGAGATTCATCATAATTTGTTATATACCAGTTGTATAGAGACTCTATATTAACAATAGATTCCTTTTCAGCACCAAACTTATTAAACCAGGGTCTAGAATCATTTACTTCTTTAGCTCTTTTTGTTGCATTATTCCAGTTACCAATGCCCTTAAGCCCAAGTTCATTTATTTTAGGGTCATCAACTTTGAGACGGTATATTTTCCCTGATTCATCCTTAAAATTTGTTACACCTTTTTCGCCTTCAAATCTATTTCCGAAATTGTTTCCAACCCATTCATCTTTATTAAATGTTCCTTTAACAAGCAATTTGCATTTTCCAGTTTTAACATTTCTCATAGATACTTTATCAGACATAAATGCTTTAGACCATTTACTAACTGCTTTTCTATGGGCCTTTCTTGCGAATTCATAAGATCGAGAATTTTTATTAGAGTTCAACATTCTACCTAAAGCGAAAGCCATTTCTTTGTTTCTATGTATTTTATACAATAACAAATGAGCAAAGAAATGTTCTCTACATGTAAGCTTTACTAAATTAGATTTGTCGTTTGACCCACCCATAGATCTAGGTACAATGTGATGAATTTCGCCTTCTTCGGCAGGATTTTCCTGCCGAATTTTAATTAAACTATTATATATTTTAGAGTAATTCACTAACTTTAACCCAAGTTCCTTTTATTAGAATTTCGTCGTTTTCATTAACTATAACTTCTTTACCATCTATAATAGTTTTAAACCATTGCCCATCTTTAGCGTATTCAAATGGAGATTCACCTAGTGTTAATCCTGTAATAGCCATTATATCAAAAGCTTCTTTACTCTTCATTATATCTACATCTTTCATACCCCATGTATTTAAGAATTTACCTCTTAAAGGATATCCACCTTGAGTATCTTGAATACGAGAAGTCAATAATTCATTTAAAGCCGAATCTCCTTCTGTTAAAAACAATGTTGTTCCTTTACCTGGTTTTCCATAAAAGTTTGCTTTAATATGTTTTGCGACTTTGGCTTTTGCTGCTTTTTTAGCTGCTTTAGTGGCCGCAGCCTGTTCTGCCGCTAATTTACGGGCCAAAACAGCTTCAATAATAGGCATCAAGACGGTTTCAGTCTTCATTAATTGATTGGCAAGTTTTTTAACATCAATATCCATGTGGTTTTTAACTTCACCCCATGTATTCGATAAACGTTCTTTTGTCTGTCCATCAAATTTTAAATCAGACATATCACGAACAAATAACAATAATGTTAAACATTCTTTAATTCTTGCTTTTGTTACATCAATTTTAAACTTGCGTTTAATCATAGGGATTAATTCGGTACAGAACTCATCCATAAACCAATCGATATGAGAACCACCTTTCTTTGTATGGATATTATTGACATAAGAAATATGACGGAACCCATCAGGAGATCGTCCTATGGCGATAGAACAATTCTTTTGGTCATAGATAATAGAATCTTCATCAAATTGTTTTGAATACTTCTTGAAGTTCCCTGCAACCTTTTTACCATTAAATTTGAATTCGATATCAGGAAAAACAACTGACATGGTCATTAAACGGTCTAATGTAATATCTTTATAGATATCAGATAAATTAGTATCTTCAAAATGTTCAAAATCTGGAACAAATTTTACTTCGGTTCCTTTGTATGTAGATTTTTTAGATTTCCAAGAAATATTTTCTGCACCATCAGTACAGTTAACTGTGATTTCATTTTTTCCATCTGAAGTAATACCGACAAACATAGTAGAAAAAATATTTGTAAGGGCGGAACCCACACCGTTCATGCCACCCGTTTTGCGTTTTGAGTCATCTCCAAAGTTACCACCAGCTCTTGAGCGGGTCCACGCAGCAACAGGACCTGGAATTTCTTCACCTTCAGGTGTAATAACCATTGATTGAGGTAATCCACGACCGTTGTCTTTAACTGTTACTGTATCATTTTCAATAGTGACTTCAATTTTATTAGCAAATTTAAATTCAGTTCTAATAGCTTCGTCAACTGAATTGTCAATAATTTCATCAATAATTTTTACAATACCAGGAACATACTTTATGGTCTTATATTCACCAAAAATAAATTGCTCAATATTTTCAGAAGCAGAAGAGCCAATATACATACCAGAACGTTTAATAATGTGTTCACGGTCACTTAAAATTTTAATTTCGTGGTTACTCATTATATCTCCTTTAAATTAAGAAGGCACCTTATCAAAAATAAAGACAAAAGCATTATGTTCTTCATTTGAATATGGAGGAATTGCCACTTCTAAATATTTTAAATCTTCTTCATACATATAAGAAGAAAAATCTTTAATATCTCTTAATGCGAATTCTTCATGCTTAAGAAGGTCTCCTATTAATTTTGGGTTTGGGTCCCATACTTTAACACGTTTTCTATAAACATGTGTAATTCTAAAAGGCCTACTATCTAACATCCATCGATACTTATCTAAAAGGGCCCATTGTTCTTTATATTCAGGGTTTAATCTATATAATTGATCACTATTTAGTGATTCTGCTTGTACCCACATATAACCTCCATAAAAGGGACCGAAGTCCCTATATTATTCAAAAAATACATCTAGCAATTTACGTATTGCTTCTGCCTGTTCTTTTGTAGTAACTTCCAAATTTAGTTTAACTGAATTAGGCTTTAAATTAAATACCTCACCAGTTGGTGGTTCCACAGGCATTATAGCAAGTGGAACATTCGACATAGACTCCGGGAGATAATCTATTTCTTTACAATATTTTTCTAAATCATCGCCACAAAAAATATATAAAGGCATATCACTTGTATCAAATTCTAACCCATTAAAGAATTTGATTGTTTCAAAGCATGAGTAATCGTCTTTTGAATAGAAAAAAGGTGTTCCCACCAATTTATTTTCGGTAACAAATTTTTCAAATTCTTTAGCCCATACAGTTCCGTTATCAAGAATAAACGCATCAAAGGCCGATTGTGATTTAAAAACATACCGTTTCATATGGTCAATCATATTATTGTCCTTTAAGATGTTCTAGTAATTCATTAATAAAGATAACAAGTTCTGTTTTAGAATTTAAAGTTTTTGCAGGAATTTCTAATTTAAATTCTTCTTTTTGATGGGAGTTCATATCCTTTGGAATATTTACAAAGAATTCTCTAAATTGTTTATCTTCTGTTTTAAATGTTAACAAACTACTATGAATAGGGATAGTATAAGATGGATAATATAAATCTGAAAATTCTAATCCATTATCAAAAACACATCTTAAAAATGTATTTTCTGTACGATTAAAATAAACTGAAAATGGCATATCTTGTAAGTTGTTGTATATAACAAAATCTGCAAAACTAGATTGGGCATTACAAAAACAACCGTATCTTGATACGTTAACACCCTTTTTAAATTTTAGACGTCCAATAAGTTCTTCTTTCATAATTATGATTCCAAGTATTCTAATAATTCATTGATCAGCACTTTTGCTTCAGCTTTATTAGTAATAGTTTTATTGATTACTAAGTCTTTAGAATTTAAGTCTGGTTTTGGTTTCTCAATATCTTTTACAGCTTCAATAAATTTAAAATTAGAATGTCTTAGTTCACATTTAGAACCTTCAATATTAAGTCCAAACGTATAGAATTCTAACCCAGTATCTGAAAATATCATACCATTATCAAATACAATTTCTAAATCATACCAAGCCGGGTTGGTTTCAATTAAATTAATGGTAAAACTATGGTGTTTTAATAAATACTTATCTAAAAAGTCAGAAAATAATACACGTGTTGTATTAAATTCTTGTTGTTCTACATAGTGTTTGATACTAATTGGAGATTTAAATTTAAATCTCCCTAATGATTTAATAAATTTGCTCATAGCACGGCCTTAGCCCATTTAGTGGTTTTAGATTTAATTTGTTCATTTAAATCATCAATAACGATACACATTAGGTCTTTATCATTGACAAGTTCAAATTCTTGTTTATTACGATAGTTAAGCCATAATGTATCAATTAAGCAATTAATAACATCAGCGGCTTCACCTGTTGCACATTCGTCAACTTCATCTTGACGAAATGTAGCTTTAGAGTATTCACCAATTTCTTCGACTAAATGGGCAAAAACCATACTTAAATCACGTTCTGGTGCTTTAATACACATTTTAACGGTCGGACTAATGTCTAAAATTGGTTCACAATCAAAATCAGGCTCTTTTAATGGCTCTTCTTTGAAGACAATCGGTGTTTGTTCATATTGAATAATCTGAATACCTGATAATTCAAAAAATTCTTGTTCTCTGAAATCATAAGTATAACCACCAAGTTTAGACAAACAAACAAACGAGCCAAATGATTCATTTAAATTAGTATATATAGTTCCGTTAATATATACAGCTAAAGGATTGCCATAATCGTCTGTTTTTAAAATCGTGACAATTTTAGATTTAGTATTATGTAAAAATTTAAAAATAGGATAAAGACGTCTTTGTTCTTCTGTTTCGGGCCAGAATTTATTTAATTTATAAGAACGGCCTTCTTTGAACATAGGTTGACGAGTAAATGATTCATCTAGAGTTTGTTCACCTAAAACACACCAGAATGAGTCATCATTTGATAATTCAACAATTTGATTATTGATTAAAATTTTAGATGCACCATAATATTGCATTGCGTTGGAAACCGTCACATCTAAAATTTGGACTTCCATGTTATCAAAAAGACGAATTCCACGGTCTTCCATGATTCTATAAAATGCACTGACTTGGTTTAAAGAAGCCAGGTTTAATGTATAGATAGAACCTTTACTAATCATAATATTATCCTTTTAAATTTTCAAAGAAAAATTCAGTTTTAGCAGTACTACCACAAGAACTGATAACACGTTTATAAACAGCAACGGCTTCATTATTTTCAATAACATATAAATTCGTCAGATGAATCGTATGAGACACTTCTGAATCTTTTTGAACAACATTTAAAGTGTTTGAAAATAAAACATCTTCAAATTCATCACGTGTAATTACTTGTTCCATTATAAACTCCCGTTATTTGTTTTGTTTCGTTTTGATGTAAGTATAATACAAAATAAAAGAGGTCTTGTAAACCTCTTTTTTCTCTTTTTAAAACTATTTTTTGATAGATACCGGGTCTATATCTTTTTCTTCAGGAACTTCTTCAAGTCCAAGCGCATATCGTTCTGCTGTTTTAAGCATAATAATGTCTTTAGCACAGTCATGAATAGAGTCGTGTAAAACAAACCCATTTAAAACACCTTTACGAATAGGACACATAGTCATGTCTCTGTCTAATAAAAGTTTTCTAATAGAAGTCCTTGTATCATTTTGATTCCAAAAAGCGATAAATTCTTTCTTAAACGTATCTACGTCTTCTAAAGCTATTCCAGATTCTAATTCACGTTGGGTGATCATATGTTTTAAAATAGGAAAGTCAAACGACATACCACGGCTATATCCTTGAGATTTCCAGAAATCAATTCCTTGGGCATCTAAATAATTCTTTAATATATCTAGTCCTTCATTAATCGTAACGTCCTGTGGTGTTCTAACAAGATTCTTTTTAGCTTCAGGTTCTTGTTGTTTCCACCATTCTACTGTGGATTTATAGAATACCCTTTTACCTTTTTGTGAATTCAAATCAAACTTAATACGCAACCCACGTTTAACAAGATCTTCAAAAGATTCTACTACATTAGGGTCCGGGTTAAAAGTAATAATAGATAAATCGATAACAGCCGAATCCGGCTGATTACCAAAAGTTTCTAAGTCAAATACAAAATCAATCATATATACCACACATTTTTCTGAGCACGAGTTGTTCCGACATATAATAACTGTGAAGCAACGTCAACTTCTGCATATTTTATAATACAAGGCGTATAAAGAAAACTGTTTTTTACTGTTACACCTTGTGCCTTATGGATTGTACTACATGGAATAGGTTTTACTTTTGTGAATGCATCTTTAATTTCCCAGAAGTCATCCCAATAAGCCCGTCCGTTTCCTGATTTATATTGTTGTGCAACTTTACCTAAAAACATCCAAAGCTGGGTTTGGTTTTCTTCTCCATAAACAACATTAAGATAATTGGTTGTGCCTTCATCAACAGATTGGACTTTTAAAAGAAAGTAAGGTAAATCGATTTTAAAATCAACCCCACGGCACTGAAGTTTTCTAGTCATTTCCTTTACGTCTAGAATTTGCACAACTTCACCATTATTAAAGATGATTTCTTTCATCTTTTTGCCTTCAAATTTTATAGTTTGCATATATGGTTCTTGCATAACTAAAGCTTCACCAATAATAAATGGATCATCTTTTTTATAAAAGTTTTTACGGATGATTTGATTTAACTTATCAACAGATTTATTAGTATAAGCAAAAAATCTATTATCAAAGAAATCTTCTTCAGATTTTATTTGCTTAAAATAATCTATCATCATATCACGTAAAGAAGGTGGATGAAAAATACCTTCGCCATCAATAATGTTTTCTCTAATCCATCCACCTTCTCTAATTTCTGTAGCAACTTCAATAATTGGTTGATTTGAACGCTTTACTTCAGTCAGATGCATTTGTTTAAACCGATGATCTGTAAAAAATCTAGATACACCCGGGTCATCTTGAGGTTTTAACTGGGCTTTATCTCCGATAGCAATAACAATAGTCCATGGCATGATGTTGTTCATTAAAAGCTCAAATAATTTTGTATCATAGAACGAAGCTTCTTCACAGATTAATACACGAATTTTATCTAACTCAGGGGCCTTTCTTTGTTCAAAAATCCGATGTTCTTCATAAGTTACCGGATTTATTTTTAAAATACTGTGGATTGTTGATACTTCTCGCCCAGTAAAATCAGCCAGTACTTTTTTAGAAGCATGGGTTGGCGCAGCTAAAACAACTCCAGGGATCCCTTCTTTTTCGATGAAATCCATAATAAACTTCATTAACAAACTCTTACCGGTACCAGCAGGTCCGTTAATTGTTAAATGGGTTGTTTTGGCTTTCCAGTTGGATTCTTGTTTATATGCTTGTTGAATCAAATCTGTTGCACATTCGTAGGCTTCTTTCTGACCTTGAGTTAGGTCATCAAATTCAATCATACTATTTTCACCTTTTTAATATAAAGTGTATCTAACATTCGCTTTTGGAGTGTCGTCAAATATTCTGGTTTGTGGATTAAAATTTTTTCCTCTCGTTTAAACCAGAGAAATCTTTTATATTGTATTTTGTATTTAGGTTTAAGCTCATTAATAATATATTCTTTAAAACGATTAAAGGCCTCATTGCAGAGACCTTTTGTTTTATATATCATTAAAGCTTGTGTGTCAGGATTCTGACATAATATATCAAATCCTGCTACGTCTTTGTAGACTATCGCATAATAATACATAAAGTTCTTTTCCTACTCTTTTATAAGAAGAATCTAATGAAATACCTAAATATAATTTTAACTTATCATACTTAGATAGCTTATTAAATCGTTCTTCGGCTTTATAAAGAACATTTAAAATTCTAAGACTTCTATCTTTCTTTTGTATGCATCTTTCATGTTGTTCTTCTAAATTTTTAAGAGACTTTTCTTGTTGATTAACCCGGTTTCTTAGTTTTTTATTATTTGAGTTCATACTAAGTCTTTTCTTATTGATAATAAGTTTAGACCTAAACTTTGTTATGGATGAAATCGCTTCATTTTTCTCTTTATTTACACTATTAATTTTCTTTTTAATATCTTCTAGTGTCATAGAACTTTTATAACAATTATATTCTCCTTTAACAGGAATCACATTACCTTTAACATACCCTTTAGAATTATCAAATCTTTCAAAAGATATACCTTCAAGGTCATTACAATGTTTAGGCATAGACATCGATTCGCCAGAATATGCACACTTTGATTGTTCACAAATGTTTTTAACATATCTCAAAGACAAATTAAATTCTTTATTTCTTGATTTGGCGGATTTACGGATTTGTGTGTATTTTTTAATCACATCTTCAATTTGCATGATGACCTCCTAGAATAATTGAGAGACAATATACAACATTCTAGGAGATTTGTAAACTAGTTAATGTAAACTATTTTACCATTAATAGAATAAGTAATAGACACTTCTTTTTTATGTTGTTTTTTAATATTTTCCGGATAGATAGGAAGAATAGAATCAACAATTCTCAATTGGTCTTCTGTACTCATAGAAGGGCTAACAGGATAGCCCATTTTATTGAGAATTTTAGACATTTGAAATAACGTTAACATTAATATCCTCGTTCTTGGCGAGCAAAGTTTTCTGCATTTTTTAAGTAATATAGAACAAAAATTTCTTCAGAAGACATACCAAGTCCAATAAGTTTATTCATAAAGAAATGAACCTGGTCAATAAGTTCAAATTTGACTTCTAATTGATCAGCTTCGGATAATTCAGAAAATGGTTTATTTGTCATTTCTTCATGGCGGGCTTTCCAAGGTTTCCATACTGCTGATGCTTCTTTATCACCATTAGACATTCCGCCTAAAGAAGTATACAACTCACGGGTTTCATCATCTAAATAATCATCTTGACTACGCATCCATTTAAGAATATCGCCACATGTTTTTAATTCATCAGGCGATTGGTTATTAAATGGTTTGGTTTTTGCTAAGAAAACTTGTAAGGATTTCTGCATATCAAGCATTACTTGTAACGGGTCTTGTCCTGAACTAATAATATCAGAATATGCTTCACGAGCTTTTGTTAAAGAACCTTCATCTACTAAAGTTGAACATACATTAAAATGGGCCATTGTTATTCCTTATTCAAAATATTTTAAAGTTTTTTCTGGGTAATTAACACAAACACCAGTACATAATACATCATTACTTAATGACGCATCTAAAGACCATTTTTTATTTTCAGGTTCCCACGTAGGTTTTTTGATAGAAGATTGCACAGAACCATTATATGAAGTAAAAACATATTGGTGTGATTGTTTAATAAAAAGGGCTTTACCAAAATACTGGACTTGTTTATACTTTACTTCTCCACAATTATCCCAATTAATAAATGGCTTTGACAACTCATCTAATTTTTCATTTGCTTCTTCTAATGTAGAAAAACAATTTTCACATGGAGTTGTTCCAACATAATACCAAATTCTTGGTTCTGAACTGGGGCTTTCGACAAAAATTAAATCCATCAGTCTGTAATTATTAGTCTCGCCATTATCCCACTGAACATCAATACCAAAATCATCTACGTCTAAAGAATCTTTGTCGATATTAGATATAGTTCCTTTGCACGGGGGATTTCTACTTCCGGCCTGTATACTATAAAACTCAGAACCAGGGTGTATTTTTACTCTATTTCCAACTATTGCATGTTTAATATCCATTATACTTTCCTTAAATTTAAGGACCTGATTAATCGGCCCTTCATATAATTATTAAAAAGACTTATTTATGATTTCAGTCATTTTAGATAAAGCTTCATACTCAGTAGCAAATTCATAAGATATCTTATGAAATTTGACAACATACACTAGTTCTGGGCCGAGTTCTACTAAATCTTTTTCACTATAAGTATTCTTTAAACCATTATCCCATTGTACTTTTATTGATAATCCGAAAGCAGATTGGACATGAATATCTTCTATAGTCCCGACAATTTTAGGATTAGCCCTACCTAAATTATAGAATTCTGACGTCTTTTTAATTTTTACACGATCACCGACTTTAAAAACCATATTATTCCTCTAAAATTCTCAATGCTAATTGAACATCATAAAAAGATAATCCAATTAGCCCGTTAACTTGGACAAAATTACCACCTAAACCATATACATAATGCTGGATAGAATCATCTAATATAACATATTTTTCGACTTCATGGTCTAAAACATATCTTAATATACTTTCACCACGGGATCGTCCACCGCCAGTAAAATCTATTGTATCATGGATGTCTACGCCTAAAGCTTCAGAAATTTCTTTTTCTCTATCTTTATAATCATCATGCTTTGATGATTTGGCCCATGAAGAAATTAAGACAACCTTAGCATCAGTAGATGCTAGTAATTCTTTAAATCGATTTAATTCTTTGATGCCAATATATCCTAATTTAGTTCTAATAGCTAAATCATCATTAAAACAAGATACTTGGCTGTTTAATACACCATCAATATCAAGAAATATCACTTTTGATTTTGACTGAACTGGGTCTTTTGAAGAATGCATGAGTTTTATCATCCTTAGCTTGTTCAAATGTTGCTTTAAATTCAATTTCACCACGGTAATCTAATGGCACACATTTAGGTAGTGATCCGTATACTGTTGATTTATTTTCAAGCTCAACGGTCATTTTAGAAACTATCCCATAAAAATCTTCATATGTTTTAACTCTTAAAACTGTTCCTTTTATTACTTGTTTACCATCAGGGGCTTCACCTTTGTCTTTTTTGTGGTCATTATATATGTCATCAAACACTTTGTTTGAATATTCCTGAATAGCTACAAGAAATTTTCTATGGGTTTTAACTTCAGCCATACAAACAGGAACATCTCCAATATTCCACTTTTTATAAGGAAGACCAACTTCAATCCATGGTGTTTTTGCTAAAACATTATACATGTCTATAGTGAGTCTAAGCTTCCAGAACCTATTTCTAGTAATAGATATAGGTTTTTCTATATCATCCCATTCACCTATAACTGGTAAATATTGCCCACCACCATACTCTTCTATTTCCATTGTATACGGATTTTCCCATAAAAACCCATCAAATGGAGCATGTAGTCTACCATCAACCCCTTCAGTTGGTTCAACAGTTTTTATCCCTAAAGAATCGGATAAACGTCTATTAGATAACCAGCCTGAATTAAGTTCATTGGCCTTATCAATTATACGCTGACGGTGTTCTTTATATGATTTGGTATGAGATTCTAATAAACCATCAATAAATTCTTTAAACATATATCCTCCTGTTTTAATCACAGGTCTAATATACTACATTAGTAGACCTGTGTAAACTGTTTTATTCTGCCCATGGATCGGACTCAGTAGTATCATCACGGACAACATCTTCTTCAATCAACGTTCCATGGCATCCATATTTTTCTGCATCTTCTAAAGCTTCTTCGAGAGTTTCTGCTTCAACTTCGTAGACTCTTCGGCCACGAACGTATCCAGAAAAATTAATACCAATTTTAAATGTTGCCATTTTCTTCTCCGATCTTAATCAAAATTTTGGCCAAGGCTTCAACATATGTTTTTGAAGCCAAAATAAAAATACCATTGGTCCCTTCTGTTTTAGAGCTCCAGAACTGTTCCCACTTTACAATAGATATTTTATGCTTTTCGATAATATCAAAAATATTTTTAGGTGGTGTAGTAAAGAAATCAAATACATACCAATTATATCCATCACCCCATTCAATACCACCAGATGGGGTGAAATTACCTAAGTCTTCCCAGTTGTGAAAATAAGAAAGCAATTTACGATTCATTTCTTGTTTAGTCATAATTAGCCTTTACAATATTTTGCATGTCTAAGTTTAGCTTCTAATCCAGAACAAATATTGTCTTTCATATATTGTTCTATTTCTTCTGCAGTAGCACCTTCTTTCACAATCATATCATTGACATCTTTGGATGTAAACTTTAATTTATCCCACATAACAACTTTTTCACCAGCCTCAATTAATTTTTCCAGACGTTTTGATGTATCTGGATGCCTGGGTTCATTATCTAATACCCACACACGAGTATGCGGGAATGGAACAAAATCAAGACTTAATGTACCCCCTGTTATGGCACAAGAATTAGGGATAAACAAAGAATCTATTGGACCTTCAAACATAAAAACAGTTTTATTTGGGTCAACTGTATCTTGTCCGTATATCTTAGTAGAACTCTCAGAAGCTTTTATTGTTACATATTTTGCATTAGATTTCTTTAAAGCCCTTCCTTGGAAACTTTCTATTTCTCCATCTTTATTAAAGATAGGAATAACTAATCTGTATTCCTGTTTTGGTGACTCATATGTGCCAGGAACAACACTGTTACATAATCCTTGCCAGTCTGTAGTAAACCATAACCTTGACCATTTGTCTTTAGGGATCTTCCTGGCCTTCACGTAAGATATGATAGGATGTGATTCCGGCAATTTATCTAATCGTTCAGAAAAATTTAATTTTTCTATTATCTTTTTAGGAGCATGTTTGGGTTCGAATTTTTCTACCGGTTTATAAAAAACATTTTGTTCTTTTCTGCGCTCCATTAATAAAGAAGGCCAAAGTTCAGGATGGTGGTCTTTAACAAATTCTGTAAATGGTCTGCTATAATCACAGTTAAAACATTTGACCCATAAACAATCCATTTCTTGGAGTTCTATAATCCAAAATCTTGCTTTAGTATCAGAAACAGCAGAATCACCACAAATAGGACATCTACAGTTAACCCTAAATGGAGAATTACTTGTTTTTTTATACATTGGTTCGAATCTGACTATATTGTCAGCAAAATCATAATCAGCTAAAAACATATAACCTCTATATACTAAAAAAGGAGCCCATGGCTCCTTTATATCATAGTTTAATTAGTAGCATCTTTTTTCTTTTTCTTGCCCAATTTATTAGGGCCTTTTGAAGTAATAGAACCAGAGGTTTTTCCTGATGCAATGTTTTCTGTGCTTCCACCAGAATCACCTGCTACCATTTCTTCAATAATTGGATGTTCTAAAAAAGATTCATCTAAATTATAGCCATCCATTATCTCATAGACTTTTTTAATCCGTTCAGCATAAATTTCTGAACCTTGCTTTAACCACCTTACATCTTTATGTAACCGTGTATAAGAAGGGTCGTTCATAACGAATTTTATTACATCGCCTTTTTCATTAATAATACCTTTTTTAAAGGCATCCCATTCAGTAAAAGGTGTTTCTAACAATTTAATTATACTCATAGAATAAGTCCTTCTAAGTTACCAGCTAATTTATCAATCTTATCACGAGTATTTAATTCTGCTTGGTTAATCATTTTACCTTGGACAACATTTAAATCGGGTTCTTCTTTAATAGTTGCATCTGTTTCTACCCAGCGTTGATTACCCTTTTTAACAATTAAATTAAATTTATTCCATTTGTTTTTATCACCATAACGGGACTTAATTTGTTTAATTAATTGTTGTCCCATTTGAGCCAGCTCTTCGGTTTCTACAACACCCAACATAAAATCCGCTGTAGCGGGTAAACCAGCTGATTCTGCAACGTCGGCCATTTCCATATCAGAAGCAGACCATGCTTGGCGTCCGGTTTGAGCAGCTGTCCATAATACGGTTTGGGTTTCAATAGCAAGACCACGTAATTCTTCTGCAATTGCTTTTATTAACGTATAACTGTTTTCAGTAAATTTTAGACGTGTACTGCCACAAATACCTAAGTAGTCAATAATAATAATATCTGGAATAAACCCATCTTTTAATTTTAATTCATTTAAAAGAGCCCGGAAAGTATTAGCATTGGCACCACCTGTGGGATATTGCTTAAACTTCAGTCTTCCTGGGGTTTTTCCACCAGAACCTTTTTTAAGGCGTTCCATTTTTGCCTTAAATTCAGCATAAGTAATATTATTATTATCAATGTCATCTAATGAGACATCCAATAAATTTGCATCTATACGTTTAGCACACACATGTTCAGCCATTTCCATGCTGATGTATAAAACATTATATCCAGTTTGGAGATAATCTGCAGCTAATGAACATAAACCAAGTGATTTACCAACGTTAACACCAGCCATTAAAATATTAAGAGTACCTTTTTCAGCACCGCCTTTTGTTATTCTGTTAAGAATAGACAATTTAAAAGGGACCTTATTAGCTTTTGTCTGGTATAATAACCATCGTTTTTCATAATCGTCAAAATAATCATGACCAATATCAGAATCAAAACATATGGACAACGCTTCTTGAAGAATCTCTGGGATAATTCCTTTGTCAGGAAGTTTTTTATCACGTTTTGACTCGTCTAAAGAGGCATTTGTTTGAATTTCAATGCTTTTAGACATAGCATTATACAAAGCAATATCTTGTACATATTTTTCTGTTGATTTAACAAGCCAATCAAAATCTTCAGGGGTGTTTTTCATTTTGCCTAAAAATTCTTTTGCAGCTTTAAATTGAGAATCTCCTAACGAACTATTTTCTAAAGCAATATCCAAAGCAGTTATAGTTGGAACAGATTTAAATTCTTCTACATGTTTTTTGATTGTATTAAAAATAGTTTTAGAAGAGCCATCAAAATATTCTTGTTTTAAATATGGCCAAACTTTAACAAAATAATCTTTATTATAAATTAATTGAGATAAGATTACGTTAACCATCAGTGTCCCTTAAATATATCGAAAATACTGGTTTTAACTTTAGTGTTTTCAATTTGTGATTTAATACATTTTTCAATATGTGGTTCTATAATATTGTTTGGTAATTCAGAAAGAGTCGAATAATCATATTCTACTTTACCGTTTTTAATATCTATAGAATGGATGTATACTAAATGAGGAGTGTTGTCAATTAAAATGACTATTTCTTGTATAACATCTTTCATTGATTCTTTGACAATATTTAACGACTTTTCATATATTTCTTGGTCATTCCCTATATTATCAAGAATCTTAAATTCTTCGTCAAAGTTTTGCATATATATAATTTCCACAGTCCCAAATTCGCCGAAGTCCATTATTATAACAATTTTCGACTTCAGTTAATTTAGGATTAAAATCTAAAAGTTTGTCTTTCAATTTATGTTTCATAAATGAAGACCTATGATAAAGCTTATCTTTTACAATATAATAATAACACGGTTCAGATGTACCGATGTATTTTAATCCTAATTTATTATATACATTTCCTTGTGACCATCTTCTATTTGCATAAGAAATATATGTTAACCCTTTTAATAATTTAGAAGCACCTCCAACAACTGTATATCCAGCTTTAGAACATAATCTAAGTAATTCTAGATCATATTCTTTATTATATCTGGATTTACCAAGAACAGCTACTTGGACAAGTTCATCATTATAGAATAACCCTTTATAAATTGAACCTGGACATTTACCTTGTAGGTGGTTTTCTTCTATGAAATTATTAGCAATCTTTTTATCAATTTTTTTTAATGAACATTTTCTAGCGTATATTCTTTTAGATAACCCAAGTTTATTTTTAATAACAGATTTCCATATCTCTTTTTTAATGGGGTCATTCCATTCATTCTCAAATATATGAAGAAGATTTATCCCTTTAGATTCACAGAGTTCCGTTTTATTGAGATGGTATCTATATAATCTTTTATCATCTTCTTTAGAATTAGAAGAGTGCCAATATATCCCATTAAATTCAATAGCCAGAGAGTGTCCTGGGATATAGATATCTAGTTCATATGGTAATATAACCTGTTTGGTGTTTTGTTCACAGGACACACCTAGCGAACAAATATAATCATATACTTCTTGTTCTAATCCAGATTTACCAGACATTGATTTAATAGGATATCCATGTTTTTCCATGAACTTAAATGCAGAAGAATGAGAGTTTAAAGATAACCCAAAATGCTTTGCAACGTCTTCCCAAGTTTTATTTGATAGATCTTCCATTATATCTGGATTTTTTATGTCATCCAAATTCTTATAATTATATTGTAATGGATGTTCACCAAGTTGATATTTTTTTCCTCCCCATTTTCTTTCCGTTCCGTATTTGTCCATACAAGTTCTTCTGGTTTTATTTTGGGTTTTTGCAGATTTAATAGAGCACTTATTAGAACAAACTTCTAATAATTTATTTCTGTATACAATAACGGGTTTGCCACAATGACATTTAGGCACATCTTCTATTTTAGTAATACCGTTTTCAAGAAACACAATAACCTGGGGCAATGAAGCCCCAGGAAATGATTTAATTATTTCTTGAAATAAAACAGTATTATGTTTTTCTAACCATTGTAAATTTCGTTTCGGGACTAATTTACCATTAGAATAACATAAAGTTTTTATTTCATTTATCATAATTCTTCCATAGATTCCAATTCATCCATAGTAGAAGCAACAGAACTATCAGAGAAAACATGTTCTTCTACTTCAAGATTCATTAACTCTTCTACTTCTTGTTCTACTGATTCATCATTAACCATTTGTCCAAGTTTATATCGGTTTTCAATAGCTTCACGGAATGGAGCATGTTTCAATAAAGGTCCCCAGAAAGCAACACATCTTGTGTCTTTAGCTCGCCAATTCTTTTCTTCAGGAACCATTTCACCAGTTTCTTTATTTAAAAATGCTTGAGTATACCAACCGTTTTTAGGTTTAACAACAAATCCTAATTCTAGACCCATATCAAGTAATCCAGAATAAGGGTCAATACCACCATCAAATGTAACATCAATAAAGAATTTAGATTTTTCTTTTACTGTACGAGATTTTTCGACATTTAATACAAATTGATAACCTTGTAAATCAGTACCATCTTTAATTTGTCTACGTCCAATAATATACACATTATCAGCAGAATACATCACACCGGTATTATGTGTAACTACGCCGTTTTCTAATACATAGTGTTCTACATCTTTTACGGATAAATCGTATACTTCTTTTTTACCTACGCGATTAATATTTTTAATTTTCATTACTTACCTTTATTCTATTGTGGTAATATGTCGTAAGACCATCCTTCACATCCACGTTTTATTTTAGAAATGATTGTATTTGGGTTAATGTTTAATATCCTAGATGCAGGTCTTACACCTCTATACTTAACGCCATTAATTATAACCGGTTTTTGACGTGGGTGTGAATTTTTTAGTCTTTGTTTGGCCTTTTCCGATATTCTATTAATGGTTTCTTTACTATGAGTCTTTCCATAAAACCCATTATTTTCACCTGATACGCTTTTTGATATATTAGATTTATGGCAATTAGATAACTTTTTACCATATGTAACGCCAACGTATTCTCCTGATTTGACTAATGGGTGGTTACGTTCGAGTCTAATACATTTACCAGTTTTAATGTGTTTGTATGTTGCATATTTTGAATTACAATATGAATTATGGGAACACGCATAATCTAAATTAAAATATTCTGGGTTGGTTTTTGCCTTGACTTCTTTTTGATATTTAGATTCTATTTTTAATAATTCAGAATGCGTAATAGTCTCATATTTTTCTAATATAACAACTTCTACACTGTCATCAATAAAATCATAGTAATTTTTATATTTAGATGACCCATAGTATTCTTTACCATCAGAACAAATGATTTTGTTATTTACATAAGAAGCATTAGTTTTACTTCCTATGTAATAATATGGCATTGTTTTATTTTTAATACGATTATTAAATATTACTTTATACACAAAATTCATAGATACCTCGATTGTACATTACTCCGGTATCTATATTTAATACTTATTTTATCGCACAATCCATACCAACTAATAAATCTTTGGCTTCTACCCATGTTGGGATGTCTTTTACCATTACTAAGAATTTATGGGTATCTGAAACAGTTACTTTATATCCATCTTCAAATTCGATTTCTATACATTCAGGGGTTCCTTCAGCTAAAGTTTCAGGGTCCCAAATATAAGTAACTTCATTATCACCAACTAAAGTTTTAACTCTATCACCAGGTTTAATATCTTCTACATTTTTAGTAGAACCATCAGCCATTTTAATCTTAGTTCCAGCAACAACACAACCACCGGTCATAACGGTTTTACTGAACATTTCAATTGTTTCAATGGTATGATTAATACCTACACACGGAATATCCTTTAAAGTAAAATATGGAGTAGCCATACGGAACAATGATTTTAACTGCTTAGCCCGTGTCATATCAGCGACAGATTTTTCATTTAAAGCATCTTCAACTTCTTTCTTAGAAGCTAAGTTACCAATAGAGTCAATAAAGACTATAACTTTTTCACCACGTTCGATGGCTTCTAATTGATTAATCATATCAATTTTAAGTTCTTCTACGTTTTTAACTGGAGTATGAACAACTCTGTCTGGGTCAACGCCCATAGAACGTAAATATGCACTTGTGATACCAAATTCTGAATCATAAAATAAACAAATTGCATCAGGATATGCATTCATATATGCTGCTACTAATGTAAGACCCATATTAGATTTAAAGTGTTTACTTGGACCGGCTAAAATAGTAATACCAGATTGAAGTCCACCATTAATAATACCAGATAATGCAATATTCAAAGTAGGAATCTTAGTTCTAACAACCGATTTCTCATTGAAGAATTTAGATTCGCTAAGAACAGAAGTCATTTTATTAGTAGAAGCTTTCATTAAACGTTTTTTTAAGTCTGACATTTTTTATCCTTTAAAAATGACAAACATAATATTTTACTCAAATCACTAATTAGATTTCCCAAATAGGGCCTTTAACAATAATATCTTCATATGACGGTAATGCATAAATACATTGTACATTACATTTAAAATATATAAATTCTGCTAAACCCGGATGGAACACCTTTTCAGGATTTTCTTCATATATAATATTAGGTTTAGCTTTTAATGCATGGTAATATTCTGATTTATTTAATTTTAATAATTCACAGTCAGGATATTTTTCTTTATCCCAAGAATCATTAGGGTCTGTTATAATCAATTTAAGATTATATCTTTTGCATGAATTATATACATAATCGAAATCATAGCACTTGTCTGATATTCTAAATGGAAAAAATATTGTATTCTTCCAATCAAAGCCTATACAGGATTGTTGCATAAACTTCTCAGGAACACCAGGAGCAATTACTTCTTGTGTAACAATGATTTTATCAGACAAAGCTCCATGAGACACTAGAACATCTTTCTGGCACTTATTAAGAACCGTTGTGTAAATACTTCTATTTACAGAATCAACATCTTCTTGAATAAATTCATCAATATATTCTCTTGGGTGTTTAGGGTCTTTTGTGATATTAAAATTGAAAAAGACCGGAAACGTTCCTTTATATCCTGTTATATCGCTTACTACAGCATCACAATTATAAAAATTAGCTAAAGAATCTACCATAAATGTATTGTATTCCCAGAATGTTTTTCTGGATTTATAAGCATTTTCTTGATAAACAGCTTCTTCAAAAATAATATCAGGAAAATATTCTTGTAATTCCTCTGAATCTTCACATTGTAAAGAATGTGGAATAACAATAACATCACCTTTTTGGTGCCGATTTAAATGTAATTGAAGATTTCCGTCTTTTAACAGGGAATATTTCCCTGTTTTATAAGACCTCATAGAATACATTGGTACAATGAGATTCATAATAATCCTTATAGAAAAGATTCTACATATTTTATATCACGTTCAAATACATGTGCAGAAACCATAGAATGTGTGTAATGACCTAAAGAAACACCACATTCTTTTGCAATGTATTCCATTAATTTACCTTGTAAATAAATATCAAGTTGTAATACTACTGCACAATTCTGTGAACGCATATGGGTGTGAGTATATAATTTACCATTACGAATATAATATGTTATAGAATCTGTACAAGGGTATTCTAATGATTCATCTGAATCTAATAAAGCCTGGTCTTGTTCTTGAAGAATTTGGAATACCACTCTTCGAGAGTTAGGTTTTTCTTTAAGTTCTTTAAGCAAGGCAGGTAATTGGGCCAAAATTCTAGGTCCATAAAAAGTATTGAAGTTTGCTGGCAATACGTCACTTTTTGGTTTACTAATAAATTTAGCTACATTTGGATATTCTTTAAATGCTTCTTCTGCATCAGTTCCACCAGAAATCATAAATTGCCAAAAATCTTCAGCGTATTTGTAATCAATACGGTTTATTAAAAGGTCTTCAAATTTATATGTAGAAGGGTCCATTACTCGAAAACAAAGTGAGCCAATTTCTCGACATTCGCCAATTCTAGACTCAGTAATAAAGTCATATTCAGAAATGACTAAATCGTTAACAACCTTAAAAGCTTCTTCAAATGTTTGTTTAACAATCATAAAAGTCCTTGTAATTTTTTAGAATATTGCATTAAAAATATAATTAATGGCTGTGCTTCTGGAGGAGTATTTAATAATTTCTTTTCTTCTACTTGTCCATTATATATCGGTAAATGATTAGCTTTTTTGGTTTGTCCAATTTTAATTGCTAATTTATTCCGTTTATTAAAAAGATCAATCATTTGTTTATCTATTTCTTCGATAGATTTTCTATCTTTTTCTAAAGATTCTTTATCATTCAGATCTTTAATCCAGTCTTTAGCCATTGAAGAAGAAATATTTTTAATTAATTCTTTAGGAATTGGCGGAATATCAATTCCAGGATAATCCTTATTTAAGAATATTTTTGGTGTTCTTGGTGGCCAAAATGATTCACATTTCATGAGAAACCTCAATTTTTATAAGAATAAAGTAATATCATCATTAAATTTAATTAGCATTATTTACCTAATATTTTACCGGAAGGGCCATCATACAAAGAGGCTTTTATAATAAAACCTTTTAGATCGTGGTTGTATTTTTTGAATTTAGTTATTTCACTCATAAACATAATAGATGAAACAATTTCGCCATGGGTCATAATAGCAGGCACAAGCCTGCTCAATAAAGTTTTCTTCATATCAATTCTCCGGATATCTTTCTTCATCATCGGCACCGTCTAAAACCTTGATTTCTATTTCATCAGGTTTACGATCATTTTTAGATAATTGTCGTTTATAATACCGTTCACAATATTTACATGTCGTACCACAGATTTCATTAGCACAATCAAAATCAGGATGTTTAAACCAACGTTTATTTAAAAATCCATCTAATAAAGAAGTTTCTAAATATACTTGGTGTTGATGGTCTAATTCTGATTGACCATTATAAATTGTTTCTAATGGTTTCCAGAGCTCTAATAAATTACCTTCAAACTTTTCTGATGCATAAGCTTCTAGAACTTTAACAATATATTCTGTTGTTCCAGTACGGCCCGATACTTTAAACTGAGAAATACCAATAGAACGGTATAGCTCAAGATCTTGTGGACGAATAAATCTTGTACGAAGCCAATTAAATGGGTCAGTATCACGAGCTTTAATACAGTGTTGCATTGGATATCCACCTAAAGATTGAGCATCTTCTGCTGTTATATCTGTACTATGAAAAATATAACATGAATCACGGTAAGAGCAATGAGTTGTATATCCTTTACCTGCATTTGAACAGAATTCGTTTACAAGCAATTCAAATATGATTCCATTCTTATTGCAAAACTCTGCGGCTCGTTTTAAAAACGAAACACTTCGGTTTTTATGAATACCACAACAAACTTTCTTAATATTATATTGGTCATGAAGATATTTGATTTGTGTTACGGCATCAACATGAAGAATAGTAGAAACTTCAAATTGAATTTCTTTATTAACTTCACGAATAATTTCCATAATAATTGGATTAGCAACCGTTACACGATAAACACCTATACTCCATAGATATTGAACATAATCTTGGATGGCTTTCTTTTTCCATTCCTGTAACTCTCTTTTAGAGCCAGGGTTAATAGTGTTCAGTGTGTAATTGAAACATATTCCTAAGTCATTGCAACGTTGTACGTATGTTTCTAGTTGTTCATTTTTTACATCAGGTAATCTAAAATCAGGTCTGGCCGCAGCAAAAGCCATATCTCGTGTGCTACCATACACTTCATTAATAATACTATTAGGGTATTTCTTGTTTAATTCAACAATTTTATCAAGAAGAGTTAAATCAAAATTAGTCCCAACTTTAAATGTATTTTTCATTTTGTTCCTTATTTACAAATAAAGGCCTTTCGGCCTTTAATTATTTTTTTAATTGTGCTGTGACTTCATCTAATTTTGTAGACATATCTTTAAAAGTAATGTCATTTCCTTGCAGACTTGACACAATAGTTGACACTAAAACAACAAAGGATAATAAAACACCTACACAAAAAACAAAAACTGAACTTGCGGCACCAATAAGAAGGCCAAGAACTAAATTTTTAAAATATTTTAATACTTTCATTTATTGTCCTAATTTAGAATTAATATAGTTAATAACAGAATCGTACGGAGCTGCATCTAAAACATTATTTTTAGAATCATGCTCTACCAGTTTAAATGTTTGGATGTTCATATTATCATAAAATAAATCATAGACCGAAATAATGTCATTGAATTCATCTTTGGATAATTTGATTAAATCATCTTCAAAGTCTTCGCCTAATCTATTACGAGTTAGACCTACAACAAGACATTTTGATCTTAATTTAATTAAATCTTTTACATAGTTATTAAAAGATTCTTGATTTTCTTTAATAATAAATGATTTGTTATGATGTTTACGATAGATATAATAAACCATATTACTTAAAAAGCAACGATCCAATACATATTTTTTAGTAGGGTCTAAGTGTTCAAGTAAAGTTTCAAAAATAGCTACTTCGCTTCTTGTGACTATAGTAAACAATCCTTCAGAAGTCTTTTTAGGGAATTCTATTAAAGTGAACCCTTCATTTTCTACTAAATGTTGTATTAATGTAGTTTTACCTGAATTATCAGGTCCTTCAATAGCAACAATATTCATTTTATCTCCGGAACGTATGGTTTGTAATTAGATAAGCCAGATTTAGCAAGCTTTTTGAATGTACCAGGGTCCATAGCCTTATCATCTACAATTAAATCGTAAAACGGCTTATGAGTTAATAGATTGTGATATTTTAATCCAATAGATTCTAAATTAGAAACCAGTGATGGAACAATTTCTGTAGCAATTTTACCAGGACCTACTGAAGTCATACCACGAGCGGTGTATAATGTTATAGTATGACCTTCATCATAAAGGTCATTAATAATTTTTACCATTTCTGGGTCTGGTTTAAAATTTTCATAATCCCTATTGGTATTCCATAGGGTTATTGTATTATCTATGTACAAAAAATAAATTCATTGCTACTTTAGTCCACTTAGTTTAAAATAATTACTTAAACTTCCGGATTGGTTTATTATTTTACCACCTAGTTTACTAAATCATGCAAAATCCATTTTTCAGGGCATTTGGTAATAATAGAAAGTGTAACACCATTTTTTAATTCAGGAACCTGTTCACCTGATTTTAAAGTTCTTGATTTAGGAATATCTTTTAATAAAAGGGAAAGTTTGTATAAGCCGTTATAATATGCACCCAAAGCTTTTAAAGGGTTATTTTTAAAATATCCGGCTAAAGCCATCCAAATAACAGCAATCCATAATTTGTGTTTAAATGTACACATAGGAATGTCATCTAAAGGCATAATTGGTTTAACATCAACAAATACTTTCTTTCCAACAAGACACAATCCACCCCATAGTGGGTCGGAATTAAATTCGTCATATCCGTCAATAGAATATAAAACTTTGGCTTCGTCGTAAATAGCCGGACCTTTTACAGAATTTCCGAAATATCCACGTGGGTCAATTATTTTAATATCACCTTTATCACTAAACAAAATATTGCTATAATGTGGATCACCATGGATAAATTGATATGGTTCTTTTTTATCAGATAAAATTTCCAATGCATGTTTTAGTAATTCTTCAGGGTCTGAAACTTTAACATCATTGACATGAGTTACACCATTTGGTGCAAATCCTTTAATTAAAGGTGCAATAGATTCGTTTCTAATTAAAACTTTATCAAGAACTTCTTTTTTAACATCAGAATACCAGGTTTCATCTTCAGGGATAATTGGGTCACCACTAATAGATTTTAATGCAGATATAACTTTATATACCATAAGAATTTGGCTTTCTTTAGTCATTAACTTATAGGCTTCAGCCATTGTTAAGCCGTAAATACGTTCCATTTTAATAAATTCATTAGGCTTAAAATCAAAAATAGTAGGAATGAATTTAGAATCTACATTAGAGTACCAATTCATTTCTTTTTGTTGCATTTGTTTGCCAAATTCGTTGGTTGGGATTTTGAATACAACTTCACCATCGAATTCTAATTTATTAAAGTCCCGGTTTATTTCTGATTCTTCATGGGCTTTAGCTAATTTTTCTTTATCACCGATATCAATAACCTTAGGTAATTTAAATTCTTCCATTTTAAATGGCATATTATTGATATTATCAGCTAAATCTTCTCCATAAGGCCCTTTAAATCCTTCCCAATTTTTAATTTGATACATTCCTACTACGCCACCACCTGTACCAACTTCATTAAATTTATTATCGACAAATTCAAATCGGCAATCGGTTCCAAATGTGTAGCAATAATTATGACCCCAATCAACAATATGATTTTCTGGGATAATATCACACCAGTTAAAAACTATATTATGGCCAATAATATCGTCTTTAATAGAATCTATAGCATGGGCACTTCCAAAAGAAACATCCACATTTCTAATAGTAATATCTGGAAGACCCATTGTTTTAATATAACCTTTAACAAGGGTGTTATATTTGCTATGGATAACTAAGATAATCTCATCCGATTGAGGTGAATATAAATCAACCAGGTGTTTTAAGACCGTATGTTGTTTATAGTTAACCATAACTTTAGGAATTTCGCTTGTTATAGGATATAAACGCGAACCTAAACCCGAACTTAATATGACAACTTTCTTCATTTATTTTTCTCGCAAATTTTCTTTAATGTAGGAACATCGTATTTAACAACCTGAGAATAATCACCTGTTAAACTAGCATTTTGTTGCATAACACGGTATGTGATAACAGCTCGTTGATAACAATTGAGCTCAACTTTTTTAGGTTGTTCCATTGGAGGAAGATTTCTATCTTTAGCTAATTGAGCGTCAACACGGGCTGAAGCTTCAGCAATTTCTGCACGAACACGTAATCTGTCTGCTTCTCTTTTGGCATCAAGTTGACGTTCTAATTCAGCTCTAGATTGATATTGTGGATTTTTATTAAAATAAGCGATTCCATTAGATGTTGATGCTAACTGCCCAGATTGTTGCATTCTAGCTTCACGTTTAGCTTTATAAGCTTCGTATTCAGCTTGGCTCATACATCCGGTCATAGTTAAACAAATAAGTCCGATTAAAATATGTTTCATAATATGTCTCCTCAATAAATTTAATCGGAACTATATCACTTATTTTATAGAAGCATTAAAAATCAAATAAATCAGCTAAAGAAGATTTTTTCTCATAATCAATTTTAGCGGCATTTGTAAATGATGATAATGGTTTAACAAATGTTTTGTTAAAAAGTTCTTGGTAATCAAGATTACGTTTAACAAGCTCTTCTATTTCTTGTGGTAAATCTGAGCCAGAAGGCCAAGAGATACATTTTTCACCAAATGGATTTCCTTCTTTTAATGGAAGAACTTTAACTTTCTCACCTTCAAAAATAGGTGGTGCACCATCTAAATTTTTAGTCGAACGATTATAAGCTAAAACGCCTTTAACATGGTATGGACATCCTTTAGTTGGGAATCCTTCTGCGTCAGAATACTTCATAAGATTATTAGCACTTGATACTGAAGCTATTGAGCTATAATCGTTTTCTCGGAATTGTTTTTCAAATTCTTTATAATATTCTTGTAATGATTCTTCACCTTCTTGCAACATACGTCGAATACACTCTTTTAGTGCAACTTGGCAACTTTTTGGTGTACTAGATTTTTGTGTTTCTAGACCCATGATTTTTAATTCTGGGGTTTCGTATCTGGTACCTTCCATATCCCAGACATTTAATGCATATCGTTTCTTAGCAGTCCAGAATCCACCTAATCCTTTAGTTCCTAATGGAGGACCAGCAATAGCTTCTCGGTCCATAAACATCAAATGTTCTCTGTTGTTCATGTATTCTTTTAATTCACGATAAGCTGTGTCAATAGCGGGTTCCATTTTTTCTGATGCAAACTTAGATAAGAAATCTACTAATTTTTGAGTATCGTTATTAAATTTATGTTCAACTTTATCTACTAAATTATCTAAACAAACATAAACTGAGTCTGTATCACCTGCGATAACATAAGAATAGTTTTCGGTTCCTAATGTTGTATTTAAATATTCGTTAATTTTGCGTTCAATCCACTGGATTGCAAGTTGTCCAAATAATGTAATGGCCGAAGCATTTCTTAAATCATAATATCTGAAGTAAATATTACCTAATGCACCATAACAAGAGTTAATCAATAATTTTCTGTTAATTTGGGCTGTATTAGATGTTACAATAACCCACTCACAGTATTCTAATAATTTCTCTAAAGATTCTTTAGAAGCAGTATTTAATAAAGCTTTAAAGTCTTCATTAAAATCAAATCTTCCGTCAACTTCAGGTAAATCATTAGTCCCATAAGAACCTTTATGTAATGCGGCTTTAACAAGTTCTGCATTACGTTTAGCAGCTAACATATATCCTTTATGTTCTTTACGTTGTAAGAACACTTTTTCTACTTCTTCAGGAATAACACCTTGATATGATTTATCATACATCCAACCATTAGGAGAACATGAATAAACATCTGATGGTCTTGGCGCGGTCTTATTAATATAGTCAGCCATAGGTGCAACAGGAAAACTTCCTACTATTGTCTCTGGACTTATATTAGCTTGTCTAATAATACTCGGATATAGGCTTGTAAGGTCAAAACTTAATACCCATCGGTATGCATTAGGAACAGGTTCTTTAACATAAGCACCTGGATATCCTTGTCTTAAATGTTGTTTTAATTCAGGAATAACTTTCTTTTTAACTTTAAGTGAATTAAAAATAATAGCGTCCCACGTTTTAATAGGGCTAAATACTGATTGAATTTGCATTTTTGAATAATATCCAAGAGATAATGCTAATTCAATAAATTGACGTTTCTTATCAATTTCTTGCACACAATTCACATCTTCAATATTATAACTAATATATCTATTGTGATTTGCCATTCTTAATTTATTAAGAGCACCTTTATATTTTAGTTTACCTTTACCTGTTTCAAATTCCGCGATAAAGTCTAAATTATATGTAGGTTGGTTTGTAAAACTGAATTTCTTGTAAAGATCTAAATAATCAAGGACTGAAACACCCATGATATCGAAAATTTGTTTATCGCCATAAATATTTTGAATGACTTTAGAACGAATCTTTCGACATGGAGACATTCTTTTTGCAACTCGTTCACCTAAAACGTTTGTAATTCTATTAACAATATACGGGATATCAAATCCTTCAACGTTCCATCCTGTAAAAATAACAGGTGGTTTTTCTTCCCATAAACGAACATATTCTAATAATAGTTCTTCTTCTGTTTCGAAAGGAAGATAAACGACTTTATCAATAATTTCTTGAGATAATTCGTCACCACCTTGATTTTCCGGTAAAGCAGCTAATTTTGCATCCCATTTAGAGACACTACCAAAAGCAGAATTTAATAAGTCAAATACATAAAACTTATCATCAATAGAATCGTAATGGGTAATAGCATCTATTTCATATAAAGCCAGTTCTGGTTTAGGAAAATCAGTACCAGTAACCTCAATGTCGCAGTTTGCAATACGAATGTATTTTCTATTATACATAACGTCATAAGCATAATTATCACTAATATAGGCCAATTTAAAGTCATCCATACCCATGACTTCTTGACCTACATCTTTCATTCGCTTAGACCAATCACGTGCATCTTGGATAGAACTAAATTTTTTACGTGTACAATACTTTCCATAGATATCTTTGTATTTTGTTTCTGTTCCTTCTACAGAATGCCAAAATAAAGATGGTTCATATTGCACAGTTCGTTGGCGTTCTTTTCCATCTGAATCGATATACCTTTCAAAAATGTTATTACCAATTTGTTCTACATTTAAATAAAATGGTTTCATGTATTTTCCTAGTTTTAATTCCGAGTGATTAGAATATAAATAAAGGCCTTTCGGCCTTTTTGTTAATATGTAGTTTCAACTACTAACTTACGTATTTTAGGTTCTTCTCTATTAGGGTCATAAGTAAACCCCATCATAACTTGCATAGATGGGTCTAATCTAATAGATTCTGCTACTTGAATAGCTATTTGTTGTTCTATTGGTTTAGAAAAATAATCTGGGGCCTTAATAGTCAGATTTTTCAATTTAGCTAAAAATTCTTCTTCAGACGTATTTTCTTCAATAATCATTATTAATTACCAATTCTGTATTTGTGGATTAATTTCCAGTCTTCTTTTTGTTTAAACGAAATAACACGGAAATTATGTTCTTCTGGAAGATTTAATTTCTGCCCTTCAATAATATCACATAATTCCCAGGACTCTAATAAATTCGCAATAGAGTCACGACGTTGAATATCTTCTTCAGAGATATCTACTTTACGACCATCTAATTTTAAAAGCTCTTTAAAGTGAACAATAAAATATTTACCTTGTTTTTGTAAAATATGACAACTTTGATAAAGTTCTTTTTTAGAATTATTTGCAATACCAATTCGGGTTAAAGTTTCACGAATTTTTAGAAAGTCTTCAGGAGTTTTTAATTTAATTTCAATCATAATTACCATGCCTTTATAAGTTTATTGATTTTTGTTCTATCAGTTTTATTTTTAATAACAGCTTTAAGAAAGTCTTCAGTTACCATAGCTTTTGTTTTCTTTAAAAAGTCAGATAAGGTTCCTTTAGCTTTCATTATCTTATAGTATTCATCTGCATCTCTTGTATTAATAACAAAATACATAGAAATTAATTGTAATATTACTTTATATTCTGAATCATCATTATACTTGGCCCATTTGCCGTATCTTTTACCTGCTTGTATAGCTGCTCGATAATAATTATAATGGCCTTCATCTGACAATTCAGAACCATATAGATTCATGTAATGAACAGGAATAATACAATCAACATGTTGACTTAAAGCGTTATCAATCCAATGTTTTGAATACTGTTCTTTTTGTTCAATAGTTAAATCATCTTTAGAAACTGTTATTCCATTTAATATAGCGAACATAACATTTTCAGAATTTTCTTTATAAGAATCTGCTAATTTTTTAACAGATTCCCAGTCTTGATTCATCCATGCTAGTTCATGTTCATTTAAATCAGGTTCGTCTTCAAATAAATTATACATTCCATGTTAATCCTACTGCTAAACTTACGAATGTGGACATTAATAAAAGTTCTGTATTAGATGCTAATCCAAAAAACTTATTTGCATCACCAACAGTTTCATACATATGAACAACACCCACAGGTTTTAATAACGGATATAATTCATTAGCTAATTGGAGAATAAATGTTTTAAAATCTGGCGCGTATTTAATGGCTAATACACGAAGATCTTTTATATTTTTTGTTTGTAATGCAGTAATAACATCGTCAAGTTGTGATTTCTTATCAACAATACGTCCTAAAATACCTGTGTCAATTTTACCATTGACAGAATAAATATCAAGCTCATTTACAGTTTTACGTAAATCAGGAAAATTTTGTTTTACCAAATGGGCTAAAATTTTAATATCTTCTACTTCAATATTTTCTGCTTTACAAATTTCTACACAACGTTTAATCATATCACGCATCATAGAAATTTTATCTTCATCAGAAGGGTCTGTAAATTTTATAACACGAGCACGTGATTGCAATGGTTTAATTATACCGTCTAAATTATTAGCAGTTATAATAATAGAGCAGTTTTTCGAATATGTTTCCATAAATGAGCGTAAATGACGTTGTGCATCACCTAAACCTGCACGGTCAAATTCGTCAATAATAATAATTTTATTTCTTCCTTCTAAAGAACCTGAAGAAGCAAATGGAGTTAATTGAGTACGAATAAAATCGATTTTACAATCAGCCCCATTAACAAACATATATTCAGAATTTGTTTGTTTTGCTAAAATTAAAGCCGTAGTCGTTTTACCCGTTCCTGGACTTGGAGATGTTAAAATTAAATGTGGAATACGGCCCTTTTTAATAAGGGCATTAAACGTTTCTTTATCATGTTTAGGTAAAATACATTCATCAATTGTTTGAGGGCGATATTTCTGCTCAAACATAAACTCGTCTTTATTAATAGAAATCATAATATTAATTTACCTTAAAATGTGTGATTAGATTCTTGTTCCAGCACAATTACATATTTAAATGTAGGTGTTTCAAATTTAATAGCACCTTTACTAGAAATCATAATTTTATAATCTGCCATTAGTACTTTCATATTATTCATATTAATGACAAATTTAAATGTTTCTGAAGATTCCCATTCACAGACTTCAATAGAAAATAACACTTTTTCTAAATTAGCGTCAACAGCTTTATTGTAACCATTAATAACAATTTTATTATCTAATGATTCAATGGCAATAGTATCTGCACCAACAGCTCGAGTCATTTTTGTAATTTGTTGTAGATCTTCAGCTTTCAATTCAAAAATTACGTCTGCTACTGGAAATCCAATAGGGTTTTTAGGAACTACGATAGTACTTAAATCTGCTGTTGCAAAAAACACTTCTGTACGGTCATTTTTAATTACAGCAACTCGTTCTTGTTCATTATGGGTAATAGTTGCGTCTTCACCAACTAAGGCTAAAATATTTAAAAAACCCGGCAAATCATAAATAGGCATTTCTGAATCAATTTCATCTGCGATAGTTGCATCAGCATAAACAGTTTTATTAATTGCACGTGTCATAATGAAATTACCTGGTTTTAAAACAATACCCGGATTAATTGCACTAAAATTTTTAAGAATGGTTAAAGTATCTTTACTAAATTTCATTATATTACCTTATTTGATTGTTTCAATTACAGAAAGAGCAGCTTTTAATAATAATTCTGTAGTATCAATTTGGAATTTTTCTTCAAGAATATCTGTTCCAGGAATAAGTTTTGCACCATTTTTGATAGCTTCTTCTTTATGGGCTTTCATTAACTTAATATATTCTTTTGATACATCAGAATCAATAGACCTATAAAAACTAAATTTGGTTTCTTTTGGAAGAGATTTTAATTTAGATTTTTTAGATTCTGGTAATTGCGATACCCATGCTTGACGAATTGCATTTTTAAAATCTTTATCTTTTAATTTAGTTTCTTTAATCATATACATCCTCAACAGTCCAATAATTGTGTCTGTTATTCATTATTTTAGGAAGTTCGTCTCCGAACTTCTCTTCAAGTTGTTGTTTTGTAACCAGTATTATATCATCTGTATATCTATTGCAAAGATAATATTTTTTAATTTCTGGATAAGTTTCTAAATCTGTAAATAAACTCATTGTTCTTCTTTAATTGTAAATCGACCAATTTTATTCATTATAATATGACGGTCATAATCTTGTGGATTATGGTCACTATGTGAAATAATAAACACATTATGGTCTTCCATAGAATTAAGAATTGACATTATTCCTTTAGAGGCTTCAGAGTCCATACTACCGTCAAAAACTTCATCTAAAAATAATGTTTTTATATTAACACCAGATATCATTGATGCAATGTCATGCCAAGTAAATAAAATAGCAGAATCTATTCTTGCTTTTTCACCTTCACTAAACGAAAAATAAGAAAATGTTTCTCGTCCACGAGACTTAATGGTTTCTGCAAATTCTTCATTTAAAGTGACTTGGTAATCTGCGCCTAATTTAGCTAAATGTTTATTCAATTGCTTATTAAACAAAGGAATATATTTAGAAATTATAGCTCCTTTAATACCAGTATCTTTTAACATATCTGTTAAAATACCTCTATGATATTTTTCCATAACCATATCGGTTTTAAGTTTAACAATTTTATCAAGATCTTTTAGTAAAGCTTCAATTTTATCAGAATTATCAATTTTTTCTTTAGATGCTTGCTCTATTGCTTCATTTAATCTATCAATATTACTTGTTGATTTGAGTATTAAATCAGTAAGGGTTTTTATTTCCATATTGATTTCGGATATTTTTTGTTCTTGACGTTTAAACATGTTTAGTTTTTGTTCAACGTCTTTAGACATATCTGAAAGCTTAATTAAAGCCTTATCACATTTTGCAATAGATTCTTTAATCATTGGAACTTTAGATGTCCCTTGGAGTTCCTGCATACAACTGGGACAACTCCCGCCTCTATCGTATAAAGAAATAACTCTTGAGTAATTTTCTTTTTCAGTTTTAACTTTAGAAATAGCCTGAACTATTTTTGTCATAGAACTTTGTGGGTTATCACCAAGAACAATAGTCTTCAATTCTTCTTGTAGTCTGGATATTTTTGCTTTTGATTCTGATATATCAAGTAGCTGTTTATCTTTTAACTCTTGGTAACGGTCAATGTTAGCAGATGACAATTTCTCTTGCGATTCTGCAAAATCTTTTTGTGCTTTTAATTGTGCATCCAAAGAATCTTTTTTAGCATCTATAATAGCAAGTTTTTGGTTTATTTCACGGATATAAGATTTATTAAGTTTATCCATGATTCCTAGTGTATTTACGTTTAAAAGATCTTCTACTAATTTTCTCCGTTCAGGGGTCTTTTGTTGCATAAAAGGGACAAACCCGGCAGTACCAAGAACAATTGTGTTTTTAAATGTTTCCATATTCATTCCAATCATTAATTCAAATTTTTCTTGGAAATCTTTTACAGAAGCATCTTCATCTAAAGGCTTATCATTAACCTTTATTTCAAACACATTAGGTTTTTGTCCGCGTTTAACAAAATATTCATCAGAACCATATTTAAACCATAACTCGACTATTAAGTCTTTTTTATTAAAAGAATTAATTAGCATTCCTTTTTTAATAGGTCTAAATGGTTTACCAAATAATGCAAAACAAATTGCTTCTAACATGGTGCTTTTACCAGCGCCATTTTTGCCAGTAATCAATGTTTTATGATGTTGGTCTAATACAATATCTATAGGAGCTTGTCCAACAGATAATATATTCTTATATTTTACCCTAATTAATTTAAATTCTTTCATTATGAATTAACCGATTCCACGTGAAGGCTTAAGGCATACTTAAACAAGATTTCTTTCTCTTCATCAGATATACCGTCTATTGCATTAATGTATTCTCGGATTATTGTTTCTAAACTTTCTACGATAATATCTTCTGAATCATCTACATCAGGTCCTTGGACATTATTCTTAGAAACAATTTTTAAAGAGTGCACAACAGATTCTAATTTTGATTCAAACTCTGTAAAATTGTCATCCATTTTATTAACAATAACACGGACAGCAATATCTTTATAATCATCAGGATTAATATCAGATGGATATTGAATCCGTTGATGCCACATTGTTTTGTTCTGAACAAACTTGGTTGTATGGTCTTTTGGATTAAATATCCATACACCTCTAGGGTCGTCCTCATCGCCGGCAGTAATTGAATACGGCGTACCAATATATAATACATTACCTGCTTCAGAAATTGTATGGAAGTGCCCTGAGTAAACTTTATCATATTTTTTTAAGAAATCTGGTTCTAGACCATGAGACTTCATCCCTTTATAAAAATAGAATCCATTTAATTCCCAGTGCCCTATACAAATTTTAGCATTAGAACTTTTAATATGGTCTAAGATTTCTTTTGTATTTTCTTCACACATCCATGGGATTAAATCAATTAAAACACCTTCTATTTCTACTGTGGTTGGTTTATCATAAATTGTAACATTGCTGTGCTTAGATAATAACTCAGATACAGAGTTGGGATGAATTTTATTTTTGAAATGTAAATCATGATTACCGATAATCACGTGTAAGTTAATTCCGGCTTTTTTAAATTCATTTACGTTTTCTCTAGAAAATTCCATTGTGACATGAGTGATTGCTTTTCTAACATCAAACCAATCACCAAATTGAATAATTTCTGTGATTCCATTTAGTTTACAGACTTCTATTACTTGTTTAACTGAATCTCTTTGGATATTTTGAATCCAAGGGTCGTCTTTAGCGACCCCATAATGTAAATCACCCATAAATAAAATCATCATAATATCCTTTGTCAATTAAAAATTATACCATTTTTTAATTCTAGCAGAATCTGCAATAACTTCTTCGTATCCATCAAATTTATATACTTCACCACTGCCAACCTTTCTAGCAGAGGTTTTTGTTAATTTAACATAGAATGAATTAGCAAATTCAAACATAGTATCTGTTTTGAGTTTTTTAAATGTTGATGTCTGTATCATTTTCTTTGGCTTCTTCAATTATTTTAAACATAGCTTTACGAGAGGTTTCATAACAATATTCTAGAACACCATGTTCTGTAGATTGTTTATAAATCTTACGTAATTTGCCTAAAGCGTAAATAAATTGTTCTTTATTTCCACTTAATAAAGATTCTTCGTATAAAGTTTTTAATCGATTAATTTCTCGTTTGTTCTTTTTAAGAATCTTTTCTGCTCGTTTTTCAGCTTCGGCTTGAAGTCTTTTTTCATATTTTTCTACATCAGGGTCAATACTATCATTGGTAATTTCTTTAGATTCATTCATTATCAGTCCACTCAAATTCTAAGTATAAATTAAAATCCTCTATAGTGTATGAATGATTAAATACTCCCTGTTTTACGGAAATATCTTCATCATATACATTAATAGGATCAATTATCACAGGGATATTATAATATTCTTTTAAAAAAAGCTTAATTAAATACGGTATTGCGTTTATATCGTTATATTCTTCAATCAATGGTGTTAGATTGAGTTTCTTCTTCAAGTAATTCATAAAAATCATCCAATGTAGGTCCTGTATCACTAGTCTTTTTAGACCCACTAGATTTAACAGAACTTTCATAAGAAGTTAATTTGTCATATATGTCCTGTATAAAAGTTTCATCAGCAATTTGTGTTAAATCACTATCAAACTCATCATATACATTATGGACAAAATAGCTATATTTTATTGCCATTTCTTTTCGTTCTTTTTTAATTCGTTGAACGAAGGCATTAAAACAAGCCATAGTGATGTAAGCATGTGGATTATTATATTTAGTTTCGTCAAAGCCATATAAACCTTTTATTGTGGCTTCAATCCCATCCCAATACATTTCTTGTTTCCAAGCAGCTGTATATCCAGAAAAATTATATCGATTAGAAAGACCTTCAGCTATAAGCATAATAGCTCGTCCTATAGAATCAGGAATTTTAACTTGATGTCCCGCTTTATAACATTTTTGTTTCCAATCACAAATCTCTTTATATAATTCTTTATTGTTAATATAATTATTCATCAAGAACCTCCAAGTTAATTATATACAAAAATAATATTTTGCATTTGCAATCAAGGAGCGAAGCTCCTTGAAATTCTTTATTATTAAGTTCTTTATATTATATATAACTATTAAGTAATAAATTAATAACTATAGTAAACTATTTTATTAAAAGTATAGTATATTCTATATAACTATTAAGTAATAAATTAATAACTATAGTAAACTATTTTCTAATATATTCTATCCAGTCTTTTACTATTTTTTGGTCTTCTTCATTTTCAGGATCTAGTTTTCTTCCTAGTTTTCTTAACAAATACATATATCGATATTTTTCTTTATCTGTCATTTGATACTGTTTTTGAAATGAGATTCTTTTTCTAGTTTGTTTTATTTTAGGCACTTTTAACATATAGTCAGTACATATAGTCGAATTTTTAAAATACCTTTCTTTTATGTATTTTGCTAATCTCATATCAGGAACAAATAAATTAACTTTTTTGTTACTTTTATTAACCCTAATATTTGTTCTGGCACATAATTGGAAAGCTGGTTCTAAATATTTAGATACAATATATGCATCCACTAATTCGTCTTCTTCTAATCCTGCCGATAATGACAATTCTTTTAAAATAGGAATTTGCCATGGCAAAGGATTAAAACTAAACATCACCACAACGTTCCTGTAATCAGTGTAGGAGTTTAATCCGTGTGGATTATATGGAACTTCAAGTCCTTTATTAAAACGTGCCCTGTATGAATTCCTGGTGTATATAAATGGTTCGTCACCAATCAAACCATCAAGAATATTTTTTATTCTTGAATAATTGGTTAAGCCATTGACTTCTTTATCTGCATTATGTTTAGACCAAGAATTTTCAAACATCACATTTATTTGTATTCTTGATGTATTAGAATATTCTTTAAATACCAGTTTGTCTTCTAATGGTGATTTTACAAAATCCCACTTATTAAAGTACTTAAGAATTTTACCAGTAAATGTGTCTTCTATATTTGCTGCAGAAATAGTTACCTTATCAAATACTTCCCAATCTTTACTAGAAACATCATTAATAAAATAACATGTTGCGCCTGTCTCAGTTTTAGATATCTTTGTTGGAATACCTTGTAATAAAGCTTTATATAGAGGAAGTAAACTCACACAGATATCATCTAATTGATTGAGACCTTGTAATGCTAATTCTTCAACTTCTTCTTTATATTTTTCATTTAAAACTAAATCTGATAATCCTTCTCCAATAGGCATACAGAATTTGAGTATTTCATCTAGATTGTGTGAAAACACAAATTTATTAAATGATACTAATTCTGGGACTTCGTCAATATATAAACTAAAGCCATTAAATTTACTAAAGTCTGTAATAGATAATAAAGCAGAATGTGTTATGAAAATAACATCAGATTTGGTTTCTTCTATAGCTTTACTAACAGATTTAGACCCGAGTTTATTGTCAGAATCAATCAATACCCCTTTTCCGCCCAACGAGCAAAAATAATCAAAGGACTGCTTAGATAAAAGCCTCGATATCGAGGCTATAATTGATTTTTCTTTATTATTGACAATATGTTCTACAATAGCTTTAGTCTTTCCAGCGGCTGGGATTGCTTTTAAGACTTCGATTTTCATTAATTAAATCCATTTGCACGTAGTTTTTTGTATTTACGAATACCTTTTGTAGTAATTTCTGTAGGACCTTTAATATTAGGCTTGACACCGAACGCCTGAATACCAAAGTTATTTAGAATTGTCTCGACCATAATTTCTCGAATACCATTTTTAGAAATCTGGTGATAATCTTTGTTGAGGGATTCATGAAGAATTTGTTCATGATTATCTAAAAATCTTGGAGTAATAATTGCATTTTCTTCTAACATTTTTTCTTCAACGATAGGGAAAATGTAGTTTTTAATTTCATTACGAAGTGCCTTACTCATAAATATCTCCAATATATGATTTTAATCCAGATAAACCGCCAACTGGTTTATCGTCAATAAATATTTGTGGGTATATAATACTAAGGTTTTGTTTATTAAGCAATTTTGCCAGTGAAACTATTGTATCTCTATGATAATCAAAACCATCTTTAGTATTATATAAAACCGGAATAAATTTATATTCTATCCCATATTCATTACATAACCTAATAGCTTCTTTACATGAATAACAACGTCCCACTTCTTCTGGAATACCATAAATTGTTATCATTCACTAACACTCAAAGAAAGGCTTATATTAAACTCATGTAATTTATCAGGGCCTTGTACTTCTATTTTAGAAGTAGCCATATTTATCCAGATATATTCATATTCTATATCATGCGGAAGACCAAAAAGATTATCTTCTTTTAATTCAGCATTTAAAAAGACCACATCTAAAAAATGGTCCCATTCTGTGACGGTGTCCCAATTTTTAATTCCTAATATATTAACTATGTGATTACTCATACTCAGACCACTCATTATTAAATTTTCTATACATTTTTTGATTATCCGAACCACGAAAAGGTTTATCCGTCGGTTTAGTATAATCGTACTTTCCATCTATAATAACATCAACATAGTCTAAAAGCTCTAATGATTCTTCAGGCAGATCATTAAATTCATATCCAGTATAAATCCAAATAGATTTTCTAGTTTCTTCCTTTACTCTTTTACAAATATTAATGGTTTCTTTTATATTAGAGCGATACAAGGGATCACCACCAGAGATAGTAAGCCCATTAATATATGGTTTATTAACCATAGTGATTAAATATTCCAGGGTTGATTCTGTGAATTCCTGGCCATTACATGGGTTCCAAGTAGACTTATTGTAACACTGTTCACATTTATGAGAACACCCCGTAACAAATATCACTGTTCTAAATCCTATACCGTTTAAAGAATCACATGGAATAATAGATGCATAATTCATTTTATCTCCTTAGCAAAAAAGGGCCGAAGCCCTTTAATTAACTGTATGCATAAGCTTCATTGGATTTTTTCTTATAAACTAAATCAGTCCTTAGTGTATCATATTCTGGGTTTTCAAGCACTTTATTTAAAATATGTCTTTTATCTGCTCTTGATAATTTAGCTTGGGCCGTTTTAACTTCGGAATCAATTCCTTTCCAACGTTTTGGTTTATCGGAATGGAAAATATTATCTGCAACATCATTAGGGTCTTTATATGCTCTTGCTGTTCTTGAAGTTTTGTCGTAATAGCCATTATTTTTTAATGTTTTTCTTCTAACAGTTTTACCCATAATAATTCCTTATGCTAAATGTTTAGTTCTATGAATAACTTCTTTTTGTTTACCTTCATTAAATCCACGAGAAGCAGGATTACCAAGATATCCGCAAGTTCGACGAACAACAGACATCTTTTTAGTGTCCATTTCACCACATTTAGGGCATTTAAACCCATTCTCTGTAGGAATAAATTCTCCATGGAAATCACATGTAAAGCATTGGTCAACAGGTGTATTTGTTCCAAAATAATCAAGATTTTCTACAGCATAATCCCAAACTTGTTCTAATGCTTTTAAATTATCTTTCATATTAGGAAGTTCTACATAAGAAATATGACCACCAGTGGCAATACGATGATAATCCTTTTCAAAATCAATTTTTTCAAACGGGTTAACTTTACGTTCTACATCAAGGTGAAAACTATTTGTATACCAACCTTTATCTGTAATTCCTTTAACAGAACCAAATTCTGCTTTATCTAATTTACAGAATCTGTGGCATAGACTTTCAGCAGGAGTAGAATAAAGACTGAATGCATATCCAGTTTCTTCTTTCCATTTAGAAAGGTAATAATTCATTTCTTTTAGAATGTGTTTGCCAAATTCTTGGGCTTCTTTATTATCAAATGGTTCGTCATTAAAAATTAATTTTAATGTCTCATGAAGACCAATATAACCTAATGAAATAGAACTGCGTCCGTTTTTGAATAATGACAAGATTTCGTCATTAGGATTCATTCGAACACCAAATGCGCCACCACAATATAAAATTGGAGCCACAGAAGCTTTTGCACCACGTAAAGAATCAATTCTAGTCATAAGAGCAGTATAACAGAGGCCAAGTCGATCTCGTAATGATTGAATATATGATTCTTTAGATAAATTGTCACTACCTAATTCCAGGGCTATTCTAGGAAGATTTAAAGTGACAACACCCAAATTATTCCTTCCATCTAAAATTTCTTGTCCATTTTCTTTATAAACCGATAAAAAACTACGACAACCCATAGGAGAAACAGGAATAGAACTTCCAGTTATTTCTTTATTAATTTTAGAAGAAATAATATCAGGGTACATTCTTTTAGCCGAACATTCTAGAGCTAATTTTTTTATAGAATAATTAGGGTCTTCAGGTTTTAAATTAATTCCTTCTTCAATAAAGAAGACTAATTTTGGAAATATTGCTGTGACTCCATCTTTGCCTAATCCTTTAATTCTATTTTTTAAAATAGCTTCTTGAATAACAGTGCCCATCCATGTGGTTGAAGTACCAAAACTAATTGTTACAAAAGGAGTTTGCCCATTAGAACTAAAAAGTGTATTAATTTCGTATTCATAAGCCTGGAAAGCATCATAAACATCTTTTTCTGTTTTCTTCATGGCATATTTGTCAAAATCAGATATGCCCCATTCAAAAGCTTCATTCAGATGTTTTTGATAAGTTGCTTCTACATATGGTTCTAGTACAACATCAACATTAGCAAAAGTTGTACCACCATATTGATGAGAAGCCACTTGGGCCGTAATCTGTGCCATAATTGCACAAGCGACTCCAATAGATTTTGGAGTTTCTATTTCAGCATTGCCAAGCTTAAACCCATTTTCAAACATACCTTTTAAATCGACTAAACAACAATTTGTAAAAGGCAGAGATACACTATAATCTAAATCATGGTAATGTATAACTCCTTTGTCATGGGCTTCTACTACATTAGAAGGTAATCTGCTACGAGCCACATACTTGGAAGCAATTCCGGCCAGCAAGTCACGTTGTGTAGGAAAGACACCATAGGGCTTGTTTGCATTTTCTGTAGAAAGTTCATTTGATTCACGATTACATACCTCATTAATTTGAGAAATTAGATTCATTTTAAAGATTTCCTTAAAGCTTTTTTATATCTTTTAGTTAACTCGGTTTTTGTATCTGTCTCTAGATATTCAAATCCGTTTATTGTCATTTCTTCTATCATTTCTTCTTTAGACATCCGAGAGAACTCTTTAGATTTGTCTATTATATACTGTGGATGTATAGGATTTTCACTGCTGTCTTGTTTTAAATAAAATAATAAATTTTCCATCCAAGTAATATATTCAACTTTAGATTTTAATCCTGACCGATTAAATTTATGTTTCATTTGTCCTTCTGCTGCATTACATAACGCACACAATAATCCACGGACTTTACCAGCTTCAGGACCAGATAAAGCATGGTCATGGTCTAAATGATTTTTTTGAACATCTTTATCTAATTCTAACTTGCAAATACAACAAAGGCCCTTTTGGGCCTTATACATTTTTTCTTTTTCTTGTTTAAATGATTTTCCGGATAATAACATTATAACCTCTATAATTTATCATATAGAGGTATTTATTAAAAATTATAACTCACCAGTCTCATACCATTTTTGTTCTTGTTCTTCACTATCAAAGAAACCTTCAAGACCCGTAGGTAAAGCATTTGAAATTCTGTTCAATAAATCATAGAGTTTATTATTTTGGTCTTCTAGATAAGCAATACGATCTTTATCGTTCATTAATATATTCCTTAAATTTATCAAATCCACCAATAGACACATCATCTATAAAAATCTGTGGCATCGTTAATCCAACTTCTGAACGTCGATTTAGACGTTTGACTAATTGGTCTATAATTTTTTTATTTAAAACAGGTCCTTCATCTTCAGAAACTGGGATAAAAGTGTAATCTAATTTTTTAATATCAGCTAATCTTTTGGCATTAATACATGGAACACATTTAAAGTGTTTAGGGTCAAATCCATAAATTTCTACTTTCATTTAGATGGCACCATTTTAGTTAAACTTTCCGGGATAGTGAATACAGATAATTTAGGATGGTCAACCCAAATGGTTTTTTCTACAGTACCATCATCTTCTATAATAATTTCTTCAAAAAACCCAGCTTCTCTGAAATATTTTCCTGCTACAGTAGAAAATTGTTCTCTATTAAGTCCATATTTAGCCAATACTTCATCTGTTACTTCTTCATTCTTTAATACTTCAATAGAAGAGATGTATTTTAGTGGTTTACGTGATAATTGCATAATTTGCCCTATTTAATTAAGAAATTAATATATGTTTTTATAATACTAGTAATAAATTCCCAAATCCAAATAACAATAACCATAATTAAAATAAATGGCCATAAAAACATTAATTGGAAAAACGAATATACTAACTTATCAGAAAATTTTTCTTTAATATTTTTATCAAATTTAAATGTTAGAGATGCTATAACAAATGATAATAAAACATATCCTACAATATATAAAAACATAGTTATCCTTTATAAAATGTTGTTTTACAATGTCTACATTTGTATTTTAATTCTTGTACCCAAGAGACTAGCTGAACCTGATAGGTTCCACATCCAGGACATTGTGGAATGTTTTTAGAAGCGTCTTCACGACGCTTAACAATTTTTTCTACTTCTTCCCAGTTAATAATATCTTTATGAAGGACCATCTTTATTCCTTAAATCTATAATAACTTTTTACTTCTTGTAAATAAACATCATGGATAAATTTATCCCAGAATTCTTTATCTACTTTTTTAGGTAATCCATTTTTAGCAGCGATTTTAGCTTTCTTTTCTACGTCATCCACAATGGATTCTAGATTCTCTTGAACAAGTTTAAAATCAATTTTACCTGCTTTGATATCTTTAATTTGTCCTGCCATTTGTAACGGCATTACTAAATCACCAGTATCATAGATTTCTGCTAATTGAACACCTGCACGATATGCATGGCTCAGAGCTTTCCAATCGATACCTTGGTTTTCTTCAGCTTTACGGGCTCTATCGCCATATTCTTCCCATAGCTTATATAATGATTTGTACATTTCATCTACAGTAATAGTCATTTGGTATTTACGACCTAAAACTTCATAGAAAACCTGAGTTGTACCTTTATCATCAGTTTGAGAAGTGAATAAAGCAAATTCTAATTTAGGAAGTAGGTGTTTAATATTTCCAACTTTAACTTGTTCAGAAAAATTAGATGAAGTATATGGAGTAATTATATCAAGAACGCGTTTTAAGCAAGCTAATCTGGAACCTTTAATTCCATATTTTGCAGCTTGTTTACGGACATATCCTAAATAGGCCTTCATATCAGTTGTATAAAACTTAGAACGGTGTTTTCTAATAAAGTCCCATGTTTCTGGTAAATCTGAATGAACAACCATTTCATTAGGGGCGTGGATTAAATCTAGTGCTACAGTTTCGCCACGTGCCGCCAGGGATAAAAAGTATTTTAACGAATATAATTCATGATCAATATCAGAAGAAGTGTTCTTAGATGATCCTGTATTGGTATTCATATTAAAGTGTTCTGTTACTTGACAAGTCACAATACTATGGCCACTAGGGACAAAAATTTCTTTATAATCTAAATCAGATTCTGGTGTAGTGGTTCCATACAAATGGGAACCAAATAATACTTTAGCAACGGTTTTCATTATTTACTTCCTTTCATAAATCTAAAAATACCCATAAAAATATAAGCCGGCCAAAATATCATATCCATAATAAAAGCCATGACGTTATCTTTATTAGTCCATTTTACTCTAAGGCCCTGTCTAATTTCAGTAACCATAGAAACTAAAGCTACTAAAAATGAAATTAAAAGATACGTCATTTTGATTCCTTTTCTTGTAAAGATTTAATAGTATCAAGATAAATGGTTTTAGCTTTTTCTTTATCTGAAACATATTCAAATAGGTAATCTAAAGCTTCTTTAGAGATATCTTTGTATTTTACTTTCCAGGGTTTATAATATGATGCGAGTAATTGGTCCTTTTTAAATAATTCATCTAATAAAGGAATAACTTTCATATAATAGAATAAACATGTTCCTACAACTTCAGAAATATATTCATCTTTTACAGGAGTTCCTGATTTAATTAGATTGTCTGTAATTTTTAAATTAAAGAAAGCCGTTTTGCAATCAGATAAAACTGGATTATTAAAAGCATACAGATCTTCACATAGTTCAGTAATGCGTTTTTCTGCTTTCTTTTGTTTAGGAGAAGGATTAACTAATCCACCAAAAATTTGAATTGGTGGGTAGGCCGCAATATTAGAAATAAAACTTTGTTGCATTGTTAAAGTCATAAGTTATCCTATAAGATTAAGCTTTCATCCATCCATAAACAGAGTATTTGATGTTAAAATCAATTGGTTCTGAATATGTATAAGTTCGTGTCATCCTATTATACTTAATTCTAATATCTGTAGCGTCAGGATTTGAAAAAACAGCTACTGGATTTAAACCAGATGGAGTTATTGAAACATCTGACTTAAATTTGTAATCAATACCATTAATTTTGTATATTTTATTTTCTTTTAACATAATAATCTTAAAATTGTTGTACATATTTTAGTTCAAAGGCTTTCATAGCACTTGAATCAGAAATACGAATTAAAATAGGTTCTTGGTCTGAATGCTGAATAAGCAAAGTTGTATCTGTTATATAAAGTATCGAGTAAGGTTTTCCTTTAGCATTTGTTATTACATCACCAGGTTTTGCTTGAACCCATGAATAGCCTTTAGTTTCTTTACAATATGTCATGGTATTCATACTAATTAATTTTCTACTAGGCCCAATTCTTAATTCAATTTCTAGGTCTTTAGGAATAAATGCCGAACCTAAAAAAGAAAAATCGTATTTTACCTGATCTAATAATTTGTATACCTTACCTATAGCACATCCTCGAATAAAACTATCAATTTTTAAAAACATTGAGTTGCTTAATTTATCAATACCAAGAATTTTTGCTTCATACACAATAGGAGGAGGTGTTGATACTAATATAAAGTTTTCTACAGTCGGTGAATACTTAAAAATTACTTCTACTTCATCGCCTTCTTTTATATCTACATTGTCCGTAGAAACAGGACCATATTTATGTGTTAAAATAGGCATATTAATTTCCTTGATAAAATTGTTCAATTACAGATTTAAGCTTAAGTGCTTCTTCTTTTGTTAAAACGATAAGATCTTCATCTTGCATAATTCTAATAGCCGATTTATCAGAAATAGAACGGCTCACTTCAATGTCACCCATAATAAATTTATCATTTGTATTCCACATAAAAATCTCCATAAAGGCCTTTCGGCCTTATATTATTTGAATTCAATAAAGTTACAATGTTTGTTTTTAAATGATTCATGAATTTCGTCACTTAAAGACTTTTCTCGCACTTCAATATCTTTTTGGATATTAGTTTGATGTTCTAAACGTTTTTTCAGTCTACGCTGGGCCATTTTTCTAGGTAAAAAGTCTGCAAACAACCAAACCCCACCAACAACAATTAAAAATACCAAAGCACCTAAAACTGCAAATAAAATTGCTCCTAAAATATAAGCGCCAATAGTTAATCCTGTTCCTAATGTAATGCCAAATGAAGCCAGAATATTAATAAGTACTGTGCCGCCAAGATTTCCAAATATTAAAGCCACAGCTGAAATAAGTAATACCGTAAATAACCCACGACCTAAAAGGTTCCAAAAATATCCACAAATACTTTTAGGCATACTATCTTTAGGGGTTATTAATTTTGTTAATTTATAATGCCAACTGTCTTTTTTAATTTCAATTTTAGGTGCAACGTTTGCTAAACGAATATCGACAATATCTGAACCCCACACACGATATTTAATACCAACAACCTTAAAATTAGTGCCATGGACATCACCGTTTGAATAAACTACAATATCGTGTTTTAAATCTTTTACATTTTCTATAAGAACATTAGCAACTTTTGTTGCTTCTTCTTTAGTTTCCCATTCCGTATTTAAACGGTGCCATTTTGGAGTATTACCATCATTAATGAATAATTCAATAGTATACATTATAATTCCTTAAAAGAGTTTAACAATAGTTTAAATCTACGTAATTCGTCAACATCAACACCAGATACTATAAGACCACTAAATTCAAAAGTATAATCTATTTCATCTTTATGCCTCAATTGACTAAAGTTGTTGTTCTACGATTTAACGGGCCATAATTAATGGTCTTTTTAATTCTGGTAGGTAATCCTTCATCAATTTCTGTCTTTATTTGCATTTAACCTCTGATATTTTTCTTATATTGGTTAGGCCAAGTATTAGAATTAAAGGCCCAAATTAAAACGCCTAGCCATCCAAAAACTGTCCATCCAAAAACAAAATTAGAAATAAAAATAGAAGTTTTTGCACAATGGTCTCTATGCCATCCGATAATAAATGGTAAAAAATAAAATAATATCATACCTATTAAAATTAAGAGTTCCATTATGCTTCCTTTTTAATTAAACGGGCTGTATTAGGAATTTCTTCATTAAACTGAACAAATTGTTCTTTTTCATTTAATAAACGTAAGCCTAAACAAAATACTACAATCCCAGTTAAACCAACGTACATAACAATATAATCCATAGAGTTGTATCTAATTTTATCACCGGCATCAATTTGGCCTAATTCGGAAAGTTTCATATAACCTACTTATTCATTTTACGTTGAAGATCAATTTGTCGTTCTTTAATAAGACGGTCTAATTGGTCATTAGATAAACATACACAATCACTGCCTTGATGTAAAACATACCCTAATTCATTTGTAGAAACTTTAACATCAAGATTTTTGTGTAAACAATCAGTTAAATAAAAATGCATTATTCCTCCAAAAACTTCTTTTTGTGTTTTTGTTTACGATTTGATTCTAATTCAGCTTTCTTTTTGTCTTTGTGAACAGAAGCTCTATTAAAATCATGTTTAGCTACAAAATTATTTTTCATATTACCTCAACTGTGAATCTTTAGAACCACGTCTGTTGTAATAAGATGTGGTGATAATATCATGGCTTTCTTGACAAGTACAACAATAATTACAATTTTTTATTATTTGTCTACGACGTTCAGGGATCTCTTCACCGCATTCAAGACAGTATATATCATTGTTGTACGAAGAATTGACCAGGCTTAATCTGGCCCACTCTATAGCATCTTTAATGACAGCTTCTTTAGTTGCAAAGCCATCATCTGAAGGACCCCATCCATTCATTTTTTCACCATAAAGTTATAAATGAATCGATACACTTCATCTGGATCTTTTTGTTCCCAGATATCTAATTTAGGTTCATGGCCAATAATGTTTTGATAATGTTTATATACATTTAAATGATTTGAATGTAACCAATTAACAAAGGCCTGGCCGATACGTTGGAATCCTTTTACGGATTCTTCATTCCAATACATATACCAATCATGCATATCGCAATAATTTAAAAGTTTAGGAACTTCTTTTTGAAGATTATCAATAAATATTTGCTTCTCGTGAGCAGATAGTGATTCAAATTTGTCAAGAGTCATATTCAACCTCAGAATTTAAAGTTTTTAGAATGATACTGTTTATCCTGTGAAACATGTTTATCAGAAGCTTCAGCAATACCAATTTTTATAGGACGTGCAGATAAACGGTCTTTGATATCTACTTTCTTTTCAAATTGCCCACACAACAAATAAAATAAACGTTCGTTAGTCATGATAATCTCCAATTGGTTTTAATAAGGCTATATTAATACATAACATAGCCTTTGTAAACACATTTAAATTTTTTCAAATCCAGATTCGTCGCAATCATTTTCGTCATAAAAGACCGTGTAACCTTGATTAGACAACGAGGCAACTAAATCACCCATAATTTCAATGTTATCTTCAGAATGGTTCATTGATAAATAAACATAATTATTATCACCAACATATTCGACATAATCATTGTTTGTTTTTGTAACAACAAAAATTGATTTTGGTGCTCTATTACGGGTAAAATATAGACGAAAACATTCTAAATTATAACCAATAATTTCACAAACAGAATTCGTTTTGTTTCTTTCACTAATGGAAGCTATAGAGTTTACCGGCATACCAAAATTCAGTTCATTTGATTTTGCATTCATTGTATTGATAATAGCATTAACTGTTTTAATAGTGTCATCACAGACCACAAGAACTTTACTAGATACGCTCATTTTATTTTCCTTCAAGGTCTTTAATCATTTGGTCAAGAATCATATTAGTAGCTTCTACAAGAATACTTTTCATCGAATTAAACATCTGTCCATCGGACATTTTAGAAAGCTTAAAGTAGGTTTCCCATCCAGGTTCATTAGTAAATTCAAACTGTTTAGATGCAAAAAACTCTTTTACTTTTTTAACATCTTCTACTGTTACGAGTTTATTATCCTGGATTTTGTTAGCCAATGCTTGTTGCACTTGTTTTCGTTCTAAATGGATGACTTCAAGCTGGTCAATAACATCAGACCAATTCTTTGTATATTTTTCTGCATCAGCAAAAGAATAAAATGCAAAATTTTTATTATAGCGTTTTGAATCATTACCTTTAATAATGGTGTTCATATCAGATAATGATTTACATGTTTTAAAACCATTTTTATCAATACAAACAACCCACCAGATCAGTTCTGAACTAAAAGAAAAACTTTCTTGATGTGGCTTAGCTACTACAGTATATTTTTCTACCATATTAATAGGAGTACCATATGGGGTTGTGCCATACCCAACATAAAAAGTAAATCCAGGAACAAGGTCTTCAAATTTAATATTCTTAATCATGATAATCCCCACTTGTTGTTGATGTGATCATAATATCATGATAAACCACTTTGTAAATACTTTTTTCAATAAAACCAAAAAAGGAACCCGTAGGTTCCCTATGATAATGATAATAAATACTTTGTTTTCTTACACAGCGTCATAATTTCATCTAAAGCAGATTGACCAGCACTACATGTCGAGTCATAAATGTCTTCTCCTAAAGAAATAATTGTATCTAGAATTTCTTGGTCCGACGATATTCGTGTTGGAAAATTCCTGGTATAAGTACCACCACTTCCAAGATAGATTTCTACAAATGTATCTATTAGGTCTGGCATGTCTTCATAAAAATCTTCGTATACTTTATGGTGGGCATAACTTTTAGTCTCAAAATGATATGAGTGCATATATGAAGAACTTATTAAGCATAGTCCTATAAATTCTGAGTGTTTAGTGCTTTTAGGTTTTACAAATGCCGAAAATTCATTCATCGTGAACTAATTCCTTTTTAAGGTTGTACACATATTCTTGTGCAGCACTTTTTCCATCTTCGCTGCATTTGTTGTTTTGACAGTTAGTTTCTTCCCATTTTGTTTTAATGAAAGCATAAAACTGTACTGATTCTTCTTTTGATGGTTCTTTCAATTTACTATACACGGACATGGCGCCTTCTGCGTATACGTTAAAATATTTATCATCAGATGCATAGGCACTAGACAATAATATGCTTAAACATAATAGAATGCCCGATAAAAAGTAATTGTTGAATTTGGCCATACGGCCTCCAATATCTAAGTAATCCAATTAATGATATATAGATTTCAATTTATAAATCATCTTGACATCAGAGAAATAGTTACTTAGTTTTTTATATTGCAAATAGTCTGCATGGCTTTGAGTAGTATTAAATTCTATTTCTGATTGCTTTAAACAGGGTTTAATTTCTTTCATATGAAGAGCCAATTCTATTGCTGACATCCGTTGTAACTTTTTCTTAGAAAGCATTTCAGTGCTCATATAATTCTCCTAGTCAGTTTATATTATTTATTAAATTCAAAATAATGTTTACGACAAAACGAAATATATTTATCATCACCTCCTATTTCAACAACCTCACCTTCTTTTACAGGATTACCGAATCTATCACTTTTAGCAGTATGCGTTGCTTTTCTTCCACAATAACAAACAGCTTTAAGTTCTTCTAATTTATCTGCCCATGACAATAAAGCGGCAGAGCCTTCGAACAGTTCACCTTTAAAATCAGTTTTTAAACCAAAACACATAACAGGAATATTATGGATATCAACAAATTTAGTCAATTGAATAACTTGTTGTTTTGTTAAGAATTGTGCTTCGTCAATAAGAACACATGAAGTTTTTAATGCTGATTCTAAATATTTTTCGTATAAATTATCAGAACAAGAAAATAATTCACATGGTTCTTTAATACCAACTCTACTAGATATAACCCCTATATCTCTGGTGTCAATATCTGGTTTTAAAAGTAAACAAGGCATACCTTGTTCGGTATAGTTATTATTAACAGATAATAATTTTAATGATTTACCAGCTGCCATAGATCCGTAAACAAAATATAGTTGTGCCATGTTAATCCTTAATCCATTCTACCCACAGAACACACTCTGCGTCTTTCTTTTTACCGGTTTTAGTTTTATATGTATATACTACTTTATGTTCTAGAAACTTAATAGGCTTGACATCTGGATAACTATTAGTTTCTCTAATAGATTCATAATGGGATAAAGAGAGAAGTCTTCCTTCTCTCTGCATTTTAAAAGGATGTGGTAAATGAGTCATTTAAATGCACCTCTAAAAGCAAAATATACACAAATAGCTAAAGCAGGGAAAATAATAACAGAAATCATAATATTAATAAACATCTCACTAAGTAAAAATTCCATATATTCCTCTAAATTTTCTGTTTTAGTATTAAATAAATTACATTAACGCAAACCCATATCCACATCATAGGCCATAATAAAATTAATCCAATAAAGATAATATTTTGTTTTATCTTATCATGTGGATATCCAAAGCACCACAAAAAATTAGATACAGTGAATAATCCACAAAAAAGATATAAGGCGATAAAAATAGCTAAAATAGACCCAAATATCATTTCAATTCTTTAAACTTCATTTTATCATGACCATCAATACGATATGTCCCATATTGGCCCACATTATCTATAATATTAACAACTATTTCACCATTGCAAACTCTAAACAACCTGGCTAATTTTGTGACTTCATATTTGTTAATAATAAATTGGGGTCCTAAAAGATCTCCATGAACTACTCTATTGCACCCAGAGACAAAAAATTTTCCATTAGGAATAGAGATAGAGTCGGATTTATCAATTAAAGAATAAAAGGTAGCACCAAAAATACGTTTTTTAGGTTGCCATACTATTTCTATATTAGATTTTTTAAGGCCGGCATTTTCTATTAAAGACCCTGATATTCCATATAATTTAGGATTGATATATCCAGGAACTTCATACCATGAAAAACTATAAGAACTAAAAAATATAAGGCATGCTAATAAATATTTCATTGGTTTATCCCTGCTATATATTTGTCCATTAAAGCCCCTCTATATGTTTCACAGATTTCGCTATTAGGTGCTTTCTCACATAATGAAGATAACGAATTGGCTTTATTCTTCAAAGCTGATATTTTATACTCAGCATCTTTTTTGGATTGTAAAAATCCTTCATGAAAACTTGTACTTAATTCTACTGATAGAATATTAATACATTCTATATCATCACCACAAAAATATTTTGCAACATCTATAGACTCTTCCATGTTGTTAGATGCAATAACCGGAAATGTTACTAAAAATAACAATAAAAGTTTTTTCATAACTTACTCCATTGTTTTTCCTACAATAGATTTAGATTTAAGATATTCTGCTATTGTTCTGACTTCATAAGAATATGTTTGTCCTGCTTTATATTTCCAGTTATAACCTGCGTTATAACTAGCTAAAGCTTTATTAATATCTCCTTTATGAACTTTTAACCATGCTTTTAATTCAACATGGCTCCAATAAGCAGAATTACTTCTATCTAATAGTTCTTCAATTATATCAGAATCAGCTTTAGGTGTTCCGGCTTGTTTTAACCGATTCCTAATAGTTTTGATATAATTTTGGAACATACCATAAGCATGGTGGTTTTTCCGGTAAACTACCAAATTAGGGTTTTCATACCCTGAACTTTCTTTAAACGCTATAGCAGCAAATATATACCCAAGATGATCTTCATCCTTTTCAAAATCTCTTGGGTCTCCGTTTTTATTGAATTGTTGACCAAAATGATATGCATAATTCAGATTATCATATTGTTCATAAGACAAATTATCAGGTAAATGCACTGCACTACAGGAAATAGAGACAAATAATAATAGAACTGTTAAATATTTCAAAATTTAATCACCTTTGTTGAAATTTTAGATGGTAATCTAGAAGGATTGAAAATAACCATACGACATGTCAATCCATATGTTCCTTTTGTTCCTTCTGAAGAAGTAAATCCAATCCATAGCTTCCCATCAGTAATTTCTAACCTTGTAGGTTTGTACTCTATATTAGGGTCTGGATTTTCTATAGGCATATCAGGAAGTTTACAGTAATCTAAAATAGATTCTTTAGCCTGATATAATTTATTTAATAGACCAAAAATATCACTTAATTGAATTCCACGTTCTAGTGTTCGGTCGATAATATGACTACCAAATTTAATATGGAACCCTGCATTTTCTTTATTTAAATTTTTATTTATTTCTGAAAAAGCCTCAGAAAATTTTCTTCGTGCTTTTGCACGTTCTACATGAATGTTCATTATTTAGACTCCAATTTTTTACCATAATATTTATACCAATCTGGTTTTTGAGCAATTTTTTCATCTAATCTTGATTTAGATAACATAATATCAGTCTCAGATGGAATATAGTCATTATACCACGATTTAGGAAAAATGAAATCAGTTTTTTCAAAAGAAATATTAAAACCACGATTTTTACACTCCTGGATTAAAGCGTTTTGTCTTTGTTCTAAAAATTTTAGTTTATTGTAAAAGAATTTAACATGTCCTGTGCCAAGGACATAATTTGCAGGAATTTTGACAGGTTTACCATAAGCTTTAAGAGCTAAAGTAAATACTCGTGGAAGTTCGCGATATTCAGCGATAAGATGTTGATCTGTGAGAAGTGATGGGTCTAAAAGATTAATACGTGTCATATATCCTCCATTAATTTAAAGATAATATAACACGTATTTTTATTAATGTAAACTAAATTTTATCAGTAAATGTTCTGTTAATAACATCTTCTTTCTGTTCTGCAGTCAGAGAATTAAATCTGACGGCATACCCAGAAACGCGAATTGTTAATTGTGGATATTTTTCAGGATGTTCTTTAGCATCTAACAACATTTCTTTATTAAGAACATTGACATTCAGATGTTGTCCACCTTCGATTCTTGGAGCAAACTCAATAGCTAAATCTTTTTGAGCAGAATTACCAAATGAAGACATTGGAACAACTTCATCTTCTTTAAAATATTTAGAAGCCAGAATTCGGCAATTATTTGTTTCTGTGTCTATTAAGAAAATAGTCCCATAAAAAGGTCCAGAAACTAGTTGTCTTGCTTGAATTGTCATTATTTTACCTCGTACATGTAAGGTTCTGTAGAATTTTCATCTTTAACAAAACCATAGAATTTTTTGTCTACATAAAGAGCAATAGAATTTTTATGTTTAATCCACACTAAAGAAACTAAATTTTCAGAATTTCCAAAAACACCTTTTGCTTCATTTAAAATCATAATCACATTCCTATAATATATACAACAGGTTCATGGTTTACACATTTAACTACATCAGCTAAATTGTTAATAAATTCATTAGGATTTAAGCCCATGGGTTCTTCAATAATAAAAATAGGAGAATTTAAAGTTATACCTCTAAATCTATTATAGAAACTAGGATTCATTAAAGACCTGTTTTTAACGGATATAAATTCTACATCTTTAATAGGTTTAATGCCAATTTCTTGAATTTTTTCTAAATAAAGACGTTTTGTATTATCTGCCATTCGGCCTAAAACAAAAATGTCTCGTTTTGGATTTTTGATCTTTTGTTCTAATACAAATTTAGCAACATCTGTTGATTTGTATGTCTGACGTCCAAAATCTAATTTGCATTGTCTGTATTCTGCTATTCTAGCAGCAAAACAATAATTTTTTATTTGTTTAGATTCTTCTTCAGACGTGTTTTCGCATTTATTTAAAAATTGGGTCATTAATTCTAAGTAATTCATTTTTTTTTAATCCTTAGGCCATATACGAATGAAATATATGGCGAAGTTTAAGTTAAAAGATATAATATTTTGATAGTTTTGAAAATATTGTGTCTTCTTTGTTTTTTAATACTACTACTGAATATAGTCCTTTATTTCCATCATCAATAATTTCGTTTATCCATGTTTCGAAATTATCAGAGATTAGCTTAATGAAAGATTCATTGCTTCCACGCTGTTTATATCTTTTTAGGTATTCATCTTTCAATGATATATCAGGAACTACAACATAAAAAGGAACTTTTTCTTTTAATAATGCTTCTCTGACAACTTTGTGTGAAGAAGCAAAAGTTAAAGTTTGTTTGTATCGCATTTCTTTTAAATGCTTAATATAATTCTGTGGAAATTCTGACTTATCAAAATTTGACGAATCTGAATCTGACACTTTAATTCCATATTTTAAAAATTGTTCGGTCGCATAACTTTTACCTGTACCTGGAAAAGCACACACAATAGGAACATTATCTATCATTATCAACCTCTATAATATTTTATACTTGAAAGTGTGGACCATCAGGAAATGATTTCCAGTCCCCACCCCATTCTATTTTAACACCAAGTTCTTTTGCAGCTTGCTTCATTGCTTTAGCAACAAGTTCAAACTTAGACCAGTCTTTCCATGGAATATCTCTGTTAACTAAAGGTCCTAAATCTACGGCATCGCCTGTTAAATGGCGACTATTTAAAGTTTTAGAGACGCCTTTTTTAACATTTTCTTTTTGTTTTTCAAGTGTACGAACGCCTTCAATAACCATAAAATCTATCTCAGATATCTGGATTGCTCGTTCTACAACTTTAACTAAATCTGGATTAACACCTTTTAATCTATCTTTTGATCTTTGTGATAATACGTACATAAGTTTCTCCTTTGTTGTCTTATGTACGTATTTATTAGATTAAAGAGGCTTATAATCTGTAGGCAATGTTTTAAGCATAGATAAGAAATATTCAGTGTCGATTGCTAAATCTTTTTTATCAACTTCTAATGTGTCTTCATTTAGAAAATGATATTTTTCGACCATTTCTTTAAAATAAGCCAAAATGCCATTATCACATTTTTTTGATACACTAATTTCATTATCTAGAGATTCAAACCCATCATTATATGTTGTATATCCAAAAATACTAAAACATAGATCTTTTAGTTCTAATGGATTTTCAACATCAGGAAAATGCTTTTTAAGAATAGGTTCTAAATCTTGGGAATAAGTTTTAATAATATGCGGTGTTAATTCTAGGTTAATGCTACATTCTACCATATCGTGCTTAATTCGACCACCTTCTTCAAGGTCGCCAATTTCCGTAATTAAATCAAAAAGTTCTTTATCTTTAATAATCATTTTTATTCCTTATTCATTAGTATTATTCATAGAAATCTTATAAATCCATGATACTACAATACCTTTAATAATAACTTAGATTGTGATTTAGAGCAATATTTAGGGATGTCTTTTAAATCAATCCATTTAAATGCATCATTTTCTGGGAATGTTTTGCCATATTTGGTATACATACTTGTACATACACATTTTTCTACATCAGGCATATTAGGGCCTTTGTATAAAAATAAATGCATGTTTTTACCATTATAATAAAAATGTTCGTCTAAATCTTTTAGGTTTTCAGGGTCAGTAACAGTAAAATTAGTTTCTTCCTTAACTTCGCGAAGAGCAGCTTCTAAAGCAGTTTCGCCTTCATCAATATGTCCTTTTGGAATTCCCCAATAAGGTGTATTAGTTGCGTGACATAAAAGGATTTTGTCATCTTTAATAAAAATAATTCCGGAAGAGATTTCCATTTTTAATCCTTAATATTCGGCATCATAAAGACGATTAATAACTTCTTCAATCATTTTGGATTCCGAAACAGATAATGATTCAGAAGGTTCATAAAAAATTTCTCCTGGAACATCAGAACCTTTAAATAATGTATCAAATAATACATTCATACCTTGTTCTGTAAATTCTACATTTTTACAGAAAGTATAGTGGTCGGAAGACACACTAATTATATGAAAAGCTATATACATGTCATATCCTCTTAGTATATTATTGAATCAAAATTAATTCATTGATATAATCTAAATATGTTCTATATTTCGTATTTCAATTATGTCCTCTTTTAGATTCTATATAATCTTGTATGTCTTTATCCCTTTTAGCCTTCTGTTTTTTCTTTTTATCAGGGTATTCTTTACACCAAATAACAAAATCATAAGCCAATAAAAATAAAACTAAAATAATACAAAAAGAACTACATAATAAAACCACTTGGGCCGTTGATAATTCATCATCACCGTCATCAATACACCCTAAAATCAATAAAGACACTATCGTCCAAATAAGCATCCCTATAAATATTGTTTCTAAAAACCCACTCATAATTTATTCCTGCATTGCATAATATAGACTATATTCACTCCTTAATAAAATGGGCCTTTCGGCCCACAAATCATTTTAATTATTTGTTAAAAGTATCAACATATAATTCGAGTTCTGTCATGTTCACTGCCACATTAGAACTTTCTGTAAATGTATCAACTTCAGAAATAATAGTATCAACATCAACTAATACATGGTCTGTTGAAGCCATAACATCTTCAGGCAGTTTAATGCCTAATGCATCGGTTTCTTTATTCAATTTAATAACTTCTAAATTAGCTTTAATTTCTTCTAATTTATCTGCTAGTTCAACCACCTTTTCGGCAATAAGAATAATTGACTTTTTACGATTTTCAACTTCAGCTTCTAAAGCTTCACCTAATTTTTTATATTGTAGTGCTGCAATAAAATATGCTTTAGGAACAGGTTGATTTTTTGATTTAAGTAAACGAATATGTTCTTCTTTAAGATTACTGTTTTTAAAGTGCTCTTTTGATTTTTCTTTTAAATGAGCAATACTTTGTGTAGCTGTAATTTCAGCATGGCGAAGCTCATCGATCTTGTTAATAATCGCAGTAGCTGCTTGGGTGTAACGTTCTTCAGCAGAAAGGTTAGATTTAAAGAAAAAGTTCAGTTTTGTTGAAAAAAAGTTTTTAGCATTTTTTAATAAGCTCATTTTATTTCCTTGCATGTATTGGTTTCAAAATTAACATCAATATTTTTACGTTCAACACCAAGACTAACTAATTTAGAAATACACTGGCCTTGAATTCTTTGGTCTTCAAGACCTTTAGAAACACTTTTAGTTAATGCACTCCATGAAAAACAAACAACTATTAGAACAAGTAATAAGATTAAATATTTCATTATAAACTCCTTTGTTTTGTTGATAGTGCTATAATACACACTATCAACAAATTTGTAAATACTTATTTTACCAGTTTCTTAATCTTTTTCCAACTTTCTTTAAAATCATCAACTTGATCTGTAGGAATCCAATACCCTACACCAACGCCGCCGTTATAATCAGAACATTGGTCACAATACCCATCCCATGTATCTTCGTCGGAATAATTAGGAGTTTCTTCAGCCCGAAGTAGATTATCAACTTTTTCTAATAACTCAGGGTTATTGTCAATTATTGAAAAATACCATACTCCACGACTATTTTGAACATTGATTGAGTTACGTTGTAATTTCATTATATCCTCCTTTGTTTTGATAAGGCTATAATATTACATGTTATAGATGTTGTAAACTGGTTTTTGAAATATTTTTTAGTTTTTCTCTACATTGCTCTATGTAAGTGTTTCGGTCTTTTGTTTTCTTTTCTTTTAATACATTGCATTTGTATTCAATAAAAGATTTACCTTCTAAACATGATATTAATGATTTGACTTGGGCCTTATTTAAAAATAAAACACATTCTTTCTCGGTTTTAATATCAGTATAAGATAACCCATAGGTCCTAAATCGTAATTCCGGAAATTCTTTTTCTAAAAAATTTGTTTTACCAAGAGGCAAATTACAACTAAGTGCATGATGAAAAGCACAATAGTCCAATGTCACATCATTAATAGAATTACTTACTAAAAAATCTAGTATGACTTTACCTGTATAACAAGAGTTTTGACTTGAATTATAATAATGTGTCGGTCTTAAATCTACCCAAAGAATACCTTTATATTCACCTGAATCAAAACAACTAAAAATACTATTATCCATAATAAGCCTCTATCTTTTTACGACATGTTTCAATATATTGATTTCGTTCATTAGTTCTTTTAGAATTAATAAAATCTAATTTGGCCTTAGTAAAATCGGTTTCAGAAATTTCGGTCATTAATTGCGAGGTTTGGTCTCTAGATAAAAATAGTGCATAACAATAATTCCCTTCCATAAAAACCACGGCATTAGTTCTAGAATTTATTTCATCTACAGATTTTATTAACTTGTTAAATGGTATATTTAGTTCTATAGCAGCATCAAACTCACATGCATAAAATTTAACAGAATCAGCGACTTCATACAAAAACTCTTTTATTTCTTGTATAGAAAATTTTGTCTTATTATAAGTTAATATCCAATTAGTATCAGGGTCCCTTATATCGGCCCAAATTATGTTTGAACCACTCCCTGCACATTTATACCGATAAAAAACATTATTATCCATATATCCTCACATTTTCTCACAAAAGGCCCATTCTGCATGATATACAGAAGCTCCTTTAGTATCATTCATACAAACTAAATCAACAGGTGAAACAACACGGTATAATACAGGTTCTCCACCTAATGATCTAACTGCACGACCGGCATAAATTTTAGCTAAACCAAGGTCTTCAGTAAAGAAGATTCTATCAAGATTTTTCTTACGTCCTTTTTCAGAAATGGTTTCTGTTGTTTCTGGTGGAAGCAACATATGTTTAATACCGCACACAGAAGAAGAACCATGATAGAACGTTTTCATTATTAAGCCTTTAAAGTGGTTATTTTTAATAATTTAGTTTTTAAATCAGAAACAATTTTACGTTGTTCCAACACGGCATATTTAACCCCTTTTGGGTATTTGCCATCATATGTAGAAGTCTCATTATCGCATGAAAGAATAACTAAGCTATTCAATAAGGCCTCTTCTAAATCTAAAGTTCTTTTAATTTCATTTACTTCTAAAGCAAATCCGCGTTTAGCTTTGTATTTAGCGTATTTAGATCTCATTATAATCTCCATTATTAAATCATGGGTCTATTATACTATCTATGGATTGAGATGTAAACAGATAAAACCAAAAAAAAGGAGCACTAGGCTCCTTTTTATTAAATGCATCCACCACAAGATGAATGCTTCCAGTCTTTATCATTAATATATGGATAAAGATTTTCTAAAACTTGTTCTAGGTCTTTAAACCCATGTCGTTCTAACGAAGATCTTAAACCATTGGTATCATTCTTAATTACATATTTGACCCATCGGTCTTTATCCATACCTTGGACTTCATATTCCCAAACGTCATCCCAATTTTCAAAATGCCAACTGCCATATTCTTTTCTGGTATCAAAGTTTCCAGATTCTAATCCTGTTAATTTGATACCATCAATAATAATTGCCCATTCACCAAAACATAATGATGGATAACTTCCAGACCAATCTACAGAAATTTCCATAATATTCCTTATAAACAAAATACAACAGCAGCTAAAAATATAAAGACAAATAACGGGATATACCAAATTGTCTTAATCACATCACTAGGTTTTTCTGTATCAAACATATGTTACCACCCATAAGAAAGACCGGCACCGACAGAAGAATTAGATTCATTATCAAATGAAGCATTAACTTTAAAAATAATATTTGTATCTGATGGCTTACCACCTACAGATACACCTAAAGCACTTCCAGATTTATATCCGCCAACGCCAACGCCAATACTGAATGATTTAGTATAATCAATAGGGATACTAGTTACTGCCATGGTCCCAGCAATAGCAGAATATAATTTATCATAAACCGGGGATGAACTACTAATATATCTGTTCATTGTCTCAGTTACGGTTCCATCATGGTATGTGTGACTACCATTACTAATCCATTTATCATCATTATAATCAGCAAAATTTGACCATGCTGCAAAAGACAATAAAGATGATAATAAAATCATGCATTTAATATATTTCATAAATCACCTTAGTAATAAAGAGTTTGGCCTACAAAAATTTTATTTTCGTCTACAATGTTGTTTAAAATTTTAAGATATTCGATAGAAACACCTAAATTTAGTGAAATTTCGCCCAATGTATCTTTATACCGAACTTCATATGCCATTAAATTGGAATCACGGTTAATCGATGCTGTTAAAAAGTCAATAGAATTAAAAACTTTTAAACTAATAACTTCGTCGTTACCTTCATTATACCCAATACCGCGTTTAACTATAGAAACTTCAGACCCAAATTCAGTTTCAATTGCGCCAATAATATTCCGTGTATCAACCATAAATCGAGATTGGTTTTCTAAAGAAGTCAAAATAATTTTCATAATAGATCCTTGTTTGTTTAGGTGGAATAATATTAACATATAAAAGTATAAAGCAATAATTAAATATCAAAAACAAAAAAGGTCCAACATTTCTGTGGACCTTAAAAGCAACTTCTTTTATTATTTATTTTAAATATGGCACACCCACGGAGATTCGAACTCCGGTTACCTGCTCGAAAGGCAGGGGTCCTTACCACTAGACGACGGGTGTATAAATGGAAGAGAGTATGGGATTCGAACCCATGGAGCACCTTCCAGTACCCAACGGTTTTCAAGACCGTCTCATTAAACCTCTCTGACAACTCTCCAAAATTAAAATATCATGTTATAAATTGAACCTTTACCAAAATCAATTTGCTGGGTTTTAGAATATTCTTTAAATAGTTCAAAATCACCAATTAATTCGGGTTCCCATTGTCCTTCTAAACCATAACATGAACAATGCGAGCCATGTACTTCCCAAAATTGTCCTAATATATCGGCATAAATTACAATAGCGCATCCACAATAATCTTCACAATCATAATAAGCTAAAACAATTTCTTTATCTGCTAAAACATCTGTTGGAATTTGGAATTCATTACAAATATCTTCTTTGGAAGTAAACAAATCCATAAATACATTAGTTTTCATATTATCCTCACAATTAATTTGGCGGTCTTACCGAGAATCGAACTCGGTGCTGTTCCGTGACAGGGAACTATGTTAACCAGGTACACCATAAGACCTAAAAATGTACCCATCCGGTTTTCCAGTTTGGTGAAGGGTTGTCACCTCTAGTTTTAACCTGCTAGTCAAGTAATAATTGCATATCGTCCAAATTATCAATCCCGTCTAGGTTATATTACACCACTTCCTAGAATACCAGAGATCTTGTTCTGGATTTAATCGACGTAGCTTACACCATATACGCCTGACTGTGGAATTTGGAGCGACCTAGGAGAATTGAACTCCTATCTTCTGGGTGGAAGCCAGAAATAATACCCGCTATACCAAGGCCGCTTAAATTTGTTCTACATCTGTGATTTGACCTAAATAAAATGAAATTCTATATTCTATAAATTCATTATTATGGTACGAAATTAAATCTAAGTCACCACTATATTCTAAAATGTTATTTTTGAAATGTAAATGGTTTTTGTCAATAGTAAATTCATTAAAATTTGGTTCTAAATCTTTTGTTTGAAATTCTAAACCATTATGTTCTTGTTTAAAATTTTTATGTTTAATTGATTTAACACTAATTGTATCGTATACACCCATAATAATACCCTCACGTTATCAAATGAATATCCACTCATAAGTTTTAAATAACCTATGTCACGTCTGGTCCAGAAAATCGAATTTCGAATAATCCGGAACCGATTAATCGGAACGTCTAAGTGGATATTGATTTGGTCTGTACGGAAGGATTCGAACCTTCGACCCGATGCATCCAAAGCACCTACGCTACCAGACTGCGCTACGTACAGTTATCTTTTAGTACTCCAATTTTTATCAGTAGCTTTATCTACTGCTTTATAATACCAATTTTTAATATCTTTTGACACAGAATAACCAGTTAATATGTTTGCAATTGAAATACTATAAAAAGCCATTAGTAATATGCATGACACAAATCCTAATATAACACAAATAATTCCTAAAGCACTCATATTATCCTCACAATTAATTTGGTGACCCACCATGGAATCGAACCATGCTCCAACGCTTATGAGGCGTTCGCTTTCAACCAGTAAGCTAGAGGGCCAAATTTGGTGGTACCGGGTAGACTCGAACTACCGAAGGCCGAAGCCTGGAGATTTACAGTCTCCTGTCATTGCCGCTAGACTACGATACCAATAAAATGGTACACACTACAGGATTCGAACCTGTGACCTAGGGCTTAGAAGGTCCTTGCTCTATCCAACTGAGCTAAGTGTGCATTATTAATAAATTCTAGTTTAAAACTTATTAATAATGGCAGGATATCCTGCCTAAACTTAAACTCTGTACTTATTTATAATATCTAAAACAGTGGATTCGTTTTCCTTCAATTCCAAGTAGATGTTATCTCTAACTTCAGTATCACTGATATGCCACTTCATAGCATCTATCAATAAATCTCTTGGGATCATATTAAACAATTCATTTAATAAAGCAACATTATTTTCTAATTCTATATCAAATAATTCAAAAATAGAATCATGCACAGAATTATAAAAATCAGTATACTCTATATCATACTTTGATAAGTTTTCAATAAAATTAATCATATTATATCCCAACCCGATTCTAAACCCAAGAAAATGAAAATAAGGTTTATTTACATAATTCAGGATATGACCGTTTAAACTTGCTGTTAGAACACAAAGCCTTTACCAATTTGTCACCAAATCTTTTCTTGACACTTTCCCCAGATTCTTCATAATCTAGTTTAATGTTTTTCAATATTCTTTCACCACCCGTAAAGGTCATTTTAGCTTCATACCCCTTCTTGGGATCATAGTTTATGAAATCTAATGTCACTTTGACACTGAGTCCTTTATTCGCGTCATGGTTAATAAAAATTTGTTTTCTGTTATCATCCAGAACTGGAAACAAAATCACATATTGGTTGCGTGAATATGTTTTTTCTATTTTATATTCTGGTAAAGCAGATTCTGTGAGAACGCTTTCAGTGATAAATTCTTTAAATGACTTCATTTCTCATCCTATTATTTTGATAAATCGTTACCAACGTATCTTTCCAGCCCGACCTTCAGCAAGACGAACTCACGTAAAACAGATTAACAGTCCGCTGCTTAAACCACTCAGCCAACTACCCAATATATTTAACATTCTTTTGATAAGATTCTATTGAATCCAATTCAGAAGTATGCATTGAAACAGTTTTACCATTTGTGAACTCTATAACTATATTTATAGCATAAATAGAGGTGGTATTTTCGTCAGAATTAATAATATTCTTCACTTGTTGGTAGAAGAATATATTATCACATATATTATGAAAGCATATCATCGAACTTCTAAATCAGGAATAACAACAGTAGGTTTAAAAATAACTTTATAATGATAAGGGCTTGCTTTGGCACTGTCGACTTGTTCAATAAAGAAAGTTACATTATCAGAAAGTCCAAGCATATGTTTTTTATATTCATTAGGTCCTGTTTGACAGACAATACCAAGAACACGATCTGTACTTGTATTATCACGGGTGCACTTACCTTCTATTTGAAGCATATAATCATTAGTGATACCATTATAAAATACAATACGGCGTTCAATTTTAAAATTATCAGAATCTTTACTCAGATTACGTGATACAACATCTGAATCATTTGGGCACCCAGTTAATAAAAATGCAGCACCTAATACTACACATGATAATAGTTTTTTCATTGATAAACCCTTTTTGTTTTTCTTACTAAAATAACTTGGTGAGGAGTATTCATAATATAAGCAAATACATCTTTATCATAATCACGTGGGTGGTAATACTCATAGACCGCTACACGAAATCCTTCTTTAGTAAATCCTAAGATGACACCAACGCTAATGCCTTTCCAGGGTCCTGTAGATGAGAACGAGACAATATCTCCTACAGATATTAAATTACCTATCATGTCTTCTTTAGGTGTTCCCTGCATTAATTTAGGGTGAATTTCTAATTCTGGGTCATTGGCATAAATTTCTTTAAACCCAATTTTATTTTGTTCTTTAAATAAACTAAATGCTTCATTAATATTCATTTCTTATCTCTTCAAAAAATTCATCAATTGACCAGTGGTATTTTTATGGGTTTCAGAAAAAACAAATACACCATTGGCTTCTATTTTGGTATAATCAGATTCATTTACATAATTAGATATATCACAGACAAAAATTAAAGCCTTCTATACTATCACACCAGCCATTGGAATTGAACACGTTGTTTTCATAACGAATAATATCCATTAGGATTCTCCGCTACTGCTGACCGAGGGCTTTTGCGATTACAGCGTCAACGATATCTAAATCATCGTCATCATCTGGTTTATAGCTTGCAATTTTATTGCGAAGTCTTATTAACTGCTCTAATAACTCTGGTGCTGATGTGATTAGGTTGGCGTTTGATTTACGCTCTTCTAACTGACCAGCATCCCATGCTTCTTCTGCTATTTCTTCTATGTTGCAATCTCTAGTTAGCCTGGCATAGTTATCCTCGAACCATTTATTAAACTCCATATCACCCCCTGGCCTTTAACATTGCATCGGCATATGCATAAGCAAGTTTCGCATAATATTCAGTGGCCTCTTTAACCGAAGTAAAAGCAACGTTACTCGTATCACTATGAGATAAGCATCCGTTCAGCGCGGCTATTGCGAACTTGTCACGTAACTCTTCTAATTCCGATGATAATAGTTTATCCGCCATACTTTCTCCATTATATCAATAAAATCTAAACAATATAAATCCGCAATTAAACAGGTTTTGACTTAATATAACTCATCATCCTTTGAAGCATTATTTACTAGCATCCATATAAACTTTATAAGCAAATTCTGTTTCTTTGGACGTAAATTCATCGGATCTAGATGATCTAGCTACTTTCATATCATATTTTTCGGCATAAGATGCAAATTCAGATCTATCTTTAAATCGTAGGCCATTTGTAAAATCTTTATATAATTGGTGCATAAAGGCCGAAAATTTATTTAAGAAATCAAATTTTCCTTTAACAGGACCGACAACTAAATTAGTTCCGGAAATAGCTTTAACTTTGATATATCTCGTATATTTAGAAATAGCATCCGCGAACGGTCCTTTAATTTCTTTTGCCCAAATAGACCGATTAAACTGGAATGTCCAATTACCGACTTTTATATCGTTTGCAATATATTCGTAACCCCAGTCTTTATAATCTTTTAACTTCATTTTATTGAACAAGCTCTGATCGAAATCTCTCTTATTAGGATTTTCTTCAATCATTTCTCTAGTTAATACAGGCTTTTTAGATTCATTCAAAAATTCATTAAATGTTTTCATTTTTATTCCTAATTTCGATTTAGGAGTATCATATCATCCTAAATCGAATGTGTAAACTATAATTTGTCTGTCCAATCCAAATCAAGTGGTTCTGTGTATTCATAATCTAAAATGATAGGAATATCAAATGTACCTTCAATTTTAAGTTCTCCAATATCATAGCTCAATGTTATATGTGGAGAATAATCCGGAAAGTCATGAGTACCACCAATAGCAATACCATAATTATGTCTATAAGTGAGATAATCTGATGTATACTTAAAAACTAAAGCAGATTTACCTGACTCAGTTTTCCATGTATCTAAAGTTCCATGATCTGCTAATTTAAAACTGCCTGAACTAGGAACATAAGGAACGTTTACCCTAGAATATAAAATAGTACTATGCAATTTTTCTCTAGGAACAGGAAACGGGACCTTTAAATCCCGTTGTAATTGTTCGATTGCATCTAGTGTTAATCCTGAGAACTTGGCACCGACATATGTGCCTTTATTATGAATCACTTCTAGGAATTCCATCCGTTTCTACTTCTTCAACACAATCTTGTGGTTTTAAAGCTTCAATAGCATCATAAATATCTTGAATTTTAACCTGTCCTTCTTGTTCGATTTCTAATAAAGAAATTACATTAGAAATAATAGTTTGAAGTTTTTCTTGTTCTTGCATTAATTCACGAACTTTGTCTTCTGCGTCAAATGTACGGATTTTAAGAACATTAACTTGGACTTGTAAATTTTCTAATTCAGAGTTTTGAGTATTCATTTTTTACCTTTTTATAAAAATCGTCTAAAGAACTATTATTTTCAATAACAATATCACCTTCTAAAATTTGGAGGTCTTGCTCGGTGATATGATTATCATTTGTATTTGTGTTTTTCTTAATATGGATAACTTTTCCATTATGTAATCTGATTGCTTCTATTTCATGTATCTGTCGACAATCAGTAATAACAATTGTATGGGACTTAGGGATTCTTTTATTAATATAATTAAATACTATATCCACCCAATACATTTTATCCATGCTTACAACAATATCTGTTCCAAGGGTCTGTAGGAACTTCCGAATTGTAAATTCATTATTATTTATAACAGGGATTTTAGGTGTATCACCTTTAAGTCCATTTCTTTTTAAATGGGCAACACATCTCAACATATAATCTTCAAATTGGTCTTGTGTCATATCTAATTTAAATTCACGGTCAATACCGTGACCATCAAAATCTTTATAAGACAAATTAACACCATTATAATTTTGCCAATTTATAGACAATGTAAATTTTAAATAATCAGCAAAGGCTATTTTGTGACAATATCTATTTTGTTCATCACATAATGATTCAATATAATTTGCACATGTATCTTTACCACTTCTTTTTTTGCCAGTCAATCCTATAATCATTTATTACCTCATAGATGGATGTAAATTTCGCCCAATAGAAATTGCTGAATCTTGGATAGACGGACGAGATACTATTATTTTGTTATCTTTTTCAATTTCAAAATATTTAAAATTAAAATTAACGGTCATATAAACAGCTGGATCTCCTTCTGTATCATATCCATATTCTATATCAGAAATAGAAGAAGGCCAAGCTCCATAATAATTAAAAGATACTAATGATTTCTTTTTATCATTATCTAGTATGTGTAATATGATACCTTCAGGTTGTCCAGAAACATCCCAGGCACTATTATTATGAGTAATATAGTTATTTATTGATAACATCCATTTGTATATCTCGATGTACGAGAGGAGCTCCTCATCTAATAATACTTTAGCTATTAATTCACCGTGTTCTAATGTAGATCCAGGTAAATTTGATCTTCCAAGTCCTTTCGTTCCTAAAGGAACTTCTGTAATAGGTATTCTAACATCTGGAAGGATAAAGCTTTGAACATTTAGAGTAAAAGCTTCTGTTAATTTACTATCCGGTATATCTATTCTAAAGTTAGTAGAATTAGTTTGATTAAAAAAACTCATTATAGTTTCCTTAGTTTATTATTTTATTAAAAGTATAGTATATTCTATATAACTATTAAGTAATAAATTAATAACTCTATGTTATTATTAAAATATTAAAAATCTGGAGCGCAGCTCCAGAAAATAGTTTCTTCTAGTTATTATTTTATTAAAAGTATAGTATATTCTATATAACTATTAAGTAATAAATTAATAACTCCATGTTATTATCTTTTCCAGACTTTAGAAGCAGCAAATCTTGAACCTTGAGACATAAATTGCTGAGTAGGCATAAAAATAATATTAGACCAGTCTTGAGGCTTAACTTCTATTATTGGTCCTTTAATATGACCTGGTAAATAAGCTTTTATCATTTGATCGGACCCATGCATTCCTCTAACACTACTCCAATTTATTTTTAGCTTGGTCTTAGATGAAATATTACTTGTAGAGGAAAACCGTTTTAATAATTCTTCTAAAAATGCTTGTCTGGCTTTAGGTGGTATATAATGAAGGTTTAAACCATATAATAATTGATTACCATTACCTGCTGTTTTCGCACCTAAGAATATAATTAAAGGAAACTTATCCCAATACGGGAGAGTATCTTTATTTTTGGCATCATAAACATAAGTATAAATCTTACCAATTTCTGGTGTTTTAGTAGTTCTTGTTCTAACACCAGTTTTAATAGTTTCTTTAAACCACTTTATAGATTTATTGTTTACTGCTGCACCTTCGTTTCTTATTTTTTTCTTTAAAGTACTTCTAAACTCATTAACTATTGCAAGTTCGCGTTCTCTTCTTGTTAAATTATGTTTAGATTTACCTTTAATGGCTTCAACTTCTAAAGCTTCTTTTATTTTATCTGAATACCTGCTCATTGCAGAAGTAAAAGTGCTATATTTTATTCCTTTATGTTCTGCAAACTTTTTAGAAGATATACTTCGTCTCACTTTAGAAAATTCAACACCTAATTTAATCCAGTCTTGGGCCGATTTAGGTAATGTTTTTTCTTCTTCAATTTCAAATATCATCCTTTCCACCCCATGGTCTTTAATGAGCTTTCAGTCACTATCTTAAATTGTAAATTCATTTTATCCGCTAATTTTTTAGCAGCTTTCCATTTATCAGAATTAACTTGATATGTATACATTTCTTCCATAAATCGTTTCTTTGCTTTAACTGTGACATTAGCAGGTGGTCTTGGCGGTTGAGTTTCTTTAAATGGTTTAACTTCAAAAAGGAATTCTTGGCCACTTTTAAACTTAGCCCAGAAATCCATAAAATATCTTCTTTTTTTACCATCTGCATTACTAAAATACGGAATTATGACAGTTTCAGAACTCCAAGACACAACATCAGAATTATTATCAAGCCATTTCATAAAAAAATGTTCCCAAGATGATCTATAAGTTATTTTTCGCCAATCCCCTTTATATTTGTCTTTATTTACTGGCAAAAACTTACCTTTATATGCCATAATAGGTCCTCTTTATAAATACATATATAATATTTATAACAGGGGGTAAAATGATATTTTCCTTTTTTGATCCAGTTGAATATAGAGGTAAACCTACAACTAATATATTCAAAAATTATAAAGTATACATAAAAAGAGTTCTTTCTGATTACAAATTAAAAACATATTACATAAAGGGTTCTCCTAGACCTGAAGAATTAGCAAATACATTATATGGCAATCCACAATTATATTGGGTTCTTTTAATGATAAATGATAATTATGACCCATTTCATGGTTGGATAAAAGGACAAGAGGCTTCTTATCAAAGCGCTATACAACGCTACGAGAACGCAGGTGGGCAACAAGTTCTGTACCATATAGATAACAATGGCGAAAGATATTATAACCTTGTAGAAGATCCTGATAACCCTGGCCTTTGGTACGATAAAGGCGATAAAGATATGGAACACTTGCAATATAATGGGCCTTTGGCTGCTGTAGATATTTTAGAAGATGCCATTCTAAGAAATGAAGAATCACGCGAAATAAAAATAATTGACCCAAAAGAAATACAATCATTTATTAGTGCAATTATTAGAGAAATGGAAAAATCATTATGAATATACAAAATACTTATCTTCAACCATTTTTTGGTGTTGTTGAAGATCGTATGGACCCAAAAAAATTAGGACGCGTTAGAGTACGTATATATGGTGATCACCCATTTTCAAAAACAAAAGGTGACGTAGCTGGGTTAGAAACTGAAGATCTTTTATGGTTCCAAGTTCTTTTACCGGCAACATCTGCAACAGAATCTGGAGTAGGCAATTCTCCAACCGGAATATTAGAAGGCTCTTCAGTCTTTGGTTTATATTTAGACAAATATAAAACTTCTGGCATTGTTTTAGGAACATGGGCAGGTATAAGAACAGAAATGCCTAATTACACTGAAGGCTTTTCAGACCCAAATCAACAATATCCAACAAAACTTGGGAATGACTTAAATGATTTGTCTTTGGGTGGGAGAATAGGTAGAGAATCTATTGTTAACATAATTCAAAATGATAATAGAGAAACTGCGCCGAACCCATCAAATACTCCGGCTGGCGAAGAACCAGAAAATAATAATCCAGTATTAACAATAGAAAAAATGTTACAACGGGATGAAGGCTTACGTTTACGTTGGTACCCAGATAATGGATACGCAAGTATAGGTATTGGACATTTAATAAAAGCCCAGAAAACATCAGACCCAGATTTAATTAATAAATGGATATCAGAACTAGTTGGAAGAAAGGTTACTAATGGCACAATCACTATGGATGAGTGTATGGCTATTTTTAAATCCGATATTAAAAAAGTTAAAGATGGAATAGTTAAGCACCCTACAATAGGACCCATATACAAAAAATGTAATGCTTCTAGGAAAATGGCTTTAGAAAATATGGCTTATCAAATGGGCCTTGGTGGATTAGCCAAATTTAAGAAAACTCTAAAATACATGGAAGAAGAGAAATGGGAAGATGCTTATATAAATCTTCAACAATCTTTGTGGTTTAGACAAACAAAAGGACGAGCGTCAAGGGTTTCTTTGATTATTCGTAATGGTAATTTAGAATCATATGGTGAGAAGACACCTAGTAATGCCAGGGCATTATCATCACAAAGGAATATAAACATAGAGCCTGAAGATCCTTATGTCCCTAACGATACCAGAGTGATGTTTGAAGAACCAAAAACAGAGTATAACAGCCAATATCCGTATAATAAAACTTTTGGTACTGAGTCTGGGATGATTCAAGAATTTGACGATACACCTGGTGCCGAACGATATAGATTAACCCATACTTCCGGGACATACCAAGAAATTTCTCCAGATGGAAGAAATGTTCAGAAAATAATAGGTGATAATTATAAAATTGTTCAACAAGATGACCATATACTTGTTCAAGGTGATGTTAAATTAGTTATTGGCGGTAATTCTAATGTTTATATAATGGGAACTTTAAACCAAACCATAGATGGAAGTGTTAATCAGACAGTTCGTGGTAATGTGGTCCAACATGTCGAAGGAAATGTCAAAGCAACAATAGATCAAACAGCCGATATTCTTGTAAAAGAAGAAGCCATGCTTACTGTAGAAAAAGATGTAACAGTTAACGCTAATCAAAATGCAGAAATAAATGTTAAAGAGCAAGCAACTGTTAATGCAGAAAATATTTCTGTTAATGCAGAAAAGAAAATGGAATTTAAAGCTGAAGATGTTGATTTTAGCGCAGTAAAAACATTTTCTGTTGATTCTGGGGTTCTTACTAAAATTACTGGTGCTAATGTACAGGTGGGATAATGAACTATTACGATAAAATAGATGAAGTGGTCTCAAACTTTGTTCATCCATGTGAAAGAGAAGTGCCAGATGGGTTCTATAGACGGGTTAAGTGGGAGCTATATAATCCATCAAAAGAAAATAAAGGGCCAGGGAACGGCGAAGAGTGGGATACTGAGATAATAAAAATAGGCACTAGATTATATGACGCGAACCCATTTGGGCATAAATCAGAAGAATTCCCGGAACCTTCTGTAGAAGGAGAAGATGAAGAAAAATGCAAATTTTGGTCTAAAAAAATAGGAATATGCTTCAAATCCCAACAAGAGCTTACTGATTATGTAGAATCTATAGGGTCTAAATTATTACCAGGCAATGATTGGTACGGGGCAGATTTATCTAAATCAAATCTGTTTAAAACACCACATGAATATAAAATGTACCAAATAGAAAACGCTGGTGGGACTTGGTCTAAAACAGGTCCTTCTATTGATAAAAGAACCATGATGATGGTAGACAAGGATTATAATATTTCTATCAATTATAATGGCGTTTATGATTCAAGATCCGCTTATTTGAAACATTATGAAGACAAACCATGTACATATGTTGGTATAAGATTAAACCTTGATGTAGATTTAAGTGTACCAGGAATACCTGAATCAGAACCTCCTACAATTGAAGGACTTCCACCTGAATTACCTGCATTAATGTTTGCAGCAAGAAGTTTACCTGCAATTGGATGTATTCCATTTAAAGCTAAATTTCCGTATAATGGATTATCACAAGCAATAGTTGAAGCATGGAATGAATCTAGAAGATCTTTTAAATTAATATGGGCAGATATTCCTGGCTTACCTGAAGGCGAAGGTTCTATCTGGAGTACCATGTATTCTGGTGTGTCTATTGCTATGGAAGAACTTGGTAATGCTGCATTGGGTATGTGCCAATATGTCCAACAAATGGCTTGGCTATCATTTAAAGAAGTTATTTCACAAGCATTAAACATTGTTGGTGGTGGTTGGGATTTATTAAAATCATTTATTCCTAAAGTAACTATTCTTGGAATAACTTTTGACATAGAAGATATATGTACTTCAGGTAATGGGTTACAAAAATTAAAAGAAGCTTTTTCTAAATTTGATACAGAAAAAGTAATAGAAGGAATATATGCATTTATAGGAAGTGCCTACGAATATTCTGTAGAGTATGTGAAGGTATTTTCAAGAGACTTAATAGATGCTTTAACAGATTTATACGACTATTTGTGGTATGTTTTAATGACCGCTGGTGTAGCTTTATGCAAAACCCTTGTTAATTTAGCAGAAATTTGGTCCATTCCACCATGGATTCCAAACCCATTATGGAATGTTGTGATTGCAGTAAAAGAACTAATGAAACAAATAGAACCATTAGATATGATTCTTAAAGGTGGATTTCCTGGATTTACTGCTTCAGATTTATATTACATGGTAGAACGAAAAGTCAAAGAACTTATTGATGAAGCATACACCAAAATAGAATCTTTAAAAAATCAAGCCATTAAATTATGGGAACAAGTAAAAGAGGCAAAAGACAAGTGGCAAAAAGAATCTATAGGATTTAAACAATACCTTAAAGGCATGTATGGCGCTGTCAGTGAAGAACTTACTCGTCAAAAAGAAGCTTTAGTACAAGAAGCAAAAGATATATACGAAAATTTATTAGCTAAATATGAAGCATTAAATATAAATATAGACACACTTAAAGCTTCTGTTTCTAATGTACTTGAATTAGCATTAAATGAATTAAGAAATCTTCCTATAGTAGCCCAAATAGAACAACTTCTTTCATTAATAGGAACTTCATTTGATGAGATGATAACCACTATTAAAAATAGTATAACTGGTGCTCAATCATTATATAAAAACTTTACAGATGGAAGTCGATCACTAAAAGATATATGTAAATATATCTTCAGTCAAATTTCTACATTATCTTTGAGTAAAGTTACTCAATGGATTAATAAATTATTGAGTATATTCGGTTTAGAAATTAAATTTCCTGAATTAGAACTGTGTATACCATACGTAAAATACGAGGAATAAAATGGATTTAATTAAAAAACAAATAAACAGTATTCCTGAAGTATACACTTCAGCCACTTTTGACGAGATAAAAGCAGATTGGATTAATTGGCTTAGAGGCCAAGACGAATTTAAAGACTATGATTTTAAAGGCTCTAGATTAAATATTTTATTAGATCTTTTAACATATAATGTGTTATATATCCAACAATTTAGTAATTCAGCCTTATATGAATCATTTATACGAACTGCTTCATTAAGGTCTTCAGTTGTACAAGCCGCTCAAGATATGGGGTATTTTCCATCATCTATGACCGCGGCAGAATGTTCTATCATGTTAGAATGTACACATAAATTAAATCCACAAAGTATTAAAATTCCTAGAGGAACCAAATTTTTAGCATCATCCAAAGATGGCCCAACACAGCCATATAATTTTGTAGTTAAAGAAGATGTTAATGTTGTTAAGAGTAAAGATGGTAAATACTACCCAATAATTAATTTAGTCCAGGGCCGCGTTGTTAGAACTGAATTGGAATATGACCCAGATCAACAAATTCTTATTCGTGATAAATTTATGGACAGGCACACTGTTAGAGTTATGGTTAACGGTGTAAAATGGGAAGACTGGACAGAAAAATCTATTGTTAATATTTCAGGAACAAGTCATGTATTCTATATGAGAGAAACAATAGATGAATATACAGAAATATTTTTTGGCGAAGGTCAAGCTGATTATTCTGTTGTGGATGGAAGCTTACAAAGCCATTATATCGGTGGATTAAAACCCGTTGCTGGGAGTAATATTGTAATAGAATATATTAGAACCGATGGCGGAAAGGCTAATGGGTCTATTAACTTTAGTTATGCCGATACACTTCAGTATGTCTCTGTAGTCAATATTATAGAAAACTATGATGAATCTGCTGACTATATCGGTGCATTTGGTGGTGGCGATCCTGAAGATATAGAAAGAATAAGAGAACTTGGCCCAATTAAAAGAGAATCACAAAGACGATGTGTAACTGCAACAGACTATGAATCATTTATTTCTGAACGATTTGGTCCTATTGTCCAAGCAATACAATGTTTTACAGATAGAGATAAACCAGGATATGCATTTATAGCAATTAAACCTAAAGAAGGATTAAGATTATCATCTGTACAACGTGAAGATATCCAAAATTATCTTAAAGAATATAATATTTCTACCATTACACCAAGTGTAATGTCTCCGAACTACATGTTCTTAAAACATAAAGTTAAAGTGACTTATTCTATGAATAAACTTTCTGAATCAGAACAGTGGTTAAAAGGACAAATCATAGACCAAATAGATAAATATTATAAAGATGAAGTAGAAATATTTAATAAAAGTTTCCACAAATCAAAAATGTTAACTTACGTTGATGATGCAGATATTTCTATTTTAGGTTCTTCTGCAGAAATAACTATGGTCAGAGAATTGGAAAATTTCTTTAAGACTCCAATGGCTGGTGTCAAATATAATAATAAAATAGTCCCAAAAGGATTATTGAGTAATGTATTTGAATACACTGTTAATGATGATTTGTCTTATGGAGTTAGATTAGCTTCGACAGAACCTAAAGGTGATTTAAAAGAAGGTAAAATTGTTATAGGACCATTTAGACAAGGCGACATCAAAATTAGCCCTTATCTTGGAACAGATTTTGAAAAATTAAAAACATCTGACAATCGTAATAGTTATTTTGTTGTTGGTAAAATCATTCATGAAGAAGATTATATTTATTGGGATCTTGGACAATTAAATGTCACAAGTGATAAATTTTTGGTCCCAAGTATAGAATTATATGGAACTCCAGGAGATTCTAATATCTTTACAAAAGATGGGTCACTTATTGTGTTTGAAAATAATTTAAGACCCGAATACACAGAAATTATTATGGAGCCTATAGCTTAATGAAAGCACCTAAAGTTACTAGTTTAAGAATAATAAAATTATCTGCTAACCAGGTTCATATTAAATGGGACCCTGTAGGTAGTAATTTTTATTATTTTGTGGAACTAGCAGAATCAAGAAACGACGGAACGAAAGTTCCGTTAGATAAACTACAATGGCAGAATCTAGGGTATAGTTCTGATAATGATAGATTCATTAGTATTGGAATAATCCCTAATACACATTATTTGATTAGAGTATCTGTTAGAGCAAAGGGGTTTGAACAATCAGATTGGGCATATACAGAAGAATTTTTGACATTTAAATCAAATGCATATTCTTTTGACCATATGAAAGAATTTACTTTATCTGAACAATTTATTAAAGAAAAATTTGTTAAAAATAACTCAAACTATATTAATTTTAATACTGACCAATTGTTAGCCTCTTTAATGACAGAAGATTTTCAATTCACACCTAAATATAATGATGTATCTCAAATTTCTAATAAAATATTAAAAGAAGCTAATTTTCATGAGATACAAGGAACACCTGAAGGAATAACTAGAGTTTGTTCTGATATCAATAGAGTTATGCCTGCAGAAATGGATGGAGTTTTATATCTATTTGAAAGGTTCCAAAATGTTGTTAAAGTTTCTAATGATAAAGGGCAGACCTGGAAGTATTATAAAGCTCTAGATGATCGTGTAGGTAATCCTGTTTCTAAAACATGTATATATCAATCAGATACAACTTCATACGTTCTAGGCTACGATAGAGTGTTTTATGGCCGTAGAAGTTCTGATGTTAGATGGTCTGATGATCAACATCGTTTTTCTGAAACAGATTTAACATTTGCAAAAATAGGAGATACTTTACATTTAGGGTTTGATGTCGAGGTTTTTGGCACATTATCATTTTTACCTGGTAACGTATCCAGATTTGCTGAAGCAATTGCATCCAATAACGATTTTTTATATGTTGCTGCTAAAAATAATTTAAGATTTTTAGACCTTCACAATGCAGATGTAGATATGGATGAAGGTTCTATATCATATGGTAAAAAATTATTTGATGAAAAGTCTATAAAAATAACAGATAATGAAAATATCGTTGTTAAAAAAATGGATGTTCTTAATGGAGAACTTTATATTTTAGTCACGGGTGAAGTCAAGAAATATTTTATGGACCCAACTAAACCTGAAAATGTTATAGATTCTAAAGATAAAGGCGTATATAAATTAGTAGATGATAAGCTGGTTCGTGTTTTTGGTAATACTGAAGAAGAACGTAGAAAAATAGAGCATGAATATACCAATATGTCAACTGATGGAAAAGAACTTTTTATTAGCTATGCCAATTTTAAATATACCGAATATACAAAAGACGATAAACTAGAAAATGGTATCAAATATATAAAAACTGAAAGCGGACTTTCTGATAAACATTATCACATGGGTTCTATTAGAACTTCAGACGGTGAAACATGGAAACCATATTATATGAGTTATTACGCTGAGCCATGGTTTACTTGGATGAATAGAACAAAAACTCGTGTATGGATTAATAATGATAATCGACCTGTTGTTATATACCCATCAAAAACATACACAAAAATAATCGATACCGTTGGTCCAACAGGTGAAGACCGGGTTGTCAAAGAAGTTTGGGATAAAGGCCATGGAACCTTTTATTGTAAAAATATATTTTTTGAAGGATTTAAACAATATTCAGGTGGTGTATTAATCCATAAAAGTTCCGGCGAAATAGTAGGATATTACGAATATAATTACAGGGTTAGAGATAATGCTAAAATTATTTGGATTCCAAAATTAATATGTTTACAGGCTACTTTACAAAACCAAGAACACCCAGAAATATGGGAACCAAAACACAACAAAGGCGAAAAAGATCCTGATTTAAGACCTTTACTAAATACAATGATTCCAGATAGTTATCTATTACAAAACAGTAATTTTGAAAAGTTCTGTGAATATTACCTCCAATTTTTATCTGATGGTAAAAACACACATTACAATAAATTACTAAATTTAATACGTAATAAGTACCCAAGAGAAACTGATTCTGTTGAATACTTGTGGTCTGAAATAAATAAGCGAAACATTTATTTAGACAAAGAAAAAAGAGATCAAGTTATTAGATTTTTTGAATCAAGAAAATCTGATTTTTATAGCACAAAAGGAACCGAAGCCAGTTATAAATTCTTGTTTAAACTTTTATATAATGAAGATGTTGAAATAGAAATAGAATCTAATTCTGGGTTAGAATATGATATTGTAGTTTATTCTGATAATATCAATGAAGACATCGTCGGACGAACAATATACACTCCTACCGGCCGTTGTAATGTCACATATATTGAAAGAGAATATGCCAAAGGAAAATTACAATGGCGTATGACTATTCATAATATGATTGGTCGTTTTTTAGTAGGGCAAAATATTCTAGGCGAAAGAAGTGATTTTAAAGGACAAATAATCCAAGGGATTAAAGGTAAAGAAATATTATCTAATAAAGAAGATCTTGCTAATAGGTCTAGAAGTTATTATGTAATGAAAATAAAGTCTAAACTTCCAACATCAAGATATTCTTCTGATGTACTAAGATTTGTCCACCCAGTAGGATTTGGATTTATTGGGATTACTTTATTAACAATGTTTATAAATTCTGGCTTGTCCCTTAAACATTCTGAAACCATTATCAATAAACTGATTACATATAGGTATGATTCTGGGTATCCTTCTATATGGCCTGATAGAGTTGCTATATTAAAAAATGATATTATAGAGCTCGATCCTATAACAGGAGAAGCGTTATATACATTACATCCTAAAGCTGGTGAAGATTTTGATATTCCCGATGATTATGACAAAAATGAAGGCTTTATAGGACCAGAAAAACCATATACAAATATGGAAGAGTATTTAAAAAATGTTCCACCTTCTAAGAGAAGACATAAGTATAGTCCTTTATTTGATCAGTCTGGATTAACATATTCTATTTTTAGAGATATGACAAATCTACTCATCCAAAGTGATAAATATAGATATAAAGATAATATTAACAATCCAAGGGACCCTGAAAAGCCTTCACAGGAGAAAGTATAATGGATTCAGTAGAATTGTATAGATCGGTTGTTACATCTAAATTTAGAACCGGTAAATTATTAAGTTTTTATGACTCTATAGGTGATTCTGATTCTAAAACCACAATTTATGTTGGATTTGGACGTCAAGAACCATGGGCAGATAATGAAAAAGAGGTGGGTTTTGCCCCGCCTTATCCAATAGATGATGTATCAGGTGTTTCTGACATGTGGACACATATGATAGGTTTAATGAAAGTTGACAAGAGTTTAGTTGATGCCTTGATTCCACGTCGGGATTGGGGTGATTCAAGATACCCAAACCCGAGAACATTTAATATTGGTGATATCGTAGTTACAAACTCGGCTCCTTATAACCAAACAGATATTGGTGATGGATGGAAAGTTTATAGAGTAGTAGATATTCCTAAAACCGGTGTTTGTTCTATAAGTAATATTAAGAATAAAGACGAGTGTATTAAATTAGGTGGGACTTGGACACCATCATACGAATCTGTTTTTCCACCAAAAGGAAGAGGAGATGCAGAAAAAGGTGGATTAGTTGATATGGAAGATGGATATTTATGGGAATATTTATATACTATTCCACCTGATGTATCAATTAATAGATGTACTAACGAATATATTGTTGTCCCTACACCAGATGAATTAGGGCAAGATCTAGAACGTTGGGGATATGAAGATAATTTATCATGGCAACAAAATGATAATAATTTAGTGTATAGACTTAAAGTTGTGACTTTACGTTTTAGAGCTTTTATGGACTCTGTTTATTTTCCAGAAGCTTCTTGGCCTGGAAATAACGGGTTTAGACAAATATGTGTTGTTATAAATCCATTAGAAAAGAAACAATGGCCCAATGACCCAAATGTAAAAGCAACTAAAAACTATTATCGTGTATCTCAAGTAGAACGTAATTCTGGTGAAATGATATATCTAGAAAACAGACCACCTATAACAAGATCTATAGACCAAACAGAACTTGTGGATTTGGTTTTTAGTTTTTAAATTAAGGAGCCTAGTGCTCCTTTTTTGTATAAATAAGGATATATAACGAGGGCTCAATATGCAAGAATATAAAACACTTATTGACACTGGTATTAAAGGAAATTCTTCAACTGGGGATATTTTATACGACGGTGGCGAAAAACTAAATATCAATATGAACAATATCTATAATACTTTTGGCGATTATAGATTATTTGATGAAACACTTCAAGGCCAAGGAAAACAAAAACTCCATGGAACAGGGTATTATCAAAAACATACAAGAATGTATTATTTAGATACCCCTGAAGGAGTAGAAATGGGGTCTTTGCATGATGTTGACACTAGTACAGGCAAACTTGATATAAAACTTCCTGCCGCTAAATTGGGCGAAGGAATTGTCATTATCAATAGTAATGGGTCTTTAAGTAAAGATACACCGGTTATTTTATCTACATTTGGTTCAGATACTATTGCTGGGCATGGTGCTAGATTATCTTTAGAAATGCCAAAAACCAAAACAACACTATGGTGTACACGTCAAGACCAAGGTATAGGCGTATGGGAATATAAAATAGAATCCATGTTTGGTAATCACCAATTGGCCGTTGATTCTGATTTGATGTTAGACACTACTGAAAAAACTATAGAAATTGGTAACGTAGACCACTATAACACCATAAAATTGCTTCTTCACGGTGTATCCCAAAACCAAAAATCTTTTAAAAGCTCAGAGATGCTGATTTCTATTTTACATTCTGCCGGAGAAGTATATAAAACAGAATACGCTGTTTTAAAAAATAATGGCGATTTGTTTTCAATAGATTTTGTTATAGAATCTGGTATTTTAAAAGCCAAAGTAAAATCATTATCAGGAAACGTAGCTTTTTCTATTAAATCTATTGGAACTATTAAGGTAGGAGCCGTATGATACAAGTAATTAATATTGGTAATACCGTAGATGACGGAACTGGCGACTATTTACGTAAAGGTGGCCAAAAAACAAATGAAAACTTTAAAGAAATATACCATGAATTAGGTGATGATAAAATATTACATTCCGCCGGTGCTTGGAAAACATATACTGCTAAATCTGGAGCATTAACACCACAATTTGGTCAATCATTAGCACTTAATACGTTAGAAGGCCCTATAAATGTAACATTGCCTAAAGGGTCGGTAGAAGATTATAACAAAGTTATTAGAATCCGAGACGTTTGGAATTCATGGGAAAAATCACCTGTTAATATTATAGCTTCAAAAGGTGATACTATAAAAGGATCTTCGGGTTCTAAGAAATTTGACAAGAACTTAATGGACTTAGAATTAGTGTATTGTGCTCCCGGGCGATGGGAATATGTTGAAAATAAACGTGTAGACAGATTAACTAATCCTAATATGTCTACTGTAATTAAACGAAGTATTATTGCTAAACAAGGGCAAAAAGATTTTTTAGATATTTTTAATGGTAATCTATATAATACACGAAACTTTGATGTATATCGTCGTGGTAATATTTTATATTACGGTGATAATTCTTTTGATAAAGCTAATGCCGATTATGGTTCTCCAGATGGGGCTTCTAATATTAAAGCACTTGATGGCAAAAACGTTAGATTAAAAGATGCATGTGAAGCCGGTGATGTAATTACGTTTATTTCATTTTTAGATGGGATTGATTCTTGGAAAAGTTCATATAATAGAAAAACTGTGACATTAGTTGATAAAACTTTATCTTCTGAAACAACTATCCCAGGAAGATTAATTTCTGTAGACTTTACAAAATGGCCATTAGAAATTTCGATGAACGACTTCGGATTTTTTGATGGAGAATCTGCGAATCCATATGCATTAGAAGTTTTAGTTAATGGGGTTCAATATACTCAATTAAATGATTCAAACACCCAGTCTATGTCTGGTGACTATGAATTTAAAATGACAAATGGAAAAATAGAGGCTATTGTATTCCATTCAAGATTAAATCATAACGATAATATAGTTTTACGATGGTTTAATAACGATATAGGTACAACTCTTCCTATAGAAGAAATAACATCTATAACGGACCAAATGTACGTTGCATCAGAAACACTCAAAGTTTCAAATAGAATAGCATATACTGATACAGATAATCCATCTCAAAAAACAAAGTAAAAGTTGACGATGATGGAGATTATAAAGTTAATAATGTATCTAAAATATTTGATTTATTCTATCCAATTGGAACTATATATGAAAATGCCCATAATGCTGCTAATCCTGCGACATATATGGGTATAGGTACTTGGGTTAGATACGCTGAAGGTATGACAACTGTCGGTTGGAATTCAGATTCAAATGATAAAAGCTTCCATTACAATAATTCTGATTTAAATGCCCAAGGTGTTCCTTCTAAAACTGCCGGTGGTAAAGTTGGTAAAGCTTTTGTTGCATTAGAAAAGGCTAATCTTCCTGGAACAGAAACAAATGAAGATGTATTAATTAAAGATAAAAATGGAACTATTATCATCGGTGGGTGCCAATTTGATCCAGATGATGAAGGTCCTGGCTATGACAAATACAGAGAAGATAAAGCAACAACAGGGACTCAATCCGATTTTGGCAGAGAATTTAGTTTAATACAGCCATCTATAACAACGTATAAATGGATAAGGGTAGCATAATGAAAAATAATAATGTATCACATTCATCACCTAATTCTAGTGAAATTTACTATTCTGTAGGTAATGATACTTTATCTGGTAATAGGGTTCCATTAGGAACCCAAGATACAAGACAATCAAGTTTAAATGTATATCAACCTAATGTGCAGGCAGCTCTAGATGACTTTAAGGGAGCTTTTTTACCATTAAATGCATTAATCTACAACACAGATGGTGAAAACCCACAGGGCGCATCTCAAGTGGATTTTGTAGATTTTAGTGGAACCGTTGAAGGAACAGGCCCTGTTATAGTTCAAATATTTGGTATTCCATTACAAGTTACTGGCGGAAATACTGCATCTGAAGTTAGAGAAGCATTTGAAAATCTAGCCCAAGACCTAGTAGCTAAGAATCAATATTTTTCTTTTGTCCAAAAAGAATCCGAAACAAGATTAACAGTAAAGTATATTGATTATAGAGACCACGATGCTATAAATACATATAGTAATGGTATTAATATATCAACAGAAATTCAATCACCTGCAAAATATGGATATGGGACATGGGTTAAATTAGGGGTTAAAAACGAAACCTTAGGAGATACAGAATTACCAGTCTACGTATTCAAAAGGATAGCATGATGCAAAATACATATAAACATATAAGTGACAGCTCATCATTTGTCACATTTAATCCAGTAGGAACCCAATGGGACCAATCAATTAAAGATGTTCAAACAGCTTTATCAAAGATTGGTTCTTGGGCTATGATAGGTAAGGGATTACCTATTTCAACAGAAACATTAAATGGTATAATTAGAACCGCCACTAGAGATGAAGTTTTAAAAGGCCAAGGTTCAGGTGCAGTAACTCCGAAATATTTAGAAGAACGACTGGCTCATCCACAAGCAACTGAAACTGTTTTAGGATTAACAAAATATGCTAATAATTCTGAAACGCTAGCTGGAACCCTTAATAATAAGGCTGTTGTTCCAACTGGGTTAAAACATACTTTAGATTCCAGAACTTCAACTGAAGGAAGAACAGGTTTAATTAAAATTTCTTCTTTATCAGCCGCAGCACAAGGTGTTGATGACACAACGGCAATGACCCCTAAAAAAGTCAAACATGCAATTAATCAATTATCGCCGTCTTATGGCATAGCAACAGAAAAAAATAGTGGAACTGTTAATATTGCTTCTTTAGGCCAAGTTGCTCAAGGACAAGCACATGATGGTATAGCTGTTTCTCCAAAAGGATTTATTTCTACTAGAGCTTCTGAATCTCAAATTGGTACAACAAAAATAGCCACAGTGGCCCAAACAAAGGCCTTGTCTGATGCATCATTAGTGGTTTCTCCTAAAAACTTAGGACAATTAAAGGCATCAGAGTCTGAATTTGGATTAGTTAAAACTACAACAACTATTGGTAATACAGGGGCTAATTTAGCATTAAGTCCAATGGCCCCAGTTGTTCCTACATCTAGGACAATAAACAACAAACCATTAACAGGGAATATTGTTTTAAATTCTGATGACGTTGGATCATATTCTAAATCTCAAGTATGGACTAAATCAGAATCAGATGAGAGATATATGCCTAAAACAGATATTCCAAAACAGTCATTTTATACTTATTTTGATGCTTGGCAGTTAGAAGGCCACTATCCTATAGGCCGTGGTGGGTATTGGGCTGAATTAGGTAAAACACGATTACCTTTTGGTGAATATACACGTTTACAATTTAATATGACCATTAATAACACTAGGGATTTAAGACCTTTTGTAATGAAAATATATAAAAATGATGAAGTAATTAAAGAATATTCAAGATTCGTTGGATATCCAAATAATTACAGTTTTACAGATAGATTATTAATTAATGGCAAATTTAAAGCTGGGGATGTTATTAGGGCCGAAGCCACAGCCAATGGTGGTCCTAATTATTCGTATAATTTTAAAACATGGTACCTATTATTCACATAAGGAAATAGAATGGATAAAATAGAATTACTTCCACTGCCATTTGTTGACGGCCCAATTAAAGACCAAACACAGATAGAATGGATTTTAAACAAAAAAGAATGTTTAACCGGTGCATCTAAATACGGTAAATCTGACGGGGTCCTTAACAGGGTCCCAGCTCAATTATATGAAAATATAAAAACTCTCCATGAAAACGATACATTAATTAATGGACAAGTAAATGAATTAATCGATTCTGTTGACACTATTAATGAATCGTTAGAAATAGGAAATAATAAAGACTTAATAAAAACTATAATAGAAACTAAAGATCGTGCTGATATTTTTGAAAGCGTTATACAAAGTAATTCTGACGATATATTTGAATTAGATGAAGATATTAAAGAATTGAAAGACGAAGTTGGAGTTCATAATCCAGTTGATACAGTAAAAAGAACCCTTCGTGATGATACGCTTTGGATTAAAAAAGAAATAGGTTCTTACCCTGGCCAAGACATAAATGGTCAAACTTCGCAAGAATCTTTAGGTAGTGGCATGAAACGTCGTATTATAGATGTTGCTACACAAACCGTAGATAATACAAAAAGAATAGGTGTCCTAGAAAAAACATGGGCTGATTCCGATGTTGGTAGTTTAACCATAGAAGTTGGTAAATTAAGAGAAGAACTTGGAAAATCATCAGATCAAGAATATTTGTCTGTTTACAAAAGACTTTCTGTTATAGAGGACAATGTCGACAAAGGGTCTGAAGTTATAAGCGATATTATGACTAAAATAGGCCCAGGCAATGTATCTGAAACCGTATCTATTAATACTCAAGAAATATCAAAATTGAACGAAGAAGTTCTAGGGACATCTGGATTAAAAACGAGAGTTTCTAGAATTGAATCTAAATTAGGCGACGAAACTAGCCCATTTACTATTTTATATGATATTAGTAAAAATAAAGAAGGGCTAAAAGACCTAAATACTATTGTTGGTGCCGATACAAGTTCAGGATTACGTGGACAAGTTACATGGATCCAATCCCAAGTTGGATTAGGAGATGAACCACCTGCACCTGGTACAGTATTATCTAAAATAGATTTGTTGACTAACAGTACTAATGAACTTAGTATCGATGTTCAAAATTTACAGTCAGAGATAGGTAATAATAAAACCGGTATAAAAGGAACTGTTATTCAATTAGTCAAAGCTATTGAAGGTACAGACCCTGAAGGATCGACTGTAAAAGAAATAGGTATCCAAAAAGCAACCGAAGACATGTATGAAGTATATGACAAAGGAATGCCTCTTCCACCAGAAGATGGTAAAGCTTACATTTGTAGATATAAAACATGGACACCTATTCCAACTTCTTTGGGTGTATTTACGGCGAAGTATGCCAAAGCCTTAGAAGAAGGGTTAAATGATGTTGATATATCAGAAACTCTAATTAGTAAATTGTGTGAACTTACAGATGGTAAAGTATCAGTATTTGATAGTGGTCATTATGAAATAGATTTTGAATCTCTTATTCCAAAAGAATTTAAAGATCGAAAAATAAAGTTTAGTATTTTTAAAAATGATGAAGTATTTTTTGAGACAAGCGATTTAATATCAACAAATAATTCTAATGTTTTTAAAGAATCAACTATAGTTGAAATATCAGAAAATGATCAAATCCATGTAAAAGTGGAATCAACAGACTCTGATTTTTCTGAGATATCTTTTGGTATTAAATTACAAATTAAACCATTAATATAATTTAAGGACCTTCGGGTCCTTTTTTTGGTAGTAAACATGGCAGGATATAATGCGTATAACCCTAAAGAATTAAAAGATGTTATTTTAAGAAGATTAGGTGCACCTATTATTAATATAGAAGTAACAGAAGACCAGATTTATGATTGTATTCAAAGAGCCTTAGAACTTTATGGCGAATATCATTTTGATGGCCTTAATAAAACATACCAAACATTTTACGTTGGAGAAGACGAAACCTATACAAATGGTGTCTTTGATTTACACCCATCAGTTTTTGCTGTAACACAAATAGTTAGAACTAATGTAGGTTCAATTACATCTATGGATGGCAATGCAACATATCCGTGGTTTACAGATTTTTTAATGGGTATGGCTGGTATTAATGGTGGCATGGGCTCTTCTTGTAATAAGTTTTATGGACCAAACGCATTTGGTGCTGATTTAGGATATTTTACCCAATTAATGCAATATAGAAGCATGATGCAAGATATGTTGACCCCACTACCAGATTATTGGCAGAATTCAGATACCAATCAACTTAAAGTGATGGGTAATTTTAAGCCCGGAGATATTATAATTTGTGAAGTTTACGTTAAATCATATATAGATGTTCCTGATAATATGGGCGCCACTTCTGGTTATGCCTGGGCTGGCGGATGTGAAGAAGAATCAAGTGTTTCTGATATATATGATAACCCATATAAAAAATTAACAGGCTATGTTGCTGGAGATGATTCTCAAGTCCATCAAGGTTCTTATAATAATAGATGGGTAAAAGATTATTCTACTACTTTAGTTAAAGAACTAAACGGACAAATTTTGGCTAAACATCAAGGAATGCAATTAGCAGGTGGTGTTACTGTAGACGGGATTAGATTAATAGAAGAAGCAAGAGAAGAAAAAAGAATTCTAAGAGAAGAATTAGAATTATTAGACGGGCCAGTAGGAATATTAATAGGATAACTTATGTATGATAGCAGCTTATTTGCAAAATTAGAATCAAATGAAGGGTATCATAAAACAAATGAAACACAGATCCTCAATCCTTATGTTAACTTCATGAAACACGGTAATACCCAAGAACTTGCTGACGTTTTAGTTCAAGAAACAATACAAATGAGAGGGCTCGAATTATATTACATTCCAAGAGAATATGCAAATCTAGACCTTTTATTTGGCGAAGACCCAAATTCTAAATTCACAAAAGCTTGGAAATTTGCAGCATATTTAGATTCTTTTGAAGGTTATTCTGGTGATAATTCTTTTATATCTTCATTTGGGTATCAAGTTAATGACCAAGTAAAATTCATCATTAATCCATCTTTGTTTAAACATCAGGTTAATGGTAAAGAACCTATTGAAGGTGACTTAATTTATTTTCCAATGGATAATTCGTTATTTGAAATAAATTGGGTAGAACCATATACTCCATTTTATCAAGTTGGTAAAAATGCTCAAAGACAGATTGTTGCAGAGAAATTTATTTATTCGGGTGAAGAGCTTAACCCAGAACTTCAAAAAAACCAAGGAATAGAAATAGACGAATTTAGCGTATTAGATTTAGAACCCGTTAAGAATTTAGATGGTCTGGCTGATATAACATCTGATGAATATTCTGAAGTTAAACAAATTAATAAAGAAGCTAAAGAATTTGTACAACCATATTATGTTGGAAATGGACGTGGAACCCCTTTTGAAGACTTTGAATAAATAATAATAAAGAGAGGTTAAAATGTTTGGACATTGGTATAACAGTTCATTAAGAAGATATATAGTATTAATGGGAGATTTGTTCTCCCATATTTCTGTTGCTAGAATGAGAGACAACAAAGTAAATTATATTAAAGTTCCTATTACATATAAATCAAAAGAACGGTTTGTCCAAGTATTGAATAAATACACGAATCCTTCTTCTCAAGAAAATATCGCTAAAGTAGAAACAGTTCTACCACGCATGAATTTAAATCTTGTAGATATGATGTACAACTCAGGATATAAGACATCCCAGGCAAATAGAACCATGTCTAGAGACAATGGAATAAGGACATATTCACAATATGCCCCTACGGCTTTTAAAATGATTTTTGAATTAGGGATATATACAAGAAATCAAGATGATATGTTCCAAATAGTGGAACAAATTCTCCCTTATTTTCAACCGCATTTCAACACCACAATAACTGAAATGCATACTAACCCTATTAAACAATTTGATAGAGATATAAGAATTGCATTCCAGAGTGTAGCTATAGATGAAACACCTGATGGGGATGTTAATACAAGAAGACATATAGAATGGTCTATTATGTTTGAAGTTAATGGATGGATTTATCCACCAGTTGCAGATATTAAAGGAGAAATTAAGACGGTATATGTTAATTTCTTTAATGAGAAAGTTGAATTAACCCCTGAAGGTGAATTTGAAGACTTAGAAGAATTTGAATCTGTCGATCACCAGGTTGTCCCTAAAGACGTCCAGGAAGCGGATTGGGATGGAGAAAGTATTACTACATATTCTAGAAATAAACCCATTCCTGTTGATCCTGATGCACCTAAACCGAGGTAATTATGAGTGAACTCAATATGACTCAACTATTAGATATTTCTGATTTGCCTGGAGTTACAGGCGAAGAAATCTTGGTTTATCCACCTCTTGAACTTAAAGAGGTGGTTTCTAATCCTGAAAACAGAAATATTGATTTAGAAGAAGACTACAAACAAACACGCCAAACCCTGCATCACCAACAACAAATGATAATGGATGCAGCAAAAATATTTTTAGAAACAGCCAAGAATGCCGATTCTCCAAGACATATGGAAGTCTTTGCTACATTGATGTCACAAGTCACTAATAGTAGCAAAGAATTACTTAGAATTCATAAAGAAATGAAAGATATCACCAATGAGACAACCAGCACTAAAAATTCACAAAACGTTAATATAGAAAATGCTAATATTGTTATGGCCTCTCCTACTGATTTATTAGAAGAATTTGGTGATTCTTACGAGACAAAAGAAAATGCAAAAAATTCTAGACCATCCTCTTAATGATATCATTAAGAACCCTGATACATTAGAAACAAAAATAGAAGACGGGATAAAATTTATAAAATCTCAATGGGACGATAAATGGTATCCTGAAAAGTTTAGTGATTATTTAAAAATAAACAAAATACGAAAAGTTAATATCCAATCAACTAAGCCTGAAGAATTTAAAACATTTAAAGATAAAGACAATAAGCGTTCTAGATATATGGGTCTTCCTAACTTAAAAAGAGCCAATATAAAAACTGGTTGGACAAGGGAGATGATAGAAGAATGGAAAAAATGCAGGGATAATATATTATATTTTGCCGAAAAATATTGTGCAATAACACATATTGACTATGGTACGATAGCAGTTCAATTGCGTGACTATCAAAAAGATATGTTAGAGATTATGGATAATAATCGTATGACGGTCTGCAATTTATCCAGGCAGTTAGGTAAAACAACGGTTGTTGCTATATTTTTGGCCCATTTTGTTTGTTTTAATAAAGATAAATTTGTAGGTATACTTGCTCACAAAGGTTCTATGTCTGCAGAAGTATTGGATAGAACTAAACAGGCTATTGCGTTGTTGCCGGATTTCTTACAACCTGGTATAGTTGAGTGGAATAAAGGGTCGATTGAGCTCGACAATGGTTCTAAAATAGGGGCGTTTGCTTCCTCGCCAGATGCTGTTCGTGGTAACTCATTCGCTTTAATATATATTGACGAATGCGCTTTTATACCTAACTTCTTGGACGCCTGGCTAGCCATTCAACCTGTTATTTCATCAGGTAGACGTTCTAAAATTATTATAACAACTACACCTAATGGGTTAAATCATTTCTATGATATATGGACTGCCGCTGTAGAAGGTAAATCAGGGTTTGCACCATATACTGCTATTTGGAACTCGGTAAAAGAACGTTTATATAATAGTAAGGATATATTTGATGATGGATGGGAATGGTCTGCACAAACTATTTCAGGATCTTCTTTAGAACAATTTAAACAAGAACATATGGCTGAATTCCAAGGAACTTCAGGTACATTAATATCTGGTATGAAGTTAGCTAATTTAGATTGGATAGAATTAGTCCCAGAAAATAATTTCTATCAATACAAGGCCCCAGAAGAAGGGCATAAATATATAGCTACTTTAGATTCTGCAGAAGGACGTGGTCAAGACTATCATGCTTTAAATATAATTGATATAACTCAAATGCCTTATGAACAAGTTGCAGTATATCACAGTAATACAACTTCTCACTTAATATTACCAGATATTATATTAAAGTATCTTATAGCATATAATGAAGCACCAATTTATATTGAATTAAATAGTACTGGTGCGACTGTTGCAAAATCATTATTAACCGATTTAGAATATGAAAATATTATATGTGATTCTTATACGGATTTAGGTGTTAAACAAAATAAAAGAACTAAAGCCATAGGTTGTTCTACATTAAAAGATTTAATAGAAAAAGATAAATTAATTATTCACCATAAACCTACAGTATTTGAATTACGGGTGTTTAGTGAGAAAGGGGTTTCTTGGGCCGCAGAAGAAGGTTATCATGATGACTTAGTGATGTCATTAGTAATTTTCGCTTGGCTAACAACTCAACAAAAATTTACTGATTATACTGAAAACGATATTAGATTAGCTAATGAAGTGTTTAGGTCTGAATTAGAAGATATGGGTGATGAGTATACTCCTGTTGTAATAATAGATGCAGGTGAATCTACAACGGAATTTGATTTTAGCAGCCCGTCTATTATTGGGTAATAAATAATATAAACAAATGAGGATAAATTATGTCATCTACATTACTTTCACCTGGAGTTGAATCTAGGGAAACTAGCGTACAATCTACGATTGTTAGAAACGCTACAGGAAGAGCGGCTCTTGCAGGTAAATTTGCATGGGGTCCGGCATTCCAAGTTGTACAAATTACAAATGAAGTCGAATTAGTAGACACTTTTGGTGGACCAAATAACGACACTGCTGATTATTTTATCAGTGCAATGAACTTTTTACAATACGGTAACGATTTACGTATTGTTCGAGCTGTTGATAAAGAAAATGCTAAAAATGCATCTCCTTTATTTGGACAAATTAAATCTAAAATCGTTTCAGGTGGTTCTAACTATACTGTTGGTGATAAAGTTGTTGTAAAATATAACAATAAAATCATTGAAGAAGACGGTATTGTTACACAAGTTGCTAGTGATACTAAAAAAATTGAGAAGATTTTTATTCCATCAGCTAAAATTATTGCACATTCAAAAGCAATTGGCACATACCCACAATTAGGTGCAGGATGGACCGCCGAAGTTTCAAAAAGTACTTCTGGTGTTGCAGGTTCAATCACTTTAGATTCTATTATTGTTGATTCAGGTATTTTACTAACAGAATCTGATTCTGCAAATAGTATTATTACTTCTGAAGAATATATGGAACAAATTAAAGCTTATTCATTACCTGCTATTGCCGCTATATACCCCGGTGAACGCGGTTCTAATATAGAAGTAGAGATTATTTCTAAAGAATCTTATGAAAAGAACACAACTTTAAATCAATACCCAGAAGGTGGCGAAAAACAAACTTCTGGTCCTTTAGTATTTCAATACGGGCCACAAAACGAAGACCAATACGGGATTATTGTCCGTGTTGATGGTGTTATCCAAGAATCAATGATTCTAAGCGTTAAACGTGGCGATAAAGATGTTTATGGTTCTAATATCTTTATGGATGATTATTTCTCTAAAGGTTCAAGTAAATTCATTTACGCAAGTTCAATGAATTGGCCTAAAGGTTTTTCTGGATTTATTAAATTAGGTGGAGGCGTATCATCTAATAAAACGGTTTCTGCTGGTGATTTAATGCAAGCATGGGACCATTTTGCTGATCGTGAATCATTACATGTTAATTTGCTGATTGCTGGGTCTTGTGCTGGTGAATCTGAAGAAATAGCTTCAACTGTTCAGAAACATGTTATTTCTATTGCAGATGAACGTCAAGATTGTTTAGCTTTAGTGTCGCCACCAAGAGAGTTAGTAGTTAACGTTCCTTTGGCCAAAGCTGTTTCTAATATAACATCATGGAGAAAAGGCAGAAATTCTTCAGGCGAAGCCCTGGACAACAATATGAACGTTAATAGCACATATTTTGAGATTGACGGTAATTATAAATATCAATATGACAAGTATAATGATGTTAATAGATGGGTCCCATTAGCAGCAGATATCGCTGGTCTGTGTGCAAGAACAGATTCTGTAGCACAACCATGGGCTTCACCAGCTGGATATAATCGTGGTCAAATCATGAATTGTATCAAACTTGCTATTGAGCCAAGACAATCTCATCGTGATGAATTATACCAATTAGGAATCAACCCTGTTGCAGGTTTTGCAGGTGGTGATGGATTTATTTTATTTGGTGATAAGACTGGAGCGTTATCTCCAACACCTTTTGATCATATTAACGTTCGTCGATTGTTTAATATGCTCAAGAAAAATATTGGAGATTCTGCTAAATACAAGTTATTTGAAATAAACGATGACTTTACTCGTAAATCATTTAGAATGGAAGTTTCCCAGTATCTAAGTGGATTAAAATCTCTTGGTGCAATGTATGATTTCCGAGTTGTTTGTGATACTACAAATAATACACCTGCAGTAATCGATAGGGGTGAATTTGTAGCTTCTATATACATTAAACCGGCAAGATCGATAAATTATATCACATTAAACTTCATTGCTACTAATACTGGCGCTGATTTTGATGAATTAATTGGACCTCAACAATAATAAAGGCCGAAAGGCCTTTAATAAAAGGATTAAACAATGAATCTTACAGATTTAACACGTGCCTTTGAATCAGGAGATTTCGCCCGTCCAAACTTGTTCGAGGTCGAAATTCCTTTCTTAGGAAATAACTTTAAACTTAAATGTAAAGCCGCTACAATGCCACCAAGTATTGTAGAAAAAATTCCTGTTGGATATATGAACCGTAAATTAAACATTGCAGGTGATCGTACTTACGATGACTGGACTATTACGGTTTATAACGATGATGCACATTCAACAAGACAAAAATTGTTAGATTGGTCACATATGACCCATGGACGTGGTGATGAGATTTCAGGCTCTTCACCTGCAGAATATAAGAAAACCGCATTGGTTCGTCAATTCCATCGTAACGGTAAAGATGTTACACATGAAGAAACTGTTCAAGGAATTTGGCCTACTAACGTTGGTGAAGTCCAATTAGATTGGGATTCAAATAACGAAGTTGAAACATTTGAAGTAACATTCTCTGTTGACTGGACCGAATAATAACGGGCCTACGGGCCCTTATTAATGGATATAAATATTAGTAACAATGGAGATATTATGTTTGAAACTTTAAAAATGTTTAGCCCTTGGGCTAAAGAAGACCAATCAACGTATAACCAAATAATTAATAATAACAACGATTCTATAACAGGTCCTAAATTTGATGACGGTGCTATAGAATATGAATCTGATTCATCTTCATATAATGTTTTAATGCAGCAATTCTTCGGTTCTAATATAAGTCCAGAAGTTAAAAATACAACAGACCTAATTAAAACATATAGAGCTTTAGTTAACATTCATGAAGTAGATAATGCTGTTTCGGAAATAGTTAATGACGCTATAGTTTTTGATGACGACGAAGAAGTTGTATCAATAAATTTAGATAGTACTTCATTTAGCGATTCTATTAAAACAAAAATTCAAGAAGAGTTTGATTCAGTTTTAAATATTTTAGATTTTAGAAGAAGAGCCCAAGACCATTTTAGAAGATGGTATATTGATTCTAGAATTTATTTCCATAAAGTCATTGATGTTAATAATCCCAAAAAAGGGATAATGGAACTTAGAAGATTAAATCCTTTTAATGTACAGTATGTTAGAGAAATCATAACCGAAACTGAAAATAACGTCAAGATTGTTAAAGGATATAAAGAATCTTTCATATATGATACTGGAAACGAAAGCTATACTATTGGTGGAAGAATATACGGCCCTAATACTAAAATCTCTATACCTAAATCAGCTATTGTCTATGCACATTCAGGATTAGTTGATGAATGCGGTAAAAATATTATTGGGTATTTGCATCGGGCGGTAAAACCTGCAAATCAGTTAAAATTACTAGAAGATGCCATGGTTATTTACCGTATTACTCGTTCACCCGAAAGACGTGTATTTTATATTGATACTGGTAATATGCCAAATAAAAAGGCAACTCAACATATGAACAATATTATGAATGGTTTAAAAAACCGAGTAGTATATGATGCTACGACCGGTAAAATTAAAAACCAGCAACATAATATGGCTATGACAGAAGATTACTGGTTACAAAGAAGAGATGGAAAAGCAGTAACAGATGTAACTTCATTGCCTGGCGCAACAGGAATGAATGAAATCGAAGACGTTAGATGGTTTAATCAAAAATTATATGAAGCCCTAAGAATTCCGTTATCAAGAATCCCAAATCCACAAGGTGGTGTTAATTTCGGGATGGGTTCAGAAATTACACGGGACGAATTAAACTTTTTTAAATTTATCAAAATTCTTAGACACCAATTTGAAGCAATTCTTTCTGACCCACTTAAATCAAATTTAATCCTTAAAAAGATTATAACTGAAGACGAATGGAATGAAGAACGTAATAATATTAAAATCGTATTTAATAATGATTCATACTTTACAGAACTTAAAGATGCTGAAATATTAGAACGTAGATTAAATATGCTTCAAATGGTAGAACCATTTATTGGTAAATATTACTCTAATCGTTCTGTTATGAAAGATATTCTCAAAATGACAGACGAACAAATAGAACAAGAATTTAAACAAATAGAATTGGAATCAAAAGATTCTAAATTTAATAATGAACCCGAGGAATTTTAAATGGAAGACATGATTTTAGCAATTAAAAACAAAGACCTTGTAGAAGTTAAAAAACTTTTTTCTGAAGGAATGAAAGAAAAAATCGGTAAATTGATTGAATCAGAAAAAATAAAACTATGTCAAAACATTGTCATTGAAGGCGAAGAAAAAGAAAGCGATGAAGATGACAAAGATGAAGAATCAGATAATAAAGATAAAAAAACTGATAAAGCAGAAGAATAAAGGAGATATCTTATGATTATTGTCGAAAATGATTTTGATATCACCATGGAAAATATTGAACAATTTTCTGAAGAAGCGTCTATTAAATTTGACAATATAAAAGCGCTAGAAAAAGATGATATAAATAGAATTATAGAGAACATTGCTTCTAGTGGTGAATACGGCTTAGCCATTTGTATGGGTTCATTAAACGAAAATATGCCATTAAATGAATATATTGTTAAACACGTATCTTCTAAAGGTGAAGTTACAAGAACCAAAGATAGAAAAACCCGTGAACGAAACGCTTTTAAAACAACTGGTTTAAGTAAATCTAAACGCAGACAAATTGCAAGACGCGCAGTTAAAACAAAACGTGCAAATCCTTCTATTCAAACTAGAGCATTAAGAAAACGTAAAAAAGCTCTTAAACGAAGAGAGGCCCTTGGATTATGAGTGAAATGCTTTTAATCGAAGACTGGGGATTACCAGGTGAAACCTTAAACGGAACACCCTTAATTGAATCTTCAGAATCAGACGGCACCCTTTATATAGAAGGTATTTTTATGCAGGCTGAAGTCGTTAATAGAAATAAACGTCTTTATCCTAAAAAAATCTTAGAACAAGCCGTAGATAAATATATAAAAGAACAAGTTAATTCTAAACAAGCTTTAGGCGAATTAAACCACCCACCACGGGCTTCTGTGGATCCAATGCAAGCTGCAATTTTAATAGAAAAACTTTGGTGGGAAGGTAATAATGTCTATGGGAGAGCTAGAGTCATTGAAGGCGATTATGGCCCAGGAGATAAATTAGCAGCTAATATACGAGCTGGTTGGATTCCTGGCGTTAGTTCTCGTGGATTAGGATCTTTAAAATCTTCTGGAAAAGGTTATAACATTGTTCAAGAAGGGTATAGATTAACTGTGGGTGTGGATGTTGTATGGGGCCCTTCAGCACCTGATGCAATGGTTACTCCTAAAAGGATTCAGGAATCAACAGATATTCCTAAAAATATAGAAAATAGTGCTGATAAGGCATTTTCTTTATTATCAAAACGTTTAAAAGAAACGTTATAAATAATTATGTAATTTAACAACAGGACTTAAAAATGCTTAAAGAATTTTTAATTGAAGAAGCAGAGAAACTTAATGACGTTTCTGTAGCTCTAGATGGCATTTTCGAATCAGTTGAATTGTCTGATGATGTAAAAGCCCAATTCAGTACTGTTTTCGAAACTGCGGTAAAATCTAATGCTATTAAATTAGCAGAAAGCCATATCACTGAATTAATTGAAAAGGCTGAAACAAAAGAACAAGAGCTTAAAGAATCTATCCAAGAATCTGTAGAAAAAGAAATGGCAGAAAACATTTCTAAATTTATGGATCATGTTTCACAAGAATGGTTAGAAGAAAATAAATTAGCTGTAACAAATGGTATTAAAGCTGATTTGTTTGAATCTATGTTCCAGAGTATTAAAACCGTAGTTATTGACCATAATATTATTCTTCCTGAAGAATCTGTAGATGTTGTCAAAGAAATGGAAGAAGAACTTGAAGAAAGTAAATCTGAAGTAGCTTCACTTTTCGATAAGACTGTATCTTTACAAGAAAAAGTAAACTCTCTTGAGAAAGAAAAAATTATCAAAGAACAAACTGCCGAGCTGACTGAATCCCAAAAAGAAAAAGTTGCTAATTTGATTGAAGGCATTGCTTATGGTGAAAAATTCAAATCTAGTTTAGAAGCTATTGTTTCTATGGTTTCTAAATCTACAGAAGAAAAAGCACCTATTTCTGAAGATATAAATAATGATGAGAGTGGTATGAACTATACCCCAGAAAAACCAGTCGTTAAAAACGACCCAATGAGTGTTTATACAGCTGCGGCTAAAAAAATCAATTAATTTAATTTAAAGGTATTAAAATGGAAATCAAAAATAAAGATGCATTAATCGAAAAATGGGGTGATTTTATGAACAACCCTGACCTTGGAGTTATTGAAGGTACTACTAAACAGGCTATTATGGCCAAAATCCTTGAAAACCAAGAAATGGACATTCATAAATCTCCAGAATATCGTGATGAAAAAATTGCAGAAGCTTTCGGCGATTTTTTAACCGAAGCCGAAGTTGGTGGTGACCATGGTTATGACGCTAGCAATATTGCTATGGGTAAAACAAGTGGTGCCGTAACACAAATTGGACCTGCTGTAATGGGTATGGTACGTCGTTCATTCCCTAACATGATTGGTTTTGATATCGCTGGTGTTCAGCCAATGAATGGACCAACTGGTCAGTACTTCTCATTACGTTCTATTTACGGTGAAGATCCGTTAGCAAAAGATGCTAAAGAAGCATTCCATCCTATGTTTGCACCTGATGCAATGTACGGTGGTCGTGGTTCACACGAGAAATTTGAAAAAATCGAAGCCTCTAAAGAATTAACAGAAGGTAAAGTATATACTTTCGAATTCACAGAAACTGGTACGGCCCATTTACAAGCAGTTGAAACTGTAACTATCGCAGATACAGAAGTTGAAGCCGATGTACTTAAGAATTTAGAAGCTGGTAAATTAGTAGAAATTGCTGAAGCAATGGCTACAAGTATTGCAGAATTACAAGAAAGTTTTAATAAGTCCAAAGATAACCCATGGGACGAAATGACTTTCCGTATTGACAAACAGGTTGTTGAAGCCAAATCAAAACAACTTAAAGCAAGCTATTCTATTGAACTAGCACAAGATTTACGTGCAGTACATGGTATGGATGCTGATGCTGAATTAAGTTCTATCCTTGCTACAGAAATTCTGTTAGAAATGAACCGTGAATTAGTTAACTGGATTAACTATACTGCTCAACCTGGTAAAACTGGTATGACTTTAACCATGGGTTCAAAAGCAGGTGTATTTGACTTCCAAGACCCAATCGATACACGTGGCGCACGTTGGGCGGGTGAAAGCTTTAAGGCTCTGTTATATCAAATTGATAAAGAAGCTGCAGAAATTGCACGTCAAACTGGACGTGGTGCTGGAAACTTCTTAATCGCTTCACGTAACGTTGTTAATATCTTAGCCTCAGTGGATGTTAACGTTACTCCAGCTGCTCAAGGTTTAGCACGTGGTCTGAATACAGATACAACTAAAGCAGTATTTGCCGGTGTTCTTGGTGGTAAATATAAAGTTTATATTGACCAATATGCACGTCAAGACTACTTTACAGTAGGTTATAAAGGTGCTAACGAAATGGATGCTGGTATTTACTACTGCCCATACGTTGCATTAACACCATTACGTGGTAGTGATCCTAAGAACTTCCAACCAGTAATGGGCTTCAAAACACGTTATGGTATTGGTATTAACCCATTTGCTGATTCTCGTTCACAGTCTCCAAAAGACAGAATCACTTCTGGTATGCCATCACTGGATTCAATTGGTAAAAATGCTTACTTCCGACGTGTATGGGTTAAAGGTTGTTAATCTTTAATTTTAAATAGGGACTTCGGTCCCTATTTTTGCTTAAAAATCCGTGGTTGGATTATAAATATTAGTATAACCAGAAGGAAATTTAATATGACTGATAAGATTCAAAATTTATTGCGCGAATCAAGTACAACTGCGGGTTCTTCAAATGGACGTCCGGATCTTGTTGGATTAACTCGCGCAACACATGATTTAATATTCACTGATTTAATTGCTATTCAAAATACAAATCAGCCAGAAGCGACACTTTACGGTGTTAAATATTTAAATGACAATAACCAAATGAGTTTTATGACACCCGCTACATATTCAGGTGCTGTAAAATCTATAGAAAATATTGAAGAACTTGATGTATCAAAATCTTATTCTAAAGGTGATATGGTTAAATTAGATGAGGTGGTTTATAAAGTAGTACTAGATAACCCATTTAAAGATTTAGGTTCTTTACCAAAAGAAGAGGCTTTAGGCCAGGCCATTATTGATGGTTCAATTAGATTTATGTCAGAAGCGGCTTTAACAGGGCATTTTGAACAAAAAAATGTAGAAATTGCTGAAGCTTCTGTTAGATTAGATAGATGGAATATTCCTGTAAGAACTAGAAAAATTAAAACAGAATTAACCGTTGAATTTGCGCAAGATTTAAATTCAAGCCAATTTGAATCAGGTGCTGTAATTGATGACATGCTAGCTACTATTTTAGCTGAAGACGTAAACAAAGATGTTATTCAAAAAATAATGACTGTTTCTAGTCGATATAAAGTTAAAGGAATTTCTGATAAAGGAATGTTAGATTTAACTAAAACGGATGTGGCCCCAGAACAAGGACGTACTTTATATCGATACATTTGTGAAATGAATGCTTCGATAGAAAGAAACACTACCTATGATGGAACATATGTTTTGGCTAGTTCACGTTGTGCAGCTATTTTATCTGCTTCTGGTTGGATGGATATTAATCCAGATTATCCATTAGCGGCAGGAACACTTAAAAATGGATTACCGGTTTATTCTGACCCATGGTCTCCTGTAGATTATGTTGTTGTCGGAACTAAACAAAATTTAGGTGAATTAGAACATGTTGGTTCATTGTTCTACGCTCCTTATGTTGATTTTGATGGGGCTGGTGCATATAAATTGGTTGTTGACCCAGACAGTTTACAACCTAAATTGGCATTAATGGTACGTTATGGGCTTTCTATTAACCCGTACACAGTTATTGAAGTAGACGATAAACCACAAAAAGAATCTATGCTAGTTCAAGGAGATGACTGGGATAATTTAGTTGGTAAGTCTAAAATGTCTTATATCTTAGGTGTTCAATTACCTAAACTTATAGAATAAATTTATTTAATTTCCGGTAATTTATTACCTTTTTTGGGAACTTAGGTTCCCTTTTTTATTAAAAAAGCCAATCTAAACTAGGATCTGTATATCCTATCATTTCTTTAAATTCTTCCATTATCATAAAATTATTTAAATTATAGGTTTTAATCCCTAATGATCTAGCTAAATAAACAGCTGTTCTTGTACCACCAGAAACATTTCCAAATTTATCTTCAGGTGCCCAAAAAATAACGCTATCTACAGGGTCTTCTAATGTAGGGCTTAATATTTGCATGCAATTTCGACATTGCAGATGTTTAACTGTTTTAGAACATGAATCTAATTTTGGATAGAACCTTCTTATTATATTAGCACTTTTGTCTTGTAATTCTTTATTAAAATCTGTAAATACATGAATACCAGGTTCTTTATAGTGGTTATTAAATCCAAGGTGAGGAATAATAATACATCTTAAATCATGACTATATTCCTTCATAAAATTGTAATCACTCCCAGGCGCACCTCCTGACAATCCTAGGACACCTTGATCTGATATGTATTTTCCACCCTTTATTAAAATATTATATAATTTAGTAGGAATTTCTCTTGACCCTATTAAAGCAACAGAATTTTTAATCATAATATACCCTAAAGGACCCGAAGGTCCTTCATTTAAGATTTAACAATCAAAGCCGCAATAGTTGTAATAACAATTATAATAAGTAAAATACTTGCTGGGATCCATAATGGTGACAATACCCACCACCAAGACCATGTAATTGTTCCAACAAGTTTAAGAACAACGAATATAAGAGTTAAAATTTGTAAAAACCCAATATTTAATTTCATATTACCACCCTGATATATTAATGACATTAGAGTCGTATTGGGTACGTTTAACTTTAAGACCTTCTTCTTTTAGTACATTAATTACTGCTTCTTGGACTATATAAGAAGATTCGTCAAAGGCCCAATTTAAATCAGTGTGTCCTGATTTAGCCCTAAAAAGAAGTGAGTTTTTAATTTCGTTAAGTATAACTTTTGAAGCTAAATCTACTTGTTCATTTTTTACTTTAATAAGTGTATCAATTAACATATAATATTCACCCAATCTTTTCTAATAAATTCTTGAACTTCTTTTTGGATAGATTTTTTAATTAAAGATGGGTCATCATATTCTAAAATATCATTACCATCTTTAAGCATATCTTTAAGAATATCTTGCATCATTAGGCCTTGAACTTTACCAAAGTCTTTGGTTTTAACTTCACCAATATGACTTAATACATTAGATAGTCTTTGTTTTGTGATATATGCTGTAGCCGTATTGACAAGTTCCTGGTCATCATTTGACAATTCAACAACTGGTTTTACTTTACGAACTTTTCCGGTTTCTTTAAATAATTCGTTTTTGCACTTAAATATAACACGACTTTTATTATTAAATTCTACAGGAAGTACTGGTTTTAATACATAACCTTCTGCGATATTATCTTTGCCTTTTGGTTGTGGACCAAAAATGGTTGAATTGGCTTCAGGAATACCATGTTCTTTAGCAATGCGGTTAAATTCAGGAATTAAACTATCAAACGCTCGTTCTAAATTGGACAAATTATCAAAATTACCTACAGTAATAACTGGACAAATTTTAAACCCATGTTTAGAAGAAAGGAATCTTATAAAAGCTGCATCAACTAAATTTCCATTAATTAGAATATCGAATACCCAAAAATCTTTTTCTTTATAATCAACTTCACGTTGAATACCAGGGCCAGCGTATTCACCAAAAATTGTTAATTCTTCTAAATCGGGCATAGATTCTTTAAGAAAAGAATACATTTCTAAAATATTTGTTTTATACCGTTTAAGAATTAATTCATATCCAAAAAATGATTCAGTTTCGCCTATAACACTAGTTCGTTTAGCACATACTACATCTTTACCATCACAAATAAAACTAAAATTAGTACCATGGACTTTTTCTTGAGCAATCCAAAAAATACCAGGAGAAGTAAATCCTTCAAAAAATGCTTTTTCAACTAATTTTTTGTTATCAATATTCTCAATAGAACCATATTTAATAAATTTCATATTATACCTTAAATAGTCTAATCTGTAGTTCTGAAGGAATTTCTGATGTGTATTTGATTTCTAAATTAAATACCCGTCCACTGTAAATAACTAATATTTGGTCTGGATTTTTCTCTGCCCAATCAATATTATCAGGTCCAATAATATTAAGCATCTCTAAATCAGAGAAGCAACTTAATGCAAAAGCTTTTTTTAGGAATGTATGTATATCAGCCCATTTAGTTTCATCACAAATGGCTGGTTTAGCAACTGATAATTTATGGGTATAACATTCTTTATCACACCAACGTGTAAAAAATGCTTTCTGTTTTTCTTCTAAAGGAATAACCCCTGCTGTATACCAACCCATAATAACCCCTTACTTAGATGGAACAATACGGAACTTATATTCGCCGCCATTGGTAAATTTAACTTCTAATTGGGTTGATTCACCAACATAAAGAACTAAAATTGAATTTTTATTAGAACGTAACCAATCTTGATATTCTTCAAAAGCCTTGCGTAAAGATGGGACACTATTTTTATATCGTCCTAAAATAGTCCAAGAAAACTCACCAGAGCCCATCCATTTAGTTTTACGGCTATATTTTAAAAGGTCTTCAATATCAATACTCAGCCATGTTTTAAAATTTTCTTTAATCATTTTCTTACCTTCATTCGTTTACGATAAACAATCTTTTCTCTTGATTTAAATTCTTTCTGTTTTTCTTCTACTTCAATAAAAACAGTTGCCATTTCTTTAGCTGTACCACCCATTTTTCTTGCTATATCAACAAAGTGCATACCTTGTTCTCTAAGAAAATGGATTTTGATTTTATCATGATTTGTCATTATTTTCTTCAAAGTCTTTACAGATGCCAATAAGTTTTTTATTTAACTCTTCAACAAATTCTGTTACCGATTCTGGGTACTCATCAAATAAAAAACATAGATACTCAGAATGTATTTCATGAGCAACTTGAGAAACCATAGACTTAAGTTCTTTGTTCATAATCACCTCTCAATAATGTGTATTCTATCATCTAAAATATCAATAAGCACAGATTCAACGTTATCCCAATTTAAACCACCATTAGAACACCCAGGTTTAGGTAGGAGAACTCTTTTAAAATTGTTATTAGATACTATATCCATAAGTTCTAAAGCACTCTGGCGTATCAGAGATATGTCAGATTTATCATACCAGTTATACTTGGTTGGAAATGAAATTAAACTTATGTTATTATATTTTGTTAGAACTCTACACACATGTCCATATTGGATTAATGATTTAGCCATAATAAGATCTAAATTATTAACCTTACAGGAAAAGAGCCGGGCTATACCAGCTCCCATTACAGCTCTTTTATTTTTCTTAATATTCATATTAGTGGTTATACATATTGCATCACATGGAATATTAAGAATATCACCTTTTATTATTTTCATAAGGCCTGTTTAAGATGTTCAATAGCATTTAAAATTTCAGATGGTATTCCACCACGCGGATGATGATGAATATTGTCGCCATAATGTCTAAAATCCATACCAATTACACGAACTTTATACTTGGTTTCAGGCAAATGCTCATCTTTATAACTAGAACCCCATGTATTAGAGCTTGTAACTTCTTTTGTTTCAAAATAAGTACATCCACGATGACAATAATTATCCCAAAAATCAACATCTTTATCAAATAATGGGTGATCTTCGCGAATTGTTAAATAAACAGCATAGGCCCAATCTGGATTTTCTTGAAATAACTTTTTGTATTCTACAGGCAATCCAACATACCAAGATGCTACTTCAATTGCTTCGCCTTTTTGAGTATCATTATGTACGGTAAAAACATATTTTAAAATATCCATATCATTTCCTTAATAAGTCCAAGAAATTTTAACTCTGTCATGATATACCACTTTATCATGGTTTTTTGAAACTGTAAACCCATTTTTTGTCAAAATTTCAATAATATCTGATTTAATAGTCTCATCTTCAGAAAGCTTGTAGTATATTTCTTTGCGGCCATCCATTGCTACTTCTCGGATGGCTTTAAAGATAAAACAGAGGTCTTTATCAATAACACTAGATTTAAGTTCTTCTACAGTCATATTATTAACCTTATAATCAAAATTAGTATAAAGAAATTCTAATACATCCACGATAGTCGTCATTTCCATGGTTTTCCGATATTTTATAACCTTTTTCTCCCAAAATATTATAGACCCATAACTCTATAATGGGATTTTCTGGAAGTTCATAATAAAGTTCTTTTTTACCACTTTGGGAAGCTTCTTTTATAGCGTTAAGAACATTTATTATTTCTCTTTGCACCATAATTTGTTGGATATTCATGTGTACCTCTTATAACGTAATTAGGTTTAAATATACTTCAAACAGGGTTTAATGTAAACTACAAAATTACTTTTATTTCTCAAAAAAACAGTTTACATATGCTTTCAACATGATATTATAGACATATCAAAACACACAAACATAAATGGAGTATATAATGACTAAATCACAAATTAACCAAATTTTAAAAACTTTAGGTTATGGTAATTTAAAATATGCTAACGGCAAATCAGTCAAAAATGGTACATCATTTGTTAAAGGTATAGAACTTCATTCAACAGGTCCAATGAATATCTCTGAACCACAATATGCCAAAATGGATAACTTAGTAAAAGAATTATCATCTCATTTTAACAAAGAATATTATCACAACAGCCAAATAGCAGTTTTTACAACCTATGATTCTAAGTTAAAAATAATTATCTCAATGAGAGAATTTAACACCTATGGATATGATAGATATGCTGATTCTGGATATTTAACACATTATGCTTCAATAGTTATAGAGAAAAATTAAACAAAAATGGGACCTTACGGTCCCATTTTTTATATTAATCTGGTTATAGCCCCTATACCTCCACCGGCCCCACCTAATCTTGTTAAATTTCTTAATGAAGAACTTAAAGAATTTTCTTCAGATATATTATCAATGGCTCCAACGGTTTTAGATTCTAGCCAATCTAATGCGGCTTGTCGTCCTACTGACCCAACTTGCATTGCTCTATATGCAAATGTAACATCAAATACCGCTATAGTATTATTGTCTTCATATGATAATTCAGGTGCACTGACAGAAACTGGGACGCATCCTGTGAACATTGCAACAGTGTGCGGTAACCCGCTTCTATTATGCAGATTAACTTGTATATCAGCTTCTACATCGATAGGTAGGGCCCTTAATCCTGTTATTGGATCTTCAACAGCATTAACCCAATCTTGCATAGCCCTATAATTACTTGCTTCTGAGTCCATTCTAAATGATATTATTAAAGGATCATATTCTCTAGATAATATTTTTATATTAGGAGAATTATGGTTTTTATCCATTTCATAAGATAATCTATTTTCCGGTAATTTAGCAGAATAAACCATTAATCCGGAAGTTGGGAAAGCCATATTAAAAAAATCTAGTAAATATGTACCTACTTCAAATTCACCTAATAATGATTGAACTACTCTATTAGTCATTGCTCCTAAAAGATATTTAGATACACCTGATTTCCTCACTAATTTTTGGGTCCCAGAAACGATAAGACTAGAAACAGCACTTGTCACGTCACCTTGGGTTATTCCTAAAAAATCCGTATCTATTGGCAAGTTATTAAACAAAAATCCGCCAAAATTATCTAACAGCTCATTTGTTTTTGAAGATGGGGCTGTTGCAAAAACAACACTAAACATATTAGTTCGTTGAAAATCCAAATTCACAGCTTGACTTTTAAATTCTTCTAATGTATACATTATAATAATCCTTCTGCAAATAATGTTCCACGATTTAATGTTAATATTTCTCTAAATGTTATTTCGAGAGTAAAGGTGCTTGGTAAATTTGGGGCCATTGCTAGACCATTAAAATGACCATTAGGAGATTTGTCAAATCTTATACTTGATATTTGTGCTGGTCCAAATATGTCAGTTCTTCCATCATAAGAAGAGGTTTTACCGAAATTTCGTATAACCCATATTGTTGGATTACTTACAACCAAGACATTAGATAAAAAACTTGTTATATTTTCTAATATTGTTCCAGAAGTATCAGCCCCAGTTGGAGTATTAGGATTTATTAATGTAGTTTTATACCATTCATCAATAGCTGCTTTAATTTCTTTAGCAAATTTAGATACACCCGTTTCCCCATAAGAAAAATAACTAAATATTTCATATATATAAAGTATTTGAATTAGGTCTTGGGGTGTTCTTGGGGTTAGATGCCATGTAAAAACTTTAGTTCTATTATCCGCACCGGCGTACATAGAACGAGCAGTGGTATAAATTTGTTCACCTTTATCAGCCATAATTCCTTGTGTTATAGAATCCAATGCTCCAAAAACGGCTGTAGAAGCCACATTACTTAAAGCCCCGGTTACAGAACCGCCACCTTTGGTCAATAATGAATCACCAACATCATTAAATCTATGAGAAATATTATCTACGTCAGACTGGCTTCTGGGCATTAATATATTTGCAACAGATTCTTGCTTAAATGTTGTAGTTCCACCTTTACTAGAAAAATCTATATTAATAGCATCAACGGTACTTTGTTTTTTTCTAAAATCTCTTAAAGATCCAGTATCTCTAGCATTATAATTATATGCAGTAAATAATAAGCCATTTTTATATAAGTCATTTAATCTAAAATCTAAATCATTATCTGTTCCTGAAGCTCGTTCTGCCGGAAATTGTGCAACTAAAGTTTTTGTCGGGCTAGTTGTGGGATTAGAAGCCCCGGCCGATACTTTAGTTCCTATATTTTCAACAGATTCTTCTAAAATTTTTAGTTTCATTAATTAACCTCTAGTGCTTTATACATGCCAGGAGCAGCATATCCTGTTACAGGAGTTTGTTGAATAACAGTTTTATTATTTGCAACATTATTTTGGACATTAGCAGTGTTTGTTGTAGATTGGATAGTAGATTCTGATGTTTGAATATTATTAATATTTTCAGCACTAGTATAATCTTGGGATTCTTTAGGGTCTTCAGGCTTAATATTAGGGATTTGTTCTAACAATAAGTCAGATTTATCTAAGGCCTCTATTCCAAGTTTATAATAATCCGAATCAACTTCTACACTTTGATTATCTATAATTGAGCTTGCTAATTCTCTGAGTTCCCTAGCTATTTTAGACAAATTTTCCGGGCTATTTCTTTGAGCTTCAGCCATAGCTATAAGATTATTTAATCTTGCTTCTGTCTTTACTTGTTCTTCTATATTACTAGCTTCAGGATTGTTTTGATTAGTTTCTTTAATTGCAGTATCAGCCTGTTCTTGGGTTATAATTCCACCTTCAACAAATTTGGCTGCTTCTTCTTCAACTGTAGTTCCAAACATTCTAGCTTTGGCTTTAACAACTCTTGTCCATCCAGAATCTTCTTCTTGGGATGTATTTCTAACATCATTTCCACGAACTTTGGCCATTAATTTTAATTCATCATCTGTTGGCATATACCCGGTATTTTTATTATAAGCCTCTATCGCGGCAACTTCTAATTCATCTGCCCAAGTATCTTGTCCCATAGCTCGGAGTAAAGATGATAATAATTTACCTAATGCAAATTGTATACCTTGCAATAAATTTTCCAAAACATTTACAAGGCCTTTAACTATTGCTAATGTTAAATTACCAAAATCACCTTCTTTCCAGAATTTTTTGACATCTTCTAATGTTGCAAAAATTGATCTCAATATTGGTGCTAATGGCCCAAGTTTTTCTTCAAAATCATCAAAAGCTTCATTAAACAATTTACCCCAGTATTTAAAATGGATCATTATCAAATCCATTGCTAATACAACAGCTAACATTATAGCGGCCCATTTAGCAGCAAATAAAGCAGCACTTACTGTGTATTTAAATAACATATCTGCTATTCTATTTGTCATACCATACGCAGATTTAAACCCGGTTTTGACATTTTTATTCAAAGTCCCAAGAATTTTACTTAAAGAATCTTTTTCTTTATTGTCCTTTTTGGGTTCTTTATTTTTCTTTTCTTCTTCAGGTTTAGGTATTCTATCAATATCTTCTTTATTAATAATTAAATCTTTAATAGCAGACTCTAGCTTAGAATCTTCAACTGGGACTGGAAGTTTAGAAAATGCTTCTTCTGTTTCAGATACTTCAGGCTCTATAACTTCTTGTTTTTCTGGTTTAAATTTCTCTTTTAATAAATTACTTAATTTAGAGATATTAGAAGAAAATGTATCTGATAATTTAGATGTTGAAGACGATAAATCCTTTAAACTGTTATTAGTTTCTTGGTTAGAATCTATTAATAATTCAACACCAGCTTGGACATCTTGGACAGAAGAATTTATTTTAGTCGAGGTGCTTTCTATTGTCTCTGCTACAAGTTCAATACCACTAGATAAATCTGTCAAAGAATCAGAGACAGACCCCATTGAATTAGCAACATTTTCTTGTCCTTTAGCCTCTTTAGATATTTTGTTTTTTTCTTCTATAACTTTAGTTCTTCTAAATGAATCAGGTGTTTTCATTTTGGAATAATCCTAATATATCATCGCCATACACAACTTTATCATCTAAATTTATAGCGATACTTTTTCCGAGTTCATCGGCCCATTTATAAACAAAAGCCGGCATACTACCAAAATCTACTTTTTCTAAAGATAATGTTTCTAATAATTCTTTAGCAGTTGAAAATTTTTCTCCTGGTAATATGTCTCTAAATTTATATTCTTTTCCTTGATATGTAAATTTAGGTGTTGGTAAAATGTAAACATCATTAATAGAATATATTTTATTGTTATACTCAAATGTGTCGTTGCATTTTCCATTAAATTCAGCTAAATGAAGTAATACTAAATGGGCTTCTTTAAATGATAAATTCTTATCAACTGAGTCTAAAACAATTTTTAATGTTTCTTCAGGAGATTTGGCTTCTTTAAATTTTTCATAATAGTTAAGACCTAATTTAGGAATAACTAATTCTTTTCCATTTATATTAATCTTCTTCAACGGAAGAATTATCTTTAATTTCATTTTTTACCTTAATATGATCTACAGGTTTAAGAACTTTACTATTACTAAACATGTATATGTGAGTAAAACTTTGGTTATTAGACATTTCATGTATAACAGAATCCACATAAAATGTACTTAAAAATTGGTTTTTAGGGTCATAAAATTCCAATTTAGTCCCAGGTGTTATATCAAAATCACCATAAGTTGTGCATTTAGCATAAGAATCATATTGGGCCATGGTATTAAGCTTAGTTGCTTCTTCATACCCATTTCTGAATAATTGGTCAGAATAACCACCATTGCGAGATACTAATATAGAATTCTCTCCATTACCATTTACTATTCTTGTACAATTTTTATCAATCATACTAAATGAATATATTGTAGAATTCTCGTATGGATTTCTGTTATATGAATTTGTTTTTGTTATCCATTCAAAATCATATGCTAATGGGTATTCTAATTGATCGGCAAATTGCCCGACCATTAATGGTTCTCCTACTACCATTTCTTTAACTTTAGAATTAATAATTTGTTGGAAATCCGTGATGTGGATCCCATTAAAATCATCCCAAACCAAAGCAAACATATCAGATGCAACAGAAATACCAGTATCTCTAACATAATCCATATATTCCTTAATTCCTAGTACCCATGGAACTAGAGGTACGTGTATATTAGTCCCTGTTATCGTAGGTTTCAATAGTGGCGCATCTGTATATAAAACATTAATCATTTCTTCAATAGTTTCTGTAGCGTTCTTAAAGAACACCCTACTAAATTTAAGATTTTTATTTTTATATGGTGGTATTAATTGCATTGTGATAATATTATCACCTTTTTGGTCTACAGAAACAGATGAATATTTAACAGCATAAATTCTGGTTTTTGATATAGATGTATTAGCATTTCCTACAGAAATCTGAAGTATTTGGTCCCCATCAAGTTTAGTATGCATATTCTTATGGTCATAAATCTGAAGCATGCCTTCATTTGTCCCATATAAATCATCTCTGATAGTTAACGTAGTAAATGTTCCACCTAGTTCAACAAATCTATTTTCTAACCAAGCATCATAGTTTTGGTAGAGTTTTATAGATACATTAGGATATCCCACTCTTTGCATGTTTTTTGTCCTTTATATCTTTTTCTATCAGTGCTAGTGTAATTGTTCGGTTCATAGGGGTCATTTTCTCAATATCAGATAAAGAATATCCCTGTTTAACCATTATATGGTTTATTTTATAAAACGTAATTATCTCTTCTTCAGAAAGTATTATTTTAAATAAATCTAAAATATTTCTATATGTCATTTCATGAGATTCACAACAACTAAATTTAATTGGAATATAAATTGGATATATATCTTTTATGATAGTTTCAAAATCGTCTAATGATATAACAGACATGACAAGATTTTTATTTTCTTGGTCTAAGTCTTCCCATAGATATTCACTATTAGCATCTTCTATTTTATATATACAACTATCAAATAATTGTTTTATATCAGTTGTCATGTTATTTGTAAAATCAAAATATATTTTTATCCCTGAAGTCTCAAGAACTGGTCTATTAAGTTTTTTTAATTCTAAATTTAGAAATGTCTTTTTTTCTTTACCACATTTGGGGCACTTGAATCTTATAGGTAAAACTGTTTTACCTATTGATGCGGTAAACCATATAATAAATGCATATGGTCTATATATTTTTGGCATATCAGGAAAACATTCTTCTAAAAGCTCATCTAAAATTTGTTCTGCTTCATCTGGGTTTTTTTCTATTTCACTTCTCACAAAAAGTAATTGTAAATAATCATCATTAGAAAATTGTCTTATTCTATATGTTTTTTCAGGCGTAACAATTCTTATTATGTTCATAGTGTCTCCTCTTATTTATTTATAAATACATAAAAAGGAGACACTATGTTTGAAATAACATGCAATGATTTAATATATAAAGCCAGATATTTCACCCTGGATGAATACGAGGCAACTCTTCTCAAAATAACTGATAATAATATTAAAGAAGCTATAACTAAGCTCTTAATTGATTGTGTGGATTCCTATGATACAAATTTACCTAAACACTACGCAGAATGTATTTTTCTTAAACTATGGGCTCATAGTTTAGGTGGAGTGACAAAAGACTTAAATGGTGTTTTTGTCAATTTTAATTATATAGAATCTCCAGCAGAAAAAGGCTTTATCTATAAAATAGAAAATTTAAGCTTAAAAATGAGGTATCCAAAATTATTTGAAGATTCTGATAAGCTGGAAATGGTTATTAATTGTATTGATTCTGTAATATTAGAAAATGAAACGGAAATAAAGATACAAGACCTTTCATCAGAAGATATAGAAGCTTTATATTCGCTTTTAACAAAAGACTCTATTATTGCATTAAGAGATGAATTGCTTAGACCAAAACCATATATTGCTTTTCCACTTGATGGAGAAATACATAAAATAGAAGGGTTTAAAAACTTATTAGAGGTGATAGATGAGTAAAATGAATGTTTTATACTCTGACTTGGACCCTAAAATGGAAAAAGGCTGGGATAAAGATCTACATAAAGTTGTAGGAGATAGAGCTGTTAAAAATTCTATTCTTGGGATAATTAGTACAAGAAAAGGGTCTAGACCCTTTGATCCAGAATTTGGGTGTAACATAACAGATCAGTTATTTGAAAATATGAGCCCATTAATAGAAGATACTATAGAACGATCTATTGTGTCTGCTATAAAAAATTATGAACCAAGGGTTCAACGTTTAAAAGTCTCTGTTACTACATTATATGATTCTAATTCTATCATAGTGGATATAATTTTTTCTATAGTAGATAATCCAGATACATTAGAACAAATAAAAGTTCAATTATCTAAATAATTTACTATAGTTATTAATTTATTACTTAATAGTTATATAGAATATACTATACTTTTAATAAAATAATAAACTAAGGAAACTATTTTCTGGAGCGCAGCTCCAGATTTTAATAACACAGAGTTATTAATTTATTACTTAATAGTTATATAGAATATACTATACTTTTAATAAATTAGTTTACTATAGTTATTAATAATAGGCTATTATTATAATTTGTATATAATGTATCTTTATGGAGGAATTATGAATTTAGAAGAATTACAAACAATGTTATCAGAAGACCTAAAAATAGATTCGTTAAAACTTCAATATGAAGCTGCCAATAACCCATCATTATATGGTAAATGGTTAAAAATTTATTCTGATATAAAGAAAGGAATTATTTCTTATGAGGCTAATAAGAAAAGATTACTAAAACAACGATTAGACCATTATACAGGCCGTGGCGATGAAGTATGTATGGATTTATATGAAAAATCTGAACTAAAAACTGTTATTGCGGCTGACCCAGAAATATTAAAAACCCAAACATCAGTTGAATATAGAAATCTTTTATTAGATTTTGCATCCAAAGCTTTAGATGCAATAAAGGCTCGTGGGTTTAGTATTAAACATATTCTTGAATGTAGACAATTTGAGGCAGGTACAAAATGACGAGCATTGATATCATTAAAGAAAATTTAGATATGGTGTTAGCAATGGAGAATTTGACAACGGATTCTCAAAGAGACTTAGCTATTAATGCCATGAAACGGCATTTAACTAATATAAATAATATTAAGCTGATGGCTGAAGGTATTGATAAAAGTGGGTTATTACCTAATTATTCTTTACCACAAATAATTGAAGAAATAAAAGGATGGGCTATGGACCATATTTGTGTAGTTTGTAAAAAGCCTATTGATGAAAGTTTAGTTATCTTTAACGATAATAATGAACCTGTTCATCCTGGGCCATGTTATAATTTCTCCAAAGAACAACCAGTAACAGAATCTGGGAGTTCTTTAAATGAAGTAGAATTATTAATGTAAAAATAAAAGACGAGATCACTCGTCTTTTTCTGTTTCTAGATCTTCTAATTCCAATCTTTTACCTTCTAATGCATCTCTGATAGAAATATCATCTGTATCTTTAATTTTTAATTCTTTAATTCGTTTAGAATAATATTTTTCTAACTCTTCTAATCCAGCCAATGTTTGGCATTCTCTAATTTTATTCATAAAAGTTTCTACACTAGCTTCTATTAAAATATCTTTAAACGATATCATAATTTAACCTCTCTCATTGAATAGTCAAATTTTTCACTTGCATATCTTTCTATACGTTCTAAAGCGTGCTTTAAAGCATAGTTCAAATGAACATATTTCTTTTTAGTATTTTTAGACTTGGGTTTTACACCCATATCATCAACAATATCCCAAAGTACACCTTCTGCTTTAGAACCATGTAATCTAAGGACCCTACCAATAGATTGAAGAACTGTTACTTTGGATTTAATAGGATGTGCAAATATAACATGGTGTAAATTCTTAATAGAGACACCAGCACTAAAAACACCATAAGAAGCTACTACGACCATCCCTGAGCGTTTTTCTGCCATAGCCTTTATAATATCTCTATCTTTATCTTTAACCTCTCCTGCGATAAAGAAGACATTCTCTTCACCATGGATAGATTTACAATATTCGTAAAGATCTTTGCCGTGTGCGATTCTATCAAACATTACAAAAACATTTTCATCTTTGGACCCAAGTTTACAAGCTAACTTAGCAATCCATTCATTACGTTGTTTTGCTTTGATAATTATTTTTATTTCATCTTGATATGCAAAACCTTTAACCTTTTCCGTAAAAGCATCAGGATATCTTAAAAATAAAGTATTGATTTTAAGCTTAGAGACTTGTCCGGCTTCCATTAATTCTGCTGTAGATACTGGACGATAGATGTTTCCAAATAATCCAATATATTGCATAATATTAGCTTTACCGTCTTTTACTGTACCAGTTAATCCAAATTTGAATTTACAATTACTTAAGCCATTGATAATAGTACTAATGCTCTTTCCCGTAGCTAGATGGCACTCATCATTCATTAACATTCCGAACTGTTCAAACCATTCTTTAGGTTGTTTTATGGCCGTTTGCCATGTTGATACATAAACCAATGCATCAGAATCTTTAGCAGTACCACCTTTAATTCCTAGAAGCATTTCTCTAGAAAATAATCTATAGTCAACTAAATCATCAATCATTTGTTTAACAAGGATAGTAGTAGGAACTAAAATTAAAACCTTACCTTGGAAATTCTCAATATAATATCTAGCCAGGAGTGCCTGGATCAACGATTTACCAGCTGATGTAGGTAAATTCAACAATGCCCTGTTTTGTGACAGGCCTTTAACTACAGAGTCTTTTTGATACCAATGAGGCGTTATCTTAGTAGAACCAGAATAAACATCTTTAGAGTCCACCCAATCAGAAATTTCTTTTTCTGTAATTCCACCATTGTCTGTTATTTTAGGGTCTATTTCTACTTTATAATCCATATTATCAGCAAATTTTTTAACATAGTCCACTAATCCATACGGAAGCAGTCCATCATATCCTAAAATACGGATTTTACCGTCCCACTGCCCATATTTGAATTTAGGATTAAACTGGTAACCTGGAGTCTCAAAAGAAAAATAATCTCTAAGTTCAAAGAAAATAGAATCTTCACATTCGATTTTTACACTACTATAATCGTAAAACTTTAATTTAATATCCATTACTTTCACCTTATTATAAATACATATATATTTATACAAAGCCTAAAGAGGACATTATGAAAATTGACCAACAATATATTGATTCTTTAACTGAAGAATATACTTCAGGCGAAATTGATAGAAAAACAGCTAAACAAAAATTATCTGAATATGCAAAAGAATCATTTAATTTTGATTTAAACAAACAAAAAAGTTTTGAAAATATGATCGTCCAACTTAAAGAACTGATTGACAATTATGAAGAACCTGAATTAGAAGATCAAGACGGTATTTCTATTAAAGATCTAATTACCGCAGCTGACCAATTAGATGGTAAAAGTGTTTTTAATGATGCTAATGAAGAAGCTATTGATCTTATAGAATCTATTTCGACACCAGAAGATCATAAACAATCTAAAGAAAAAACTATTGGTCTAGAAAAACCCGTGGTTGAACCAATGAATGTTGAAACATCAATCTCTGAAGTGCAGGAATCACCTGTAGAACATCCTACAACACAAGAACAGATAACTATAAAAGAAAATTATATCCTTCCAGAAGAGTTCTCTCCAACTATTACCTTAATAGGCAAAGCTCCTGGATATTACACTCTCCCATGGTGGATTTATAAATGGATTTTAGAAAACGAAGATTGGAAATCTCGCCCTGAAGAATGTCCTGAATTCTCTGCAATTAATATTTTAAAATCGTTAATTTATTTTATTAACCGAGATGGACAAGTTAAAATACGAGAAACTAGAAATTCTAGATTTTATACACTAAAATAAAATGGAAAAAATATGCCAACACTAAATATATCTCCTACAAATCCGTCTATAACATTAGGACAGACTCAAAAGTTTACAGCAGAAATATTAGACCCAATACCAGAATCAGTTACAACATATAAATGGTTTGTTGATGGTGAACTTGATGATACATCATCTACAGAGACATTTAGTTTAACACCTAATACTATTGGAGAAAAAATTATAAAAGTAGAATCAACAAGTACAGGTTCAGAAGAACCAGTAGTTTTGACAGATGAAACAACTCTGACTATTAAAAAGAAAACAATGAATCCTATTGTTAATATTGAAGTTGATAAATCTACTACAGAAGTTGGAAATACAGTTAAATTTACTGTTAAAATTGAAGGCGCTCCAGAAGGTTCAACAACAAAATACTTATGGGATTCTGGAGAAACTGAAGAATCTATTAATGTTGTTACTACAGAAGTTGGGAATCTTAAAAAAGAGTGTACAGTTACTATATCGCATAGTGATTATGACACTAAAGAAATTAATGCATCTTCTACTGTAGATGTTACAGCTAAGACCATGGATGACGTTATACTTGATATTGTTATAACACCAGATAAAGTAAAAGTTGGCGAAGATTATGAAGTCGAAGCTATTGTTACAGGTGGTCCGTCTGACAAATCAATCAAATATAAATGGAATACTGGGCAGGAGTCATCTAAATTTACAATAACAGCAAAAGATATTGGTATAATCAAATATGAATGTACTATTACAGTAGATGCCAAAGACTATTTATCATTTAGCACCAAATCGTCCCATTCGGTTAGTATAGAAAAAGCCCCAGAAGAGCCAGAAATTGCATGCCGATACATTCATCCATTAGACCATAGAAAATCTGCATATTTGTGGGTTGGGTATTGGGTACTAGAAGAAATAGAAAAGGCTGTTGAAGAAGGAATTGACTGGAAAAAACCAAATAATACAGATTTAAAATATAAATGTGACTTACAAACACTTGCTCTTATGTTAGAGACATATCCTAATATAGAAGTTCAAGAATCAAGAAATGGATATATTTTATCTAAAGAAGATATTGAAAATGGAGTTATTTACTAAACAAAAAAGGGACCGTATGGTCCCTTTTTATTTTTATTTTCTAAAGATCTTACCAAATTTACTAATCACAAAATTCTCACCGACTTTAATATCAATTCTTATTGAAGTATTTCCAATAATATTTGAAGACAACATTTCATCTAAATCTATTGAAGAAATTCTATCAAAATCTTGAACAATATTAAACCCACCATTATCACAGAAGGAATCAATAAATTCTTCTATTTTACATGAACACTCATCGGATAATATATCTCCATATAAACGACAAGTAGACCCATCAATATTCAAAATAACCATAATATTCTCCTATTTGTTTAGACATGTAGATAATACCACATGTCTATTCTATTGTAAACTTAAAATTCACCCATTTCTTCAATAAATTCTTCATGATCAAATGGGAACATCTTCCAAAATTCTTCAACCTTTTCATCAGAAGTAAATTCTACAAATAATCCTTCAGAGTCTGGTAAAATTTGAACTATTTCCATTTGTAATTCTGAAATAGCTTTGAAATGTTCTGAAGTTAAAGCTCTTATCCAAATATGAAAAGTTGTCATTTTTATTTCTCCTAATATGTTGGTATAGTGGTATAATATCATATTAGAAGCAAAAGTAAACATTTAATTGATAAATTTTTCAGGTATTTGGTCAAAATCCATTATATCGGCTAAAATAGACATGGCTTCAGACGATTCAAGTGTTTGATTTTCTTTAATAATCTCTTGTTCTTTAACAAAATTTCTAAAGTTAATTTTTTCAAGAACACCTTCATTTAAGAATTTATCACCATCGAAAACCTCTGTACATTCAACTAAGTCTTCTGCTGGCATATACACAGTATCGATAAGAAAAGATTTACTCAATTCTCCTGACCCATGAATAGATCTAATTTTTAAAGCTGAACCACGAGGTAATATAACTTCAGATTCATGAGAAAATCTAGAAAGATCCCCTGGGACAATAACTTTGACTTTGTGAACACCCGAGATCATAATACCCAGTCTAGCAATATAATCTGAACTACGTTCTGCATTTGAGTCTACTACTTTATCCCCTAAAGTTTCCCTAGCTTCGGTTTCCCAGTCTTGTGGTTGTCCTATATAAGAAGAAGCAGAATTAGAAAAACCTTTATTAAAAAATATCGGCGCTAAAGACGTCGAAACAAAGTTTGGGAAATACAATATTTTATTTTTAACACTTTTATCAAGATCTTTGTATTCATGACGCTGGGCCCTATATAAAATCGTAGATCTATCTAATTTAACTCCTTTAGAAAAGGCTTTGTCTAAATTAGGGATATATGTATTAATTGTCTTTTTAGTGGCTTCATCATTTCCTAATAAAAAACTATTAATATCTTCATAATTCTGACTTGTATAGTTTGTTATTGCATCTTTTTCTTCTGCTGTATAGTCTATGGATTCTTCTAGATTTCTATAAGAGCTACCTACTACATCAGTATATGAACTAGAAATAGCTTGTATAATTTTACTGATACTAGATAGTTTTTCAGAGTACTCTATATCAGAAGGCAAATATTTTAAAGTATACTCAGTAATATCTTTAAATTTGAAAATAATTTCTTTATCAGATTTTAAAATTTCTGAAAGTTTCAACATATATGGTTTTATTTTTAAATCTAGTTCAGATGGCGATAAATATTTATCTTCATTATGAATAGCTAAGACAACTGCTGTTCGTATATTATCTAATTCTGTGTGGTATTTTGACTCAACTTGTTCATCATCAGACATAGGCAACATATCGGCTATATTAGAAAATGTTTCTTTAGTTTTTTCATTAACTCGTGTTTGAATTCTGGAAAAGGGTGCATCTACACTACTATATATAGGTGGATTACCTTGGAACTTAACAAAAGCTTCTTTAGCTTCTTTCGAATAGCCATCTAAATCGTCTGGTTTAGAAATACTATACAATGCAGTCATAAGTTCACGTCTAGAAACTTTAGTTTTAGAAATTAAAGAACGTTCATTTCTCTCATTTTCTTGGGCTGCAATACTACCTGCAATGGCTTCCATTTTAGAAACTTGTTTGCCTGTTTTATAGTTAATATAAACATCACCTACTTTAGATTCTACTTTGGTATACAACGATGAATCTATGTCAGGAATCCCAGAGATGTCTTCTAATGGTTTATTTTTACGGTATATAAGAACATATGCGTGTTTACCAGTAAATTGATAGAGGTCTTCTAGGACTACAAATTTACCACCCGTGCGTTGCATAGCCAATCGTTTAATAATACGTTGTAAAGATTTTTCTTGGCCTTTCATTTTCTTAGCTGGGAATCTGAACAATACAGCGTCTATTTTTAATTTTTTAACTTGTTCATAAACAGTATCAAAAATAGTATTCAAAGCCCCAATAGGGTCTGCGCCTAATCCATCTCTTAACTCAGCAGCATTACCGTTTTTAGATAAACTCATTAAAAATACTTGGACAAATTTATCGCCCATTTTAACTTGTTTTACTGCATCCCCTTTAGACAAATAAGAAACCATACGAACTAAAAGATTATCATTACCTGGGACTTTTATGTTCCAAAGCTGTGGAACTTTCGCTTTTTGATTAACATTAATAGCTTGATATTGTGCTATTTCTGAATCAAAAACTTCATTTAAATTAATTTCACTTAATTCCATTTTATCACCTTTATAATAAGAATATAGTATTATTTATACCAAAAAAGGGCCGAAGCCCTTATTTTTATGTATTCCTTTTATTCAGATATTCTTGCTTCTAAATTTAACGTATCAATTTCAACATCAAATTCTAAAACTTCTGGATTTTCATCAGAAGATATAGCCGTTTTGTATTTTTCTATCCCATTTTTTGATGATAATAAAGTAGATTTGACTACATTAAGTTCTTCCGAGTATTCAAAATCACCGTAAATATTACCGTCAGTTTTTGAAGCTTTTTTAAACATTTTTAATAATTCATCGTTTGAGTATTTCATTTTAATCTCCATTTGTTTTGATGAGCCTATAGTATCAAACTTAAAAGCAAAAGTAAACAAAAAAGGGACAAAAGTCCCTAAATAATTTTTTGAAGCTCTAAAGCAATATTTTTTAGTTTTTCTACGTCGGATTTTCTAAAATTAGAATTCTTATCAAGATTAAAAGAAACCAAGGCATTGCTCCATATAGTTTCTTCTAACAAATCTAAGTTATCGTTTAAAATATTCTTCTGGCGATTGTCCGAAGATTTCATAAAAATCATTAGCCTCTTGTTTATCTAGACGACGCATTTTTACACGGGGTAAAAATAAACTATAAGTTTCTCGTCCTTCTACCTTTTGGGCTGCATTACATACACCAGAAATAATCATGCCGATAAGTTTGCCCTGTTTATGTAAATCCCATAAAAGACGTCGGTCTAATTCATGACGTTCTTCTAATGGAATCCAGACTTTTTTACCTTTAACTTTTTCGTAATCTTTATCTTTAAAACCTGAACCACAATCAACTAAAATAGTTCCATCTCTAGATTTTAAATTAACTCCACCAAGTTTTTCTGGGTCTTTAGAATGTGGATAGGCCCCAATAATTTCTAGGTCAAAATCTTTTTCTTCTTTAAATTTGACCTGGTCACAAGTACGCCCATCGGCCCAAATACCATTTTTATTTTTTAAAATAATACCTTCTAACTTCATATCTACATATTTCCTGTAAATAATCTGGGCTTCTTCTAAAGTTTTAACTTCTTCTGAAGGGATTAATTCAAGGCGTTCTGAATTTAATGTAATTTTTTCTAAATCTTTTAAACGGACTTCATAAGGTTTATTGATTTCATTTTTATTTGAAGATGTTCCTTGTGTAACTTCATAATTGATTAAATCCCATACTTGGAATCGTACACAATCTGCTTCGTCTTTAGTAATTGTTCCTTGGATAGATTTATTAGCAATACCATTGCCTTCTTCCCGAGATGCAACAATATTTTCTTCTTCCTCTTCATCAAAAAACATATCAAGACCCTGTTTTTTAGATTTAGGGAAATATACTAATTCACCATCCACAACGACATTACCAAGACCTTCAGTAATTTTTAATATTTCTTCTTTTAATGAATCTAATCCTTGATATTCGCTTCCAGAACGAGAATATAAATTAACTTCACCATCTACAACTTCAGCAAAACATCTAGCCCCATCTGCTTTTAATTGGGCTATAGCCGGGAATTTAATTTTAGATATATTTGCTTTACTAAATGGCGCGGCTAAAAATTGTGGCTGTTTAGGTAAAAGATTTTCCCATACTTTATTAGGAATACTTCTGCCTACACCGCATTCTAAATCACGTTTAATAATACGTTTAACTAAAGCTGCATCTTTTGGACATAAACTTTCTAGTACTTCTTTTAACCCGGCAATACCTGCATGTCCTGTTAAAACTCTGGCTCCTAATACATTTTCTAAAAAATCTAATGCATCTTGTAAAGTTTTAGATTCATCTTTAGGTTCATATTCCGGAATCTTTTTAAGATGGAATTTGACCTTTTGAGAATACGTTAATCTAAATACATCTTTAACAAGATGATTTTGTTTATATTTTAAAAGAATGGCTTCTTTTTCTTTTAATGAATCTGTAGAAGCCAATTCAGCAATAATATCGTATACCATACCTTTTTCCATTTATAGTCCTTATTTTATACTATTTAATGATTCTTCTAAGTCAGGTAAAATTGTTTCAAAGTCATACCAATCTTTAACATTGATAATAGGGCAATCTGGTAAATCACGCTTACCACGAGGCATATGGATAAGAGGTAATCTAGAAATAACTTTATGACAGTCTTCTAAATTATGAGCCAAATCATCAACAAAACATAACAGATTTTTAGTATGTTTAACTTTAACATCTAAATAATGAGGCGTTTTGGATTCACCGTAATTAACTAATAAAATATCGCTAAATGCATTTGGGAATAAAGAATTCAAGTTATATAAACGATTAAATAATGCTTGGTCTGTTGTACCTAATGCCGTAATAGCTACAAATTCATATTTCTCTTTAAGACGATTAATTACTTCAATAGCGTCTGTATATCCTGTTAAATATTTTATGTATTTTGAATTATTATATTCTGTCATCAATTTTAAGCCAAGTTCTTCGTTACATCGAAACATTTGTCCTGGCGACATAAATACATTTTCAGTAATAACTTTAAGGATATTTGTTGTATCGATACCATAATCTTGAGCAAAATAAGGAAGTCCAGACGCCCACTGGACCAAGATACCATCAACATCAGTTAAAATAACAGGTTTTAAATTCATTTCACATCCTCATAATAAACACTGACAGAAGCATTTGCAGTATACTCAAAGATTTTAACAATTCTTTGATTATTATCGCTTAAGAATTTTTTAATTTTTGTATCAAGTTCTTTTTTAATCAATGGACCCACAATTGTTTTAGCTTCTCCTTCGATAAATACCGCAATTAATTCTTTATTTTCTACTTTTTCATTATATGATGATATATTTTCTATTTCTTCAAAAAATTCATATTCATCACTTGTCAAAATAATAGATAAATCCTTTTCTATGTCTTCACCATTATAAATTTTATTATTAAAGAATATACTAGTTACAGACCCGTCACCTTCTATAGAATCTATTTTAAACGGGTTTGTACCAATAAATTCGGCAATAGCTGCATTATACATAGATTCCCTTGAAAACATTTCAGGTTTATCTAACTTGTACCATTTATTTAGCTCAAACATAATATTTCCTTAGTTATAAACTACGCCCATAGAAGCCACTTTAGAAAGAACATAAATTTCTACTTTTCCTTTAGGGTTGTTAGATAAAAAATCCTCAACACACTCATCTACTTTATGTTTAGCAGTTATAAGTGGGAATGACTTAACTCCATCTAAAATTTGGACCAGTACTACACAATCGTCTTCATCTTTATCATCAGAAGTTTTTTTAACTTCTTCAAAAAACCAGGCTTCGTTTTTTGAAAAAACGATATCTAACCCAGAAGAAATGTCAGATGCAATTAATTCGCGGCCATTGACTAAAATTTTACTTACATTTTTTGTATCAGGTAAAAATTCTAACACCTTAAACACATGTCCTTCAATGATATTATATATTTTCTCGTTATACATTGATTCATCAAAAAACTCACTTCTAGAACCGACAAATTTATACCATTTATTTAACTCAAACATATTATTTTCCTATTGTCAGTTTAACTTTATAATCTTCAGTTATTTTAATTAACTACTCTTTTTCTCAATGCTATTAGTATACCACAAAATTCTTTATTTGTTAATATAGTTTCAAATATATTTTCACTACCTATACTATGTACTAATTTCTTATTACCAGTGTAAGCCAGGGCATCCCTAAAAGTCTTATTTTGATTAAACATATGAATATATGCCTTAATCAATAAACGTTTGTAGGCTTCGCTGTGTCTATTAATGGGTGTTCCTTTATACCACATTGTGTTGTTTTTAATTTTTGGACCTGCTAGTTTAGCTTCTAATCCATGTAGTTTAAAAACACGTTTCTGTTCTATAGGGTCTTGAATTTTTAGACCTTGTAAAAATCCTTCTATGCTGGCAAATTCTTGGTTATCCATTATAAAAGGATGGTATGTAAAATTGCTTAATTCATTAGAGGGCCAGGACCCTCTAGAATGAATATCAACAACCTGAGAACTCATATGCTTTAACCTCGTTACAACAAGATACGCGTTTATAAATGACCCAATCAGTTGGGTCATATTTTCCTAAAACTACTTTTTTTGCTTCATCTAAAGAAAGTCCATCTAAATCTAATTCCATACGTGATGGATTAAAAACAGCATAAATGTCTTCTGATTCTTGTTGATCTTGTTTTTTCTGTGGTTTTTCTAACAGATTTCTTTCTTCATCTGAAGAAAAGAAAATATCAAAACCTTTAGGATTTTTTTCCTCTGGGATAATATCATCTACAGAATATAATTTCATAACACCTTGACTAGTGATAATCCCTAAGATATCATTACTATCATTTAACCAAAAATTAGGAAATCCTAATTTTTCTAAAAACTCTATTAAACATATGTTGAAACTATACGTATATTGGTTATTGCTTAAAACAGATGTTTTTGTGATTTCAGGATGTTTTAATTTATACTCAGTCATAGTTTTCATAATATATCCTTTAAATTAATTTTGGCTATACTACACTAATTTTTAGTACTTGTAAACACTTATTTTCAATAAAATCAAAAAAGGAGACCGAAGTCTCCTTAAAATTATTTTTCATAACGACACTAAGTCTAAGATACGCTTCATTTGACTAATAATTGCTTTACCAGAATCATTATCATAAACAAATTTTGTTAATGCTATATCTCTTATAGTAGTTGTTTTTGCTAATTCTTTAAGATCGTTGTTAAAGAAATAAAGTGCATCAGCTTCATTGTCGAAGTACTTATTATAAACCTTTTTTTCTTTAACAATTCTGTATACTAAATTATATTCAGTTGATGTTGACATTTTAGACCTCCATTATTAATTGTGATCTATAATATCCTTTTTTAAAAGAGAAGTAAATACTTATTTTCAATAAAAACAAAAAAGGAGACCGAAGTCTCCTTAAATTTATTTCTTGTTACCAAGGTTAGCTAAAAACTTAGCTCGGCCATTTTCTTGTCGTTTAACAAATCCAACCAATTTATCTAAGTCTTGGTTAATGCGTTTATTCGTTTTTCGTTTGTAACCTTTACGTGCAGACATAATAATTCCTTATTTCAATGTAACAATATAATGACGAACAGCTTTACGGGCATTGGAACTTAAATGCTTAGCATATTTTAAATTATCGTTTTCTAAAAGCTCTTGATGAAGAGATTTTTGAGCCGGATTTAAATGTTTAAAACCTTCAAGAACTTTTAGTGCTTCAGCCAGAACATCAATTGATGCTCCATAATTTTCATGGCCATTTTGAAAAGAATTACGTTGGATATCTAAAATTGTTTTTACAAAAGTCATAAGTGCCTCAAAAATGCGAGGTTAATATTTAGTGGTCTAATTGACCACCGTTTAGAACATTAGTTCATATACTTATTTATACACTGCTGCGATTGACCTGTAATGGGCCGTAATAAATTTTTGGTCTAATTCTTTAGCTTTTTTATTATTAAAAACTGTTTCTGGGTGAGGGACATTACGCATATTACCATTTGGTAAAGGCACAACGTCACCAATTTCAAAATAACCTTTAGGAACACTATCGCCGATAGAATAAATTTCACCCAATTGTGGGATTTCTCCTTCAGCCCGTTGAGTTGAAATAATAATACCACTAGAAGATCGTTCTTCTGTTCCTGCAGATTTAGCAATTGCCGTGATAACAACGGATTCGCCAAGAGCTTTAATATCTTTCATTAAACCAACCTTAAAATTTCTTCATACAACATAGAATTAACAGAAATAATATTTTCAGTAATAATAGAACGCCATGCATTAATTTCGGTATCAAATACACGAATATAACTTGGAGTTTTAGTTTCTTTTTCTGTTAACAGTTTTGAATCATCTTGTTTAGGATGATATTCTGTAGGAATAATATCATAATCTAACGTACAGCGAATAACACGAACTGAATTATCTTTTTTCTTAAAAACTATTTCGTTTTTACCATTATGTAATAACGTACGAATTAACGCATTTAATTTAGTTTTTCTTTCTTCTGTAAGTTTCATTTTACACCACAATAGTTAGTTATAGTAGACCAATCAATATGATTAAGATTAGAACGTTCGTATTTAATAACTTCAATGCCTGAATCTAATAGAATTTTGTCCCAACCGGGAACATTTCGGTCATATGTTTCTGCATACACGAGTTTTTTAATACCTGATTGGGCAATTGCTTTAGCACAGTCAGGGCAAGGGGATAATGTCACATACATAGTCCCACCATCAATAGAAATACCGTTTCGAGCAGCAAAAATAATAGCATTTAATTCTGCATGGATTTCATGTTTAGAAGACCAATCATTATGATGTTCACGGAATTCCATATTTAACCCGGTTATAGATTTTGGTCGAGAACCACCATTAATAATTAAAGGCTTAGTCCAACCCTGGTCATGTGCATGGTCACAACAGTTAATACCACCCGTAGGAGAACCGTTATATCCAGTGGAAATAATTCTTCCACCCTTTTCAATTACCGCACCTACTTTCCAAGATACACATTTAGATTCTTGAGAAATAATATATGCTAATTGTAAATACGTGGAAGCTTTCATTAATATTTTCCTGTATATTCTAATAATTTTGATGGTGTTTGAACAACGACTTCAAACATACAAATAGTTGGATTAAATTCAACTGAAACTATATATCTGGTTTTATATTCCGGGTCCATTAACCCAATTAAATCCCAAATATTATCTTTTAAATCAATTCTATGCCATTGAGAAGCAACTTCAAACATATTATTTATATGCCACTGCTCAATATATAATCTTAGCATTTCATCTAGATTTTCTGGTGAAGTATGATTTAAATGTTTTTTAACTTCAAATTTCATTAATGTTTTCCTACTAAGTTAAAATAAACTAGATATATTGTATTACGTGTTTTTACAAGAGCAGATTTATCATTAATCATTTCAAAACTTTTAATAGTAGAAGTTGTGACATAAGAACCATTATAAAATCTTTTCTTTTTGTCGTCACTAATATATCCTGTTAATGAAAAACTACCATTTACAGATTGATTTAAAAATTCTTTAATTTCGTCTACAGTTTCAAAAGTATATACAACATCTAAAACTGCATCATATTGAATATCTTTATTAATCATTATAATTCCATAATTAAATTTGTTGTGTCTAATATACCAATACATGGGTCCGTAATAGATACACCCCATAAAAGATTTTTTGATATCTTTTGATTACCTTCTTCTAAATTGCTTTCAATCATAAGGCCAAAAGTATTTTTAGACTTAATTGCTTCTTTAGCAACTTCAATTTGCTTTTTAAAATCACCTTCACAATTAGAATGAGAACAATCGACCATTACAGGAATATCTAAACTGTCAATATATTCTTTAGAATAATTTGTTTTATATTCTTTGCCAATTTTGCCACCACGTAAGATAACATGGGTGTTTTGATTACCATTGGCATAAATTTTACTAATTACACCATTCATATCAATACCTAAATATGAATGTGGAAATGCTGCGCTTTTAATAGCATCTAAAGCAACTTGAATATCACCTGAAGTAGAATTTTTGAATCCAACAGCCATAGGTAATCCTGAAGCAATTTCACGATGGGTCTGTGATTCTGTAGTACGAGCACCAATAGCGACCCAACTAAAAATACCTGATAGATACTTAATAGTAAATGGGTCCAAGACCTCTGTCGCCAAAGGAAGTCCAAGATTCAATAGTTCTAAACAGAGATGGCGGGCAATTCTTAACCCTTCATCAATATTAAAAGAACCATTTAATTCTGGGTCGTTGACTAGGCCTTTCCAACCTACAGTTGTGCGTGGTTTTTCAAAATAAACCCGCATAACCAATAGATATTTGTCAGAAACATGTTTTTGTAATTCTTTAAGATATTTTCCATAAGTAATAGCTTGTCCAGGGTCATGAATAGAACATGGGCCGACAACAATTAATTTTTTATTACTTTTACCCGAAATAATATCTTTAATTAAATTACGATGACTTTCTACTTGTCTAGATAATTCAGGAGAAATAGGTAGGTCATAATGTAATTCTTGTGGAGTACTAATAGTTTTAACGTGCATGGATATCATATTCCTCTGAATGGATTAGATGAGTATCATCTTCATCCTTTACCCATAATTTTAAACTAAAAATCCCTTGTTTGCACTTAACTTCCCAAAGAACATCAGATTTAAATAAGGTTTTAAAAATACGAGTAACTTGATAGATAATAGCTTCATCGGTATAAGCATAATCCGAACACATAGAAATAACACCTTGTGCTAAATCAGATAATGACAATTGCTTAGGAACTTTATACATCATAACATTTTCTCCAATCAACATTTCCATCAGGATAAAGTCCAATAATATAATAATCATTGCCTTTATTAGTTTCAATTGTAACTAAGACTTCTTTAATAAATCCAGAATTAATTGTTTGGGTTGAATTTAAATACACAACAGAACCTTCAATTTTTTCTGAAAGGGTCTTTGCCAAAGTATGGACTTTATCTTTAAACATATTCTTTCCTATAATGAAACAAATACTTTTCTAATTTCGTGGCCAGGCCCATATCTATTTTCTATTGCTATTTTTGCTTTTTCATATGTTTTATATAGGCATAAACATTCTTCTTTCCACTGTTTAGAAAATAAGCCACCATGGTTTATTAATATTCCTTGAAAGGCTAAAGTATTTTTACGAAAAACCGCATAAAATTCCATTAAAAGTCCCCTCTCGAAACTTGCCAACATTCCAATCCCAAGATTCGCCACATATCAACAACTTGTTGACGATCATCTAGTACATAAAGAACATTATACCTATTTGCAATGTGTTTGTAAAACAATTCTTTCTTAACAATAGAATCTTTTCGATGATCTTTGTGTTCACGCATAATTAACTTAGAATACTTCACATTGTGCTTGTTAAGCCATTTTTTGGTCCCAATACGATGCTCTTGTTCTTCGCCTTCTTCACGTCCGGAAGTCAAAAGAACCTCAACACCCATATCATACATCATATTTACATGATTAATAACATTCTGGCGGGGTTTGTCTTTATATAGCTTATAAAGGTCATAAGGGCTTCTATGATTATTATCGGCAATAGTTCCATCGATATCAACAATAATTGCTTTAGGCAGTTCTAAAGTTTTCGACCAATCAGGAACACCATGTAAATAATGTTGCATTTTTTCGTAAAATGAATAAATCACAGCAGGAGGAACAGCAGCTTCACCACGATAAAGATTACGTTTATATAATGTTTCTAGATCTTCGTCGAATGGGACATAATTAATTTGACAATTGAATGAAGATGCAAAGTCTTCCCATTTAGTCCGTGTTTTAGGATTTAAGTTTGTATCGGAAATAATGACAATGCGATTACCAGGTTGGTTTAGCCATTTTAGTGCAAGAAGTTGTTGTTTGTCTGTGACTTGTTCTTCACGTTGTCTTGTCGGTTTATATTCATTACGTTTACAATCAAAAATTTCACAACGTAAGTTATCTCTATTAAGATCTAAAACAACTTCAGGATTAGCATCAACCATTTCTTTGGCCCAGGTACTTTTACCAGAACCAGGAGCACCAACAGTCATAATAACTTGTTTAACGAATTCGTCTTTAGGCTTAGATTTGTCATAACCCAAATAATCTAAGGTCTTTTGGTCTTCAATATTAACCCAAATAATCTCATTGCTTTGTTCTGGTACAAACATAATAAATCCTTATTTAATCAAGGTTGCCATAAATGTTAAAAATTGTCCACGAACAGAATCCTGGTCACGAGATATTTGTGCATTCTGGGTAGGACTATAATCAGATTCTGATTCAGTTCTTAAACAATATCCTAGAGTTTCATATTCTCTAAAAAGCTTATATAATGTGTCATATTGTTCTTGGGTCATTTTATGTCCTTTTCAATAGTTTCGATAGTTAAATAAACTTTGGATTTAATTGGCGTAACTGTTTTACCGGCCTTTTTAAATAATTTTGTTGCTTGGTCCGGGTCTGTTTTATATAGATTCTTGGCTTCTTCTTTAATTAAAGTAGCTTCTTCTACGGCAGACATAAGCTCTTTAATTTGACGACGAAGAACTTCGATATCAGAATCAGGATTATGAGGAACAAAGTCATCTTTTAAAACCATAAATTTACCCCAGTGGGACTTTTCTATTAAAGGATGACATAAAACGATATCTTTCTCAATCAATTTATTATCGTATGAATTAATATATTGTACAACTACCTTATCAATAAAAGGATCCTTAGGATTTTCTAATATAAAAACCGGTTTATATTTCGGGTCTGATCCTTTAGAAGAATTAAATTTTAAGTATTGTTTTAATTCTGTATCACGAATTCCTTCAATATAAGAAGCATCATTTACTACATACTCTGGTAAAATTTCAGCACCAATGTATCCAATATCTACACTTATGTGGTTTCGTGACAATGATGCTAAAGGTGTATTAAACCCTGTCATACCAACAAATTCAGAATATTTAATCATTATCGAACCATCTTCAAGAGTGGCATTAACAATAACAGGGAAATCTAAATTTTTAATAGAACGATATCCACAACTGTTTAATAATTTAACTTTCATTTAATTTCTCACATTTAGGTTCATTTAACTCAACACGATAATAACATACCATAGTTTTCATTTGTTGTAAATATCTTTTTACGTCTTCAAGCCAAATTCTTAAATCTTGAGATTCTTTATAAGATAAAGCAACTTGTGGACCTTCTTGATTAATCACTTTCCAATTGACATCTATTGGAGATACCGGAGCAGGCCATTGTGGATGAATTTTTGGTACTTCAGGACTCACAGGAACAACGCTAGCGCATCCGGTTAATAACATAATAGGAATTATCAACTTTTTCATTGTGTTTCCTCTACTACACTATCTGTGAACTTTTTAAATGAATCATTTATAAGTTTAGATACTAAACCGGGCTTGGCTTCTACAACATGTTCTCTAGAAGCATCCTTCTTTAACTTATAAGAAATAGTATTTGTTTCTGATTGGATAGAAGCAAATTTCTCGTTTAAAGTATTATACTGTTTTATTTGAGAATCTAATTTTTCTTTATATTGATTAAAAGAGCTTTCTAATTCTGTAAGCTTTTTTTCTGTTTGGTCTAACTTGTCAGAATTAGTAGAATATAAATGGTAAAAAATACCATTACTTATTACCAGGACAAAAATCCCAGTAATCATGTATAATTTTGTATTCATCGACATAACTTAAAAATAGTGTTAATGATATCATCAGAAGATAACCCTCTGAATAGAATATGATTTCTTGATGTTGAAGAGCTACAACTAAAAGAGGGTATTTCAGAAGCCATATCATCATAGGTCATATTTTTATGCATAATACCTAATTGGTGTTTTTCATAAATAGGGTCTACGATAATATAACATTTATGCCCGTTGATATGGACATTAGGCTGGGAAATATTAATAAAAATTTCTGCACCTGTATTTGCTAGATAACTTTCTAAAAATGATTTCATTTCTTGGACAGCTTCTGGCATTTTTTCACGTCTTTCTTCAGAAATACGGTCATTATATTCTTTCTGCTTAGATCGTTTAGAATCATTACGTGATATAGCAGTTCTTAAATCTGAAAGATACCCAACTTTTTTAGAACCTTTGTAAACCCAGATACCGTCATGACGATCGCCAAAAGCCGCTACTACAGTTTCGTTTGTAATTTGTTGTAAATCCATGTTGACCTCTCGTTTTTGATTTTTAATCACTATAATACAAAAACGAGAGGGTGTAAACTACTTTTTATAATTTTCCGGGACAAAATAACTGTAATATTTGACAAAAAGGCTATTTAATACTGAAAGCAATACATCGTAATCAAACCCGTTATACATTTTCATGTAAGCAGAAAATACTTGTGGTATACCAAGTTTATTAAATTCTGTTTGTCCATTGACAGCATAGTCTTTTCGATCTTTACCAAGATTTTGTTCATAAACTTGTTTAATATTTTCTACTTGAGAATGAATAGCCTTAGTATAGACTTCTTCAAAAGTATTAATTTTATCTAAAGCCACTTGGTCATTAGCAAATAATGATTTTAGATCATCTGAAGTACCTTCTACAATTGCTTTAAAAAGATCTTCATTTGATGTAATAGAATCTTTTGTTCTATGTAAAGAAACATAGGCATGGCTTTTTACTTTAAATTTGGTCCCATCTGACATCTGTGCAACTACACCTTCAATGCCTTGTGATTCGTAAACTTTATCAACCCAACCTTCTTCAGGTTCATATCTAGTAACAAGAATAGGTTTTAGTTCTTTGATAGAATTTAAATCGTTATAATCAATATATTCACCTGTTTCATTATGACGAGCGTTTAATAAAATTAAAGCCGGTTCAGAATAAGAAAGAACAATGCGATTTGTTGGAGCAACATATTCAAAATTGAAAGTATAATCAGGATTATCCTTAATCACTTTTCTTACATCACTATATGCTTCTGTATTAATCAATTTACAAGCTTCCTGGGCTTGTTCTGATGTCACGGATCCTTTAGATTTTAAATAAACAAATCCATCTACAATATAAGAACTAATTAAAGACCCATCTGCTTTATCCATAAGATATTCTACCTTAGAAAGGTCTAAATTCATTGTCATTGGGTTTTCATTTAAATTAAAAAATTTCTCCATTGGTCTAGAAAGAATTTTAATTGGATTTCCTTCTTCGTCAATTTCAAACATGATACCACGACATTCTAGTGCATCAGGTAAAAGCCAATCAGAATATGATGCGTAGTTATAATTAAAAATCCGAGCTTTATTATTTAGACTTAATGACACATCTACATAAAAAAACTTGGTTCTATCATACTCGCATAAAGCCATCAAATTGTCAAATAGTTTCATTCTTTTTCCTTATGTTGTGTATTCCAATCAGGGTTAAACATTTTAATAAAAATTGGCTCTTCAAGGTCCATAGTACTTATTTCCATTTGCCCTAAATCATTTTTAGCCACTAAGTCAAAACACTGACGATAATAAAATATTACAGATTTACCTTGATTTAAAGAATCATAGATATTTTTAGATTTAGTGGAATCTGAAGTCCAAGTTTGCCTGTTCATGGAAGTTCTGTAATAATTTATCCTCTTTCTAAGATTTTTAGTTTTACCAATGTAAACTAATTGTCCATCAACTTCTATAGCGTATATTACATTTCTTTTTGTTTTAAGCTCTATTGGAATAGGTGATATTTCATTATTGTCTAAATTGAGCTCTAAATATTTTACAAATCCGAATTGTTTAAATGACATACATATAAAGGGCCGAAGCCCTTCTCCTTATAAGTATTTCTTAAATCCATCTAAAACTTCTGGATTAATATCTTCATCAATCTGAGAAATTAAATAAGAATCAATTTCAACTTCTTGGGGTGCTGATTGAACACCTTCAGAATTTAGATATTTAGACATCCAGACTAAAGGATTTTTAAGACCTTTATATGGACTATTTAATCCAGCATGACGCATTCGGATATCAGTAATATAGTCTACATAAGCTTTAAGATTTGTATGATTCAGACCTGTAACGGTTCCATATTTAAATAAATCGTCTACCCAATCTTTTTCTTGTTGATTTACTTCAAGAAATAACTTGGTAGCTTCATCTTTTAATTCTTCAGCAATCTTTTTCCATTCATCGCCTTCTTTGCCAGATTGCCATTGTCTAATCATATACTGGGTACCTTTAAGATGCAATTGTTCATCACGGGCAATTAATTTCATTATCTTAGAGTTACCTTCCAGAACACCTTTATTTTCAAAGAAATTAAATGTACATGCAAAAGAAACATAAAAACGAATAGCTTCTAAAGCATTAATAGCATGCATACATAGATAAAGTTTACGCATTGCATTATCTAAGTCTTTTTCATATCTGCTCCAAGCGCCTAAAAGTGGCATTCCTGTAGGGTCTCTTTGCTCTTCTTCAGAAATTAAATCTTTTATATTTTCGTATTCTCTAATTGCCTTAATAAGATCATCATAATATTTTGTAATGGATTCTGCTCGGGCCATAATTGCGTCATCAAGAACAATCTCATCAAATTCTTTTGAAGGGTCTTCATAAAGATTACGCATAATATGGGTATACGAACGAGAATGAATTGTTTCACTAAATGACCAGGTCTGAATCCATGTTTCTAAAGATACATCAGAACAAATAGATAATAAAGCCTCTGAAGGACCTCTGCCTTGGATTGAATCTAATAATGTTTGATATTTTAAATTATTAGTAAAGATTCTTTTTTCGTGTTCAGGTAATTTGTCATATTGTGCCTTATCTGTCATTAAGTTTACTTCTTCAGGACGCCAAAAAAAGCTTAAAGCTTTTTCAGTCAAGTCTTCAAAGACCCGATGTTTTACTGTTTCGTAACGTGCAATACCTGTGGATTCACCAAAAAACATTGGTTGTTCCATAATATTGATTTGGTTTTTATTAAAAATGCTCATTTTAATCCTTAATTCTCTTTTTAACCACTGTATTATTTTTTAAAGCATTTTCATAAGCAGCTTTAATCAATTTTAATCTTGTAGTTTTATATTCTTTAATATTATCAAAATCTATCCTGGCGGAGCCAGGATATTGATTATAATTTGCATGATTCACAGTCCGAGTCTTTTGATTCATCTTGATTATTTCCATCATTTGTATTGTGGTAATACATTGTTTTTCCACCTAATGACCAGAAATATAACATATCATCCATGATTACGCTCATTGGTACCTTAGATTTTTCATAAATACTTGGGGTGTAATAAGTATTAACAGAAATACTTTGGTCTACAAACTTCTGCATAATAGCAGCTTGAGTTAAATAACCTTTCATTCCGCGTTTACTTAGGTCCCAGGCATAATCATAAAGATCTTCATTAAACTCAATATTAGGAACAACTTGATTAAACGACCCGTCTTTAGAAGCTTTTGCCGTCACAGATTTTCTTGGTGGCTCAATACCATTTGTGCTATTAGAAACTTGAGAAGATGATTCACAAGGCATTAATGCAGATAAAGTACTGTTTCTGATACCGTATTGCTTAAGGTCTTTACGTAAAGATTCCCAATCACAAACATATTCTGGTTTAACTACTTTATCAAGGTTTTTATTATACCAATCAATGGGTAATAAGCCTTGAGAATATTTAGTTTCATGATAAAGCTCACAAGGTCCTTTTTCTTTTGCTAAATCAACAGAGGCCTTAATTAATCCATACTGTAAACGTTCAAATAACTCATGAGTAAACTGTTGAGCATTATCATAATTTAAAAACTGCGAAGCTAAAGAAGCAGCATAATTAGTTACACCAACACCTAATGCACGGCGTTTTTTAGCAATCAATGCTTTTTCTACAGGATAATCTTGATAATCTAATAAAGCATCCAATGCTCTAACAGCCACACGTGCAATTTTATTAATTTGTTCTTGGTCTTGATAATCAAATGAATCAAGTACAAATGCTGATAGAGTGCAAAGTGCTATTTCCCCATCATCTTTACTAATATCACTCGTGGGTAATGTAATCTCTGCGCATAAATTGCTTAATCTAATAGGAGACGTTTCTCTAATAAATGAACTTTGTCTATTAACATTATCAACAAAGAATGGATAAATTCTTGCTGTATTAGCACGCTCTGTTAATAAAATAGAAAATACTTCAGATGCCTTGATTCGTTTTTTACGAATAGAAGTATCTTTTTCTGCGGCTTCGTATAAATCACGGAATTTCTGTTCGTTACTAAAATAAGCATCATACATACCAGGGATTTCATGTGGACTAAACAATGTAATATAATCATCATTAATTAGTCGTTCAATCATAAGGTCATTAATTTGAACACCATAATCTAAATGACGAATACGGTTTTCTTCAATACCTTTATTATTTTTAAGAACTAACAATTTTTCTAATTCAAGGTGCCACATTGGGTAATATAAAGTAGCAGAACCACCTCGAATCCCACCTTGGGAACATGATTTTACAGATGCCAAATGGGTTTTCCAAAATGGAATGACACCGGTATGGACAACTTCGCCAAATCCTATTTTAGACCCTTCAGCCCTATACATACCGGCATTAATACCAATACCAGCTCTTTTAGAAATGTATTTTACAATAGCTGCATTTGTTTCATTAATAGAATCTAAAGAATCACCGCTATCAATAACTACGCAAGAACTAAATTGACGTGTTGGGGTTCTTACACCAGACAAAATTGGTGTTGGTAAAGACAATTGCTTATCTGATACAACTTCATAGAATTCAATTACCTTTTCTAGTCTGTTTTCAACTTCTTCTTGGAATAAACACATTCCAATAAGCATAAACGCATATTGAGGTGTTTCGTAAATAATTCCTGTTGAACGGTCTTTAACCATATATTTAGAAATAAGCTGCATAGTACCTGCATATGTAAACTTAAAATCTTTGTCATGGACAATGTATTTTTCTAATTCAGAAATTTCTTGGGCTGTATATTTAGAAAGAATTTCTGAATCATATAATCCTAAATTCACATTACGAGAGATTAATTCAATAAATGGGATAGGATTAGATTGGCCATATACTTTTTTACGTAAAGCAATATGTTCTAAATTTGATGCAACATATTGATAATCTGGTGTTTCTTTTGTTATATTAGATGCTGCAACTTTGATAATTGTTCTCTGGATTTGCTCTGTGGTCATGTTATCAATAAACATAGGCCTAGCAATTTCCATCACTTCATATGGGTCTACTGATGTATTTCTACATGCAATTTCTAGAACATTAATAATTTTAGATTCGTCAAAATCTTGAGTTACACCCGATGATTTAATTACTTTCATTTTTGTCCTTTCTAATTATAATATTGATCTATTTTTCTAATATGGTTTTGGATAAACGAACTTAATATAGATGCCAATTTTATAGAATTTTCTATATTGTAGCATATCATAATCTTTTTATCACACGATGCTAAAGAAAACATATAAAGTAGTTCTTTATTTTCAGAATTTAAATAACTGACAATAGATATTGCAGAAGAAAAATGTTTAGTGTTTTGGTCATCTGTTAAAAATTCTTTTATACATATTTCTGACTTAGATTCAGCATAGTCTTTCCAAGTATCTAAATATTTCACAAGCTTATTAAGTTTAGTTTTATAATGTGTCAGAATTTTATCTGTATTAGTTTTATTAGGGCTTTTACCGTATATGTAAAAACTCGGTGTATGTAAAATAATATACTTAGACCCAAAATTAAATTTTATGGATGACACTAAATTTATAGGCCTATTTTTGTTTCTTATCTTTTTATACTCTAAAGAAATTGTTTCTGTTAAAACAACCCATTCTGATTCGTTGATTTCATAAAAATCATTATTGGATATTTCTATAGAATTATCAGTTTTATTAACATACATAAAAATCTCACAAATAAATTTTATCATTAAACACTTTATTAACAACTTCGGCTATTATATCACCATGGCATGGTTTTGGCGAACAAGTGCAACCAAGTCTTGTACCTCTTAAAACTTCTAGATGGGACTTAGTTATTTGTCCAGATTTTATTTTGTTAAGAAAATATTGCTTAAATTTCTTTATATTTTCTTCTCTAGTCCCATCTTTAAAAGGATTACCGAACATAGTTCCACGTTGAATATTAATATCAAAGTCAGAATTATATTTATTAACTACTGTACAGATCATTCCAAAACAACCATTATAACAACTACAGTGACAATTATAATCAATACTAACGGATCCATTATAGTTCCTTAAACCAAGGTTGGGTATCTTCATACAAAAATCCTGCCATCAAACAGATAACAGGAAACCAAATAATAAAAGCTAATAAGTATTCCATATTAATCCTTTGGGCCCATAAAAGCTTTTAATGTTTCTTTAAGTTCATCAATCCTAATGGATTCATTAAATTTATCTTTGATATCTTTAGGTGAAGATATACAATATGAGTTACAATCTATATCATGAATATATTCGAATTCTACACTTGCACCTGTATATGCAAAAATATGCAATGAAGACCATGCATTAGGATTAAATTCTACTATATTATCTATTAGATCTATGTCATAAAGGTCTTTTAGTTTATGCAAATCCGAGCAAAGGGATTCAATAGAATCCCAAACACCTAAAATCTTTTCTGGTTCATCATAATAGGCTTGCACTAAAAAATTCATAATAAATCCTATACACTAAATGGGTATTTAATTGCAGGGTGATATTGATAATCTTGTATCTCAAAATCATCTACGGTAACCCAGGTTTCAATATCTTCTAAAGATTGAATGTTATCATTAATAATAAGTTTTGGTGCCTCAAATGGCTCTCTAGAGATATGTTCTGGAACCAATTTAAGTTGGTCTTCATAGATATGAGCATTTGTAATTTTATGAAATACACGCCCAAATTTATTGCCGGTAATTTGTGCCATTAAGCGTAATAAAACATAACACTGTACCATATTAAAATTTAATCCCAATGGGACATCACATGATCTTTGGTATGAAGTTAAATATAATGTGCTATTAACTAAAGAAAAATTATGTGTATGCATACATGGACGCAAACATCCTAAGTCAAATTCACCTGGGTTCCAGAAAGTAATAATTTCTCCACGGTCATCAATACCTTGGCTTAAATTATCATATACTTTTCTTAGTTGGTCTACAGAACCATTCCAAGAACGTCCTTGGACACCGTAAACACGACCCATATCATCGGGTCCTTTACGATTAGGATTATTTAACCATGATTCGTTTTCATTTGCATTTGCATTCCATGTATTACACCCAATCTCACGAAATTGTGCAGCACTTGAATACCCACGAAGATATCCTAGCAGTTCAGCAATAGCAGCTTTATAAAAACTTTTACGTGTAGTATCAATAGGAAATTCAGAATATTCTAGGTCAGCGTTAATAATAACACGACAAAACTTACCAGTTCGTTTATTATAAACATCTTGGCCTTCGTTATAAATTTTTTTCAGTAATTGTTGATACTGGTATTTTTCTAAGGTCTTTTCCATTTATTATCTCTTACATAAACGGGTTGTTTAAACGATAATTTAAGTTGGTCTAAATCAACTTTTGCATCAGGTTCTGCGAATTCTAATTCACCGGTACCTAAAAGCTTACCATCAACCCAAAGCTCTATAAGTGTGATATCCGAATAATTTTTTCTGGAGTTTAAAAAGTTTTTTACATCTTCTAAATTAGTAAAAACTCCTACATTTCTACCGGATTCGCATATATTGACATCAGTAACAATAAGAATCTTCAACATTTTTATCAGCCAAAACAAAATAAATTTGCTCACCTTGTTTTATAAAATATCCGTACATTTTTAGTTCTGTTCCTTGAACCATAACATATCCTTCAGAAACAGCTTTAGCCATGTCAAATAATGTAGTACGAATATAAACTAACCCATCTTTAGTTCTAATGCATGTACATGATGAATTTTGGTTTGAACCGAGTTCTTTTATATCACATGAGATTTCATAAATACCATGTGGTATTTCTCGTTCTTGGCAATTTCTATAATTAGACTTAAAAGCCCTTAAAGAAACAGAATCTAAAAAGAATGTTCTTGAAGGAGGGGCTTTAACTAATTTCCATGAACATATTGGCTGTACAAACTTTTTATACAATTTAATTTCAGCCATTATTTAAATCCTCATTTATTAATGGATAAAGGCAAATAACACGCCCGTTTTTTCTAAAAATTCCTTTTACTGTAATGCAGTTATTTTCAATTTTAGTGTGGCCTTGACTAATAGATTTAAATAGTCGTGATAAACATGTATCAACTTTAATACATCTTTTATCTTTAATGTCTGATGTTTTTAAATATAAGTCATGCCCATTACGTAAACATTCTCTATCTATTTTCCAATCTTCTAATTCATAAACACCATGTGGCATAACTTCCACATATTCTTTTCGTAAGAGGCTTTTATACTCTTCAATAGTAAGGTCTTTAAAATATAAGAAATTGGTTTTTGGTGCTTCAACAAGTACCCATTTAAACTCAGTCTCTAAAGGTTGAATTAATTTCATTTTTGTTCTCTTATCAAATGATTTTCTTCTATACAGTCATAGTGATTAAGCATGTAAATATGTTGTTCTATTTTCTTAAAATTTCTCAGTTTATCTAAGTCAACAAATACATCACTCTGGTAAATACAAGATTTTTTAATTTCAGTCCAAATAACTTTATCACAAAAATCAAATGAAGCTTCAATTAATCGTTTACCACCAATAATAGATACTAAATTTTTTAATTCAGGATTTCTTGTAAACAGTTCAAGTTCTTTACAAACTTCTTTAAGTTTATTAGAATCCCAAGGCCCAATAATTTCTCTATCTGCAGATTTACCATCTAATGATAATAAAGGTTCTCTAGGATCATCAACCATAACAATAGAATATCGATCTTTTAATTTAGGCATAGCCATAAAAGTTTTTGGCCCCATAACAATATATGAATCAACATCAGTGTCAGGATTCACTCTAGGGGCAATTGTTCTGGACTTAAAGTTATCCATATCTTGTTTAATTCGATCCCAAGGAAGTCCACCCTTAAGTCCTATGCCATATCCTTTTGGTTCTTTTTGGGTGGCAAAAATTGTCTGAATCATAATTCACCTCATTAATTTTGATATCTATAGTATCATGATAAAAATCTTTGTAAATATTTTTTCACTAAAACAAAAAAGGAACCCGTAGGTTCCTTTTTAAGATTAAATCAGATCATTTAAGATATCATCTACAGATTGGTCACTTGTAGAAACACTTTCACCTAAATCAACCGGATCATTAAATGCATTCATTTGTTTAGAAAAATCATCTTGAGTAGATAAATTCTCTAATTCTGCATCAATATCAGCTGAAGCACTAGAAGCAGAACCAGCAACCATACTTACACCCATAACTTGTTTAAACTTAGTTTCAAGTTCTGCATATGGTTTAAATTGGTCTTTAGCTACGATTGTTTGTAAATCTACACATTGATCAATAATTGATTTCTGTACAGCTTCATCATCAATATTAGGAATTTCTGATTGAGCGTAGAATTTACAATCATCATAATTAGGGAAACCACTTACTTTTTTAACTTTAAGAGCAAAGTTAGCACCTTCAAAAGGACAGAAAATATTAACCGGAGTTTCGCCCATTTCAATATCAACGTTGGCCATGGCATCAATTTTATCCATGATTTTTTGACCAAACCGATATTTAAATACTTTACCTTCATTTTCAGGAGAATTAGGGTCTTTAACTACTAAAATATTAGCCCAATAAGAATGTTTACGTTTAATCAGTTTATATTCTTCTGGATTAGTATTATATGAGTCTTTTTCTGATAGATATTTACACACTGGGCATGATTCATAATCCCCATGGGTAGAACTACAATTATTGATATACCATTTACCGTTTTTCTTAAATCCATGATTTGTTAATTTAACAAACGGAGTAGCATTGTCATCTTTAGCTGGTAAGAAACGAATAACTGCGTTACCATTACCTGCGGCATCAGTTTTTAATTTCCATTCGTTTTTATCTTCAGATTGGAAACCACCTTTTAAGCCAGCTAATTGTTCTTGAAGTTCTGTTACTGATTTACGTTTAAACATATTTTTACCTTACTTTATTTACGGTTTTACTTTATTTACTTTAATACTTACATGCATTGATTGTTTCTACAAAAACTTTCTTTGCAGTTTCACTATCTATTTCTAGAAGTTTTTTGTATGCATTTAATTTAGTCGAATAAGTGGACCAAACTAAATCATTAGAACATTGGTCATGTTTATTTATAATACCTAAAAATGAATCAAGAAGAATAAACGTTTCATAACCAATAATATTGGATTGGAGAAGTTTGAATATATATGAAGTTTGGGTCTTAGTATTATATTCAAATATCTCTTTAAGCGTTTGAACATTTATTTTTTTAGAAAAGTAATAAATATTTTTAAGGTCTTCTTTATATACTTCAGAAAGACCTTGTAATTTACCTACATATTCTCGATAAAACACTAACGCATCTGCATCTGATATTTCACCTATCCATGCATCCTGGTTTGCTACTAAATTAGAAATAAAAATATAAACAAGTTCATTAAGTTTATATTTATCAGACAACTTTTCAAAAAAATATTTATCACGACGTTTATTATAAGCCGCATCCGATATACGCATAACCCAGTTATATTTAATTACATCGTATTTACCATTCATATGATTTTTTAACATCAGATATAATTGGTATACACTTTTACCGGTGATATATTTATTTGAATTTGGTGGAATACGGACTTTAATCATAATATTAAAATAAAAAATCTAATGTGTTTAATGTGAATGTTTTACGAACAGAAGGTCTTAATTCATTGTTTTCTAAAGCTTCTTTAGTGATCTTATCAATTATTGCAGCTGGTAAATATTTGGTACATAGATTATATGGAATAGAATTTTCTTCTAACCAATTAGTAGAAGCTTCTATATAAGAAGCTCCTTCTTTAACTTTTTGCTCTATTAAAGCTCCAACAATAGTTGGGTCTTCTATATCAATATTACTGTTTTGGGAACAAAGAGTCATATAAATCTAATGCCTCATCAGTTTCAGCTTCAAAACGTTCACGAGTTTGTTTATGATAAATTGCAAAAATACGGGTCCACATTTTAGAATCTACACCTAATTCATCTTTAGCTTGATTTTTAATGTCTTTAATTTTTTCGGCGTATCCTTCCATGATAGTTTTTTGGTCAGACGCTTCTTTAATCATAGCTGCTAATTTTTCACCATGTACTGCTTCATCAAATTCAATTTTTTCTTTAGACATAATTACCTCTAAAACATGTTAATATCTTTAGTTAATTTAACTAATCCGGCCTTTACAAAATATGGATAAATTTTACTTCTTCCAGGGACTTTAAAATTATCAAATTCATCTATAATTTTTTGTTTAATATCCTCTGGAATACAAGTCATATCTATCATAATCTTATTTTCATTAAAGCGTTTAAGTTCTTCTTCTGAAAGGTGTTTTTCTGGTCCATCATCTAAACATGATTGAATTAATTTAGAAGAAATACTTGGGGCTCTTTCACCTTCAACACGAGTAAACCAATAATCAGAACGACATTTAACACCGGCTACAGTATCTTTTCTATCTCCTTTAAGGAGCTTTGTCATTAAGAATTCTGGGATAGATTCTTTTGATTTAACCATTTTCTTAAGTTGTGGAGCCCATTGTTTAATATTATTATTAATATGCAATTGTTTGTAGTCACCATCCGAAGAAATAATCATTATTTTCCTATCTAAACATTCTCTAAGAGTAAGAACGCCAATAATGTCATCAGCTTCAACCCGTGGAATGTCAATAGTATAATAAGGCATATTTTCTCTGAATTCTTCTTTAATTTGATTGATAGCAGTAAAATATCCTTCCCAATCAAAAGTAGAATTCTCATCACGATCTGCGGCCCGGGTCTTTTTATAATAATAGCCGTAATCTCGACGCCAATAACCATTGTTAGCATTATCAAATGCAAGAACTGTAATAGGATATTCGTCATTAAATTTCTTAAGATTAAATCGAATACTATTTAATACAATGTGTCTTAACATCCCAATCTTAATTGGTGTATTCTGGAATTCTTGGAATGCCGCGGCTAATGCTATTTGAGACATATCAAAGAATTTAATTCCTGGTTTTTCATCTTCTTCGTCGTCAAAAAATGCACTTAAATTAACTTGATTCATAAACCCTCTAATAAATATAATAAAGAAAGGAGCCATATATGACTTTAAACAAATCACTTAAAGCAACATACGGACTTGATGCCTCTAACGAAAAAGTTATAAATGTCGGGCTAGCCGACAAAAAAACTTTAACGGATGGCGTTAATGTCGAATTTTTAATTCAAGAAAACACAATCCAAGCATACGACAAAAACCGTGGATATGAAAAAGGCTTTGCGGTTATATTTGAAAATAGAATTTATGTTTCAAATCAAAATATAGAATCACCAGCAGGTGATTTTGAGCCTCATAAATGGTTTTCTTTACGTGTAGACCCTAAATGGGAAACAATATTCGAAACCGTGTCTTCAGGTCAGATTATAACATCAGGACAATTTATTGCAGCTAATACTTCAATAAATGACCTTTATTTTAAATTACCTAGAAAACCACAACCAGGCGATACTGTTTGTATTAAAGAAGTTTCTGGTAATTCAGGTTACAAATATCTTAAAATAGGTAAAACCGATAATTCCATTATTTGGAACGGTACTGATGTTGAAGAATTATATCTAACAAGACCTTATTCGCAAACTTATTTTATATTTTCAGGTAATGTTTGGAATGTATTTCAAATTGAACATGAAGATATTGGAAGAATTATATCTACGTCGCCAATAAAGCAACAAGTTTCTGCTGGTGAAAGACTGTATAGATTATCTTCAACAGGCGAAATTAATATTATGTTACCAAAATATGCTATGCATGGTGATGTAATAGAAATGTTTGACGTTGACGGGTTAACATCAATAAATCATTTAACAATTTTTGTTTCAGAAGGTTCAGGACATGCTATTGGAACACTAGGGCAAACTAAATACGAAGTTAGAACCATCGGTAACGGCCGTTTAGTATTTGATGGCTCTAATAATTTATGGAGATTATGGGATGGTGATATTAGAACAAGATTAAAAACCATTAAAGAAGACCATAAATTACTTCCTAATGAACAAATTCTTGTTTATGGGGCAAATAATACTGTTAAAGAAACCATCACATTAACTTTACCAAGAAATATAGCAGTAGGTGATACTGTAGAAATATCATTAGGATATATGAGAAAAGGGCAAACTGTCGTTATTAAAACCGATGGCGATGATATTATTGGGACGGATAAAAATCTTTTACAATTCCCAAAACGTTCACAATATCCACCAGAAATGGCTTGGGTTGAAGTTAAAGAACTGTCATTTAATGGAACCGATGATTATTTACCATATTTAAAATTTGCATACGTAGAAACATTATCTAAACTTGGATGGGCAGTTCAACATTATCGTCCTAATGTTGAAAGGGTTGATTTTAAAAATCCAGAAAGAATTGGATTAATTGCATTAGCCACTCAAAATCAAGCTAATATTGATCATGAAAATAACCCGGAAAAAGAATTAGCTATTACACCATTTACACTGGCTAACAGAGTTGCCACTGAAGAAAGACGTGGTATTGCTAAAACAGCAAAAACTTCTATGGTCAATCAAAATTCAAATGGAAAATTTGAAGATGACACTATAGTAACACCTAAAAAATTAAACGAACGAACAGCTACAGAAGAACGACGTGGCCTAGCCGAAATTGCTACTCAAGAAGAAACAAATACCGGTAAAGATGATACGACTATTGTTTCTCCGTTAAAACTCGAGAACAGGAAAGCCTCAGAAACTTTATCTGGTATTGCTAAAATAGTTCCATCCAAGGGAGCCCCAGGAACACAACGTGATAAACCAGGTACAGGTGTTTATAATTACACAGATAATAAGACTATTGTTTCTCCTTCAGCTATACATGAGCTTTTAAGTACAGAAAATTCTCATGGTGTTGTTTACTTAGCATCTGAAACTGAAGTTATTGAAGCACCAGATATGGACCCTAAATTTCCTGTTGCTGTAACTCCGGTTCAACTACATAAGAAAACTGCAACAGAAAATAGAATTGGTTTCTCTCAAATCGCTACACAAGAAGAAACTGATTTAGGGCAAGATAATTTTAAATTCATAACACCTAAAAAATTAAATGATAGAAAATCTTCAGAAACGTTAGAAGGTATATCAAGATATGCTACGTATGAAGAATTTAAAAAGGGTGATTTAAATTTAATTTCTGAACCTGGTAAAATAAAACAATTTTTACAAGAAGCAAGAATAACAACTGTTCCTGAATCAGGAATCGTATTTACCGGTAATATTTGGGACACTTGTAATTTTGATATTAAGGCTTCGTCTGAAGTTGATAGAGGAACTTTAAAATTATCTACACAAGACCAAACAAATACAGGTGAAGATGATACAACGGCTATTACGCCTAAAAAATTACAAAACAAAAAATCAACAGAACAAGTTGAAGGTATAATTCAACTTTCTACTTATGCAGAAACAATTGCAGGAGAAGTTAATAATAAAGCCATATCACCACAAAACTTTGTTTTAGCTGTACAAACAGAAGATAATGGTTTACAAGCTTCAACTTCTTTACGTGGTTTTGTAAGATTGTTGGATGGGGCTAGTGTATGGCAAGGAACTGACGAAACAGGTAGTGATCCAGAAAATGAAGACTTCTTACATGATGGATATGCAGTTTCACCAAGAGAACTAAATAAAGCATTAAGTCATTATCTTCCTATAAAAGGAAAGGCCGTTAATTCTACTTTGTTTGATGACCTAAAAACTTCAGATTTTGTTAGAAGAAATATTGATCAAGAAATTGATGGAGTAATGACTTTTAATAAACCAGTTATTCTTAAAGATACTTTAGTTTCTACAAGTTCTGGTAAATTTGAGTCTTTAGAATCAAAAACAGTTTCTATTGGTGATGGTACTATCGGTTCAATAAGCTTTTTATCTACTACGCCATGGAAAATTGATGTACAAGATGATTTCAAAATTAACAATGTAAAAATTGATAAAGATGAAGTTATCCATTCTAAAGGATTAGAAACGGTTTCTTATATTGATACTTCAGAATATAGATTAAATGGTAAAACATTTATTTCTGGACAAGGCACTATTAATGTAGGTGATTCAGAATCTCAAATTAGATTCCAGACTAAAAATCCTAATGATGTAAGAATTTCTGGTTCTACTATTATTGTTAATACTAATTTAGAAGAAAAAGGTAATAAACACTTTATTAATCGTAAACAAGATACCGTTGACGGAGACATTGAATTTACTAAACCAATAAAAATTAATGTCCCGGAAAACATGGTTGAAGTTTCAGAAGGTATATTTGTTGCTAAAATTACTTCTAAAGAAGAATATGAAAAATATCCAGGTATAGCAGTTCCTAAAATAGACCAAGAAACTCAAAAAGTTATTGATTACACTTATGTTAAAGGGCCTGGTACGTTAACTCAGTATGGTGATACAAAATCATACACATACAGAATCTGGGCCCCACAAGCTTTAGGACAGGAAGATAATCATAATAACTATTCTTTATGGATGCAGGTTTATAACCCAGTTAAAGGTGAATTTGATGCATGGGGTAGAATTTATACTTCGCAAAATCCACCTACTGCTGCAGAAATAGGAGCTGTTTCTTCATCTGGTTCTACTTTTGAAACACTTAAAGTTAATCAATGGTTACAAGTTGGACCTGTAAGAATGGTTCCGGACCCAGTAACTAAAACTGTAAGGTATATATGGATCGATGAGTAATATAATGGTTGAATTCGGCCAAGATTATGTGGGTGCTCAAACGTTCTCAGAGAACAATGCTCTCACATATAAGTTAACTATAAGGGCCAGTAATAAAAACACACAGGGTGAATCCTGTGTGTTAATTAATGATAAAAAAATATCAGATCAATGTCAAAAAGGATTTAATGTTTGGGTTATAGATAATAAAGGTAATTTATTCAACAAAATGATTTTTGATTTTACAGAAGAATCTGGAAGAAATGCCTTTATTGATTTCATGAAATCCCAGGATAAAAATATAATTTGTATTAGTTCTTCTGATGAATTATTTTCTTCGGAAGAACTCACAAAATATATGAAAAGTATAGGGTCTGCTTCATGGAATGATTTTTTAATTAAAAAGATTAAAACCGTTTCTTATGCATGTGTATATAGAACAGATATAAAGCAAATAGTACTGGAATCTATTCAGTATTCAGATGGTATAAAAGAAGATAATGTTTTAGAATTAGAAACTATTTTTGATTCTGAGTATTCTTTAGGGATAACTGGATTTCCGGGTTCTATAGTCTATGATCATAAAGAATATACATCAGTTGAAAATGACTACAAAAAATGGCCCACTAGTTTGTTGAATAATAAATTATCTGATTATGGTCTTAAGCCAGGTGATTGGGTTTCTTTAAGTGCATCTATATTTGGCGATAAAGAACTTAAAGACGAAGGTGGTTGGACAAGGATAGATTGTAGATGGGTTCTTGGCAATACATGGAAACAATCATTTTATCTTGAGAGCACACTAAAAGGAAATTACCCAGTCCAATCTATGGTTAATCCAGATATATGGGAATCTAAAACTGTTTATTCTCAGATTCCAGAAGGTGTAGATGGATTTGTCATTATAGCTTCTAGATATAATTCTGAGCTAGGACATTCTGCTGTAAAAAACGTGGCATTTGGTAAATCAGCAGAACCTATAATAGAAGAATCTGATCGACAAATAGGGATAAATGGTATCAGAAATTCATTTATAAAAGAGGAAGAACAAAAAGTAGGTTCATTATTAAGTTTATTAAATCTTAAGGACAAATCAGATACAATTTCTTCTATAAACTTTAAAGAAATCTAATAACGTATAGTTATTAATTTATTACTTAATAGTTATATAGAATATACTATACTTTTAATAAAATAGTTTACTATAGTTATTAATTTATTACTTAATAGTTATATATATATAATATAAAGAACTTAATAAATTCTGGGAGCGAAGCTCCCAGTTTTCTTTAGAAAAGGCTCTTTTATAAATACAATAAAGAAAGGAGTTTATATGGCAGACCTTAAAAGAGGAAGTACTGCTGGAGGAGAATTAATCCTTACACAAGGAAATTTTCCATTAATACCAGTTGGTAATTCTTTATATTTTAACAAGCATAAAGTCTACACTGAATATGATAAGCCTACAGCAGAAGAAGTTGATTCTGTTTCGGCTTCTAAAGGTGGAGAATTTAAAGAAAGAGTAATTTTTAAAGAAATACAAGTTAATGGTAAAACAACTCCATTAACAATTAAAGAAGGGTTAGAAACAGATAGTGAAATAACTATAGGAACATTAGATATTAAATCAGGTGATAAATCTGTTTTATTGATTGATCCTTCTAATCCTGAATTACTTCAAACAGATTCTATAAAAACTAATAAAACCGTGCTAACATCCCCAGGAACAGAAGCTAATCATGCTGTTAGATATGACCAAGTTGTGTTGGTAGGTGATGTTATTGACTTTGGAGAATTCTAATGGCAAAAATTCCAAGAATACAATTTAAACGAACTAAAAGTCCAGGAGTAAAACCTTCTAAAGATATTTTAGCAGAAGGCGAATTAGCTATTAACCTAGCAGATAGAATGCTTTTTACCAAATCAGGTGAAGAAATAATCGATCTTGGTTTTGCTAAAGGTGGTACTGTTAATGGAGATATTATCCAAGAAACAGGTAATTTTATTACTAACGGGGTTTTAACTGTCCAATCTCCAATTAACCCCGGAATAAATTTTCTAAAAAGCGATACAAATGAATATTTAAGATTAGAAACTAAAAATAATGAAGGTTTGTTTATTTTTGGCGACGGTGGACAAACTAAAGCATTTGTAAAGCTCCCTAAAGAAACTGGTACTATTGCTACAAGAGAATGGACTAACTCTAATAAAGTTGATAAAAAAGGCGATACATTAACAGGTGAACTTAGATGGACTAATAAATCACCAGAGACATATACCCAATTTATAGAATCTACAGCAGTTAATGACTCAACGGCTAAAAACTTTATTAGAAAATTTAGAAATCGTTCAGGAGGATACTTATGGCATGAAGTTGTAGACGAAAATGGATTGTCTTATTATACAGGAACAACAATAGACCAATTGAGAGTTCAATTAGGAATATCTGGTGTAAAAATAGATGGTGGAGCATCTTATGAATTCAACGGATCAGTAAGAAAAGCAGGTATAGATGCTATTGTTGACCAAGGCTCTTGGTCCACATGGAGAGACCGTCCAGCTCTTGTTCAAATGAGATGTCAGTCTAATAATGGTTCATCATCATTGTTCAAGATTTTGAGTAATACTGGGAAACCTATAGCGGCTTTTGGTGGTTTTAGTACAACTGGAGACGAAACCCAATCTAGGTTCCAATTTAGATTTGCGAATAATACTTTAGATTACTATAATGGTGGGATGTCAATAGATGGAGAAATTGTTGCCAAAGGCCAAATTAATGTAAAAGATAAACAAGGTGGAACACCATATACCCAAATATCATACGAAAGTAACGAAGCCCGTTGGTCTGTTAATGATGGCTCATGGAAAATATTAAGACATCCTAAAACAACAGGAACAGCTGCTACCCAAGAATGGGCTAACTCTAATTTCTATAATAAAACAGATTCTGATAATAGACATGTACTATTAGGAACTGGTGGTAACATTAGATTACATTCTTATAAATCTGGTGGTCATGGGTATTCTTCTTGGTATGAAAATAATGCCAGACAGGCTTATATAGGATTCGGAAATGACGGTTCTACAGAATTTACCATTAATAACGAAAAAGGATCTAATAGTACTATTAACCTTAAAGCTGGTAATGTTCTTGTTAACAGTGCAACTGTCGCGACTCAAAATTGGTCTAATTCAAATCATTACAAAAAAACAGAAACCTATAATAAATCAGAAATTGATGGTAAAGTTAATGGTAGATTAACTCAAAGCCAAGCTGATGGAAGATATGTCAGAATGGATTTGACTAATCTAGGTAAACAATATACGCCGGCAGAAACGATAGCTTCTGGGAACTGGGGTAGACCTATTGGGTTTTCAACAATGACACACCCTAATACACCTAATAAGCCAGCAGGTATAACGGGTTATGGGTACTGGCACGTTATAGCAGGTAGAGATCAAGGAAATGGATACGCTGGATTTTTTACAGAATACAGTGGTGGACGTGTTTTTTATGGAAGGGGTGAAACAGGTGGTGCCAACCCAACTTGGTCTAAAGTTTATACTGAAGCAAGTAAACCTACTCCAGGTGAAATAGGTGCTTATACTAAAGGAGAAACTTATTCTAGAGCAGAAGTTGATTCTCGTGTAAACGGTAGATTAACACAAGCCACGGCGGATGGCAGATACGCATACAAAGGTGGTGCTACAGGTCAAAACTTTGGTGCTAATATAGTTGATGCCGCAGATGTTAATATTCGTTCAGATATCTCTGTTAAAAGTAATTTAGTATATATAAAAAATGCATTAGATTTATTAAAACCATTATCTGGATATAAATATGATTTAAGACTTAACGATAATACTCATAAAAACTCTGTAGGTATAATTGCTCAAGATGTACAAAAAGTTCTTCCTGAATTAGTACAAAAAGATTCGACAGATTTATTATCAGTTAACTATAACGGGTTAACAGCAGTTCTTATTAATGCGGTTAACGAACTTAATAACAGACTTAAAGAATTAGAGGTGAAAAATGGCAGTAACAGGACCTAGAGTCGGAAGTTCAGCAAAAAAAGAAACTGGTGAATCTAGTATGAAGGCCGCTGGGGCTAAATTAAGACTTAGTACTCCGTTTAAAATGTCTCAAATGATAGGAAGAAGTGTAAAAGGGTTAATATACACATTAGACTTAAATACTAATATCGATTGGCCCAAATGGTATAGTTCTACAAAAACTGATGTAACCCCATACGGTGATTTTAAACTTGGCGAAACTGGTGACAATAATATGAAAATCATAGGTGTGGGTGCTCACCACTACTATAATGGTGATAAAAATGTATATTTGGAAATGTCAGACCCGTCAATGATACACAATTATACTAGATTAGTTTTAAGACATAACGGAATACAGTATACTCTTGTTCCTGGGATGGAATTGTTTAAACAAGTATTTGTCCCCAGAAGCCAAGATTTTGATGCTTTCTATAATTTAGTAGTGTCTAATCTTAGGAAAGAAGTAAGTATGGATGTAATTGAATTAGTATAATGAGAAAATATGGACAAAGGCTTTTTTCTAAGCCTGCTTGATACACTGTTTAAAGACGCCGATGGAAAATTAATCCTTTGGCGTCTTCTTTCTATAGGAGTACTTGGAATTGGATGTTTTTTATATGTTGCTAGAAATGAATTTTTGGAATTATATAAAAACACTAGATACGAGGCTTATCAACAAGTTCAAAAGCAAGAAAGAGAACTTAAATTTGAAAAGGCCGTAGTAGACCAATTGCAAATAGTCCATGTATCGTCAGAAGCAGAGTTCAGTGGAATAACTGAATTTAGACCAGTTGGATTAAATTATTTTTTTGATTTAATTGCTTATGAAGGAAAACTTCCTGAGGAATTGAATTCTAAAAATTTAGGAGGATGGCCTGTTGATAAAACATCAGAAGAATATATTGAACACATGAATGGACATTATTATACAACAACCGAACATTTTAGATTGCCAACAAGGAATAAAATAGAAAATAAATGGTTGTTTTCTTGTCCATATTATAATTTGAATAATAATTATGCTGGGAGTATATTTATGATGTGGCCTGAAAAACCTGTTATAAGCGAAGATAGACTTAACATCATCTGTTCACAGGCTTCCAGGACCATAGGCAGGACTAAATAAAATTACGAATATAATCTATCATATTGTTGTTTATGTTGTGTCTGAAGGGATTCTACACAACATTTACAATATGGAAAATACCCATCTTTAGAATTTTTCGATTCTGAAAATTTTTCTAAAGGCAATATTTCTTTACAGTTTTTGCAAATTTTATGTAAAGGAATTTTAATTTCTTTTGCAACATGTGGTAAAACTACTTCTACCGATAATTCTTGTTTAAAAGGTTCTACTAATAATTTTGATAAAACAGATTTGCCTAATGTAACAACTACTAAATCTGGCCCTAAATATGTATTTTCGCAATCACCCCAATCAACAGAGACTGTTAATCCAACCCTTTTGACTACTCCTATTCTATTAATCGGATTATTCGATAATCCTGAATAAAACTTAGATTTATCGCTTATGTATACAAAATCACCAACTTTAATAGTCATAATTAATCCTTATGATGTTTACTTGTGGCATGTTTAACAATCGTATGAGTGTTAATAAAATCAATAGCTTCTTGTTCTGTAACTAATTTAATTTCTAAAGAATCAACGCCATTTTCTAATCGTTCTTCTAACGGGCATAAAGAATCAACGTAATCTGTGATAGATTTAATATAATTTTCTTCAGTAACGTCCTTTTTTGTTCCTGAAGCAAATTTATCTGCAATTACACCATTCTTTTTATATGTAGTAATAGAAAACATTATAATGACCCTTTTTCTTGGTTTAAATTAATTTTATACTCAAATACATGGGCATAATACCCGTTATGAATATTAACAATTTCTAAATAATACCCACCAGAGATTTCAAATGTAATGCTATTAAAATAATTTGATCCATCATCTTCAATAGAAAATTCTGCTACGCCAATAAATTCTGCTGATTCTGGTAAATCTGACAATTTGACTTCTTTAAACCCATTATTGAACCTATCATTTTCTTTTTTGAAGAATTTATAATAAGCATATTCGCAACAATGTTGTGAATCTACATCAAATCCAACAAAGTTATCATTATTATCAATAAAATTGGTTGTTTTTCTTTCGTATTTTTTGCCACACACCTTTTCAATAATCATTTAACTAATTCCAATTCATCTTTAGAGAACCAATAGATATGGCCAAATTTATCTACACATGCATATTGTAATCTAGAATCATTAGGCTCAATTTCATGGATAGTAAGATCTTCACCAATATCAACATCACATTCTACGCCAATGGTATTTTTAACAAATTTTACAGTATCACCAACAGAAAACAGATCACCAGGTTCCCACCCATGAGACTTAAATTTAGCTACAACCCCATTTTTCAATTCAACCACAAATGGATATTCTGCATCATCTGAAAATTCTTTAAGTGTTCCTACAATACCATTATTACAGATCTCATCGCCTGTATTAAATTCATACGGTTCAGCCCAAACATCTTCTCTAAACCACATTTCAAGACCACTATCAGTTTTTATATAATAAGGATGATCTGAGTCTTTATCCATTTTTAATACATGCCCGGTACAATTTGGGCTTACGGTATGTCTAACTTTATCACCGACTTTAAATCTTAATTCGTCATTACGTTTAAACATATTAACCTCTATTTAAATACATTTCAATTAAAGAATATGTAGATTTATGACCGGTATTAAATTCTTCAATAAGTTTAGTTTTTTCTTCATCTGATAATGATTTAACTAATGATTTAAGATTACTTTTATTAAATAACTTGCCATTATTACGAATACCTAATTCATTAATGAACGCTATGAAAAGATTTTCATCTTCAATTATATCTTCACTTTCAAATTTGATAAGAATTGAGATAACAGCAAAAATTTCAGATAAAGTTTCCAATTTGTTCATTTTGTGCCTTGCTTGGTGTTAGTAAATAATAATTAAAATTTTGTACTTCTAAAGATGGTTCTACAACATCCCATCCTGATAATATATCCATCATTCCAGGGCAGTATATTTTACTATTACAATATAATTTAGAACCATCCAACGTATATACAATGTTCCCTGTTATTCTTGACTGTACTTGAAATCCTTTTCTTGCTTTATCCATTGCATTGTAAAAATTCATTTAACCTCACTTAGAAGCTTCGATGACTTTAATCATGTTTTCTTCTGTTAATTTAATGTCCACATAATAATTATTACCTTTAAATTTAACAGTAGCACCAATTGATTTATATTTTTCAACTAATTCTTCTGATAATTTGTAGCCAAATACTCGCATTTCGCCTTTATGTCTAACTTCAAATTGTCGAATTCCATTAACACGTTTTTCTAAACGAAGTTCTAAATTACTTCTATTTTCAAAAATACCTTTAATAGCGAATGGTGATATTTCTTTAAATTTTTCAGCGAATTTGGTCATTTCTTCAGTAACACCACGTGGTTTACGTGTTGTTTTAATTTTAGAAGGATTTTCTTCTGCAAAGATATCTGCTGCTTTAAGAATAACTTCTGTTCCTTGTTCTGTTGCAATTAAACCGTCACCTGATTTTTCAATAAAACCTTTTTTGATTAAAACACCGATATTAGAGTTAATTGAAGCAGAAGAAATTTCAGGAAGAGCTTCACGAATATCTTTAGCTTGGATAAAATTGGTTTTAGCAACTTCAAGAAGAATTGCACCCGTTTTTTCATTTAATTCTGAAGAAGCTTTTAAAACATAAGATAATTTAGACATAATAGACTCCGTTTAAATAATTTGTTATTTCGTTTTGATGATAAGATAATACTATACTTAAAAAGCTTTGTAAACACTTATTTTCAATAAAATGCAAAAAAAGGAGACCGAAGTCTCCTTGTATATGATTAATAAGCAATTTTCAACTTATCACAAATTTCTTTTAAATACTTTATACGATGTTCCGGTAAATTTTTGTCCAAAATAACTAAGCCATATTCATCAGGATGGTAATCACCTAAGAATTTGATTTGATGATTTATTATAGTAAACTGATTGATATTAGCATCAAATCTATCAATAGTTTCTTTTAAACTGGTCTTAGCAACTAAAATATCATTATTATCACGCTGGAATAAAGTAGTCCACTTATCTGTGAAATGAGGTTCTTCATGTGGGGTCTCTGTATAACCTTTAGATATCATCAACCCACGAAATTTTTCCATATCTAATGGACGAACCCAATAATCAATATCTCTTGGTGGAGTTTTGTAGTAATAATCTCTAGCTGCTCCACCAATGATATGATAATTAATGTTATTGTCACTTAATATTTTAGAAATCATTCTTTAATAGTCCACCCTTTTTCGTACATATCTCGTTTAAAGAACAAGAAATTCCAGAAATAGCCAGATTCATCTTTAATATCCCCGTTAACCATATACAAATATTCTTCTGGAGAAAAATACTCATGCATAATTTTGTGTCCATCTTTCATGGCTTCTAGAGCTTCTTTTCTATCCATTAAAAACATTACATTTCTCCAGCAGAACGGTTAAAAAATAAATTAGTTTTTTCCATAACATGATTAAAACAAACATCCCAATACGAATCAAAAATAGACTCTAATGATGAATCGTGTTGAATTTTAACTGAAGCTTTACAGAAATCTTCAAATGGGATATCAGGCATTGATTTACCGGCTGCTGTTAAATAAATTGATGACAAATTCCATGTTGGATTCTTAATAGTCAACAAAGATACTAATGCAATAAATTGCTCAAAAACTTCATATTTTTTAATAGGTTTCATTGTATTTTCCTCAATAAATTTTATGTAATATTATCACACTTAAAAGTCTTTGTAAACCAAAAAAGGGACAAAAGTCCCTTAATTTATATTAATAGAATCTATGTCTTTTTTATATTCAGTTTCTATATCAGTGGTTTTCCAGTATTCATATTCCTTTTTATATTCTTTAGCTGCTTGTTCTAATTTTTTAATTTCATCTTTAGTCATATGATAAAGATTCATAGAAATTAACTTGTCAGAAAAGGGTTTAAGATTATCAAACTGTTCTATAGCTGCTAAAGCATCTTTACGACTTTTACCTGATAATACAATAGTTTTATCAAGAACCATTTTAATAAAATCTACTTTGGCTTTTGCGTAATCATACAAATACTCTGATTCTGATATTTTAATATCAATACGCTTTTGGTAAAAAGGCTTTCTTATTTCTACAAAATATTTAATTAATTCAGATGCTTTAGTAAAATCATCTCTAATTTTACCTTGGTCATCAATCACTGTAAAAAATTGACCTATTTTTTGAGATAAACCAAATTCTTTAATGATTTGTTCATGTCTTTCTTCTGGGTCTGTCTTAAGATTAAAATCTTTTTTTATTGTGATTTTAAATCTGAATTTTACTTGACCTGTTGTTTCGTCTTCACCAGATAAATCATCATAATCGGAAATTTTACCTTGATTAACTAATTCATCTAGAATTTTTGTAGTATATGCTTCGCGTTCCCATTTGTATGGAACTTCTGTAATAAGAAGTTGGGTTTTGCCTTTAAGTTCATATGTACCTTGTAATTCTACACCTGATTCAGTAGGAATAATCTTACCATTAAATTGTGGAAACTGTACTTCAGGTTCTTTATCTAATTTACCATCAATAGCTAATTTTGTACATTCAACAACAGATTTTAATGAATGAGGTAAAATATTAGTAGCATAACCAGTAGCAATTCCTTTAACACCATTTAATAAAACAGTTGGAATAATAGGTAAATAAAACTTAGGTGGAATGTGTTCTACATCAGGATGTTCTGGAGAAATATTAAGGTCTTTATATAAATCAAAGAAGTTTTGAGATATACGACAGAACACATAACGAGCAGCACCACCTTTTTGGATTAATCTAGAACCAAATGCACCACGCCCGTCTAAAAAAGGAACATTGTTATTCCAATTATTGGCCATTAATTTACCGGCTTCAGCCGCAGAACCTTCACCATGGTGATATCCGATTTCGGCAACACCACCAGACAATCCTGCTAATTTATGATATTTACTTTTATCACCTTTAGCTTTTTCTAATGCTCTATAAATTATAAATCGTTGGACAGGTTTAAATCCATCTATAAGATTTGGAATAGCTCGCTCTTCTACGGTGTATAAGGCATATTCTTTAGCTTCATTGTTAATAATGCTTTTTAATGAACGTAAATTCAATTCCATTATATCTTCCCAATGCAAAAAGGCCTTTCGGCCTTTGTTTTTAAAATTAAATTATTAATTATATTTAAAAGAATAATTATCTTTAATACGACTTTTTACTTCATGCATATTATTATAGATATCTGTTTCTGTTTTAGCTAATTTACCAAATAAAGTTCCTTGTTTACCAACTTTATTTGTTAGATATTTAGCATTTTCCATAGAAACATAATACACTTCAATTTCTGTTTTTGCAGATAAATGGCGTTTTAACTTTGCAGCTGGTTTAAATTTAGCAGCCTGGATTTTGTTAATGATTGTATATAAACCATAGTTTGTACGGAATTTTTCATTAACCCGTTGTCGACCTACAGTATAAACATTTAAGCCTTCACCTGTATTTTTATCAACAAAGAAATAAAACCCGGGTTTAAACATATTTTCATCTGTTTGAGAATTGATAATAATATCAATATTCCAAGAACCAGGGTTTCTTGTAAGAGTAACTACTAAATCAGAAAAACCAGAAACATGCTGTTTGTTAAAACGTACTTTATTAAAATTCATAATGACCTCATTCACGATTAGTTAGTATGGATGTATTATAACTAAAAATCCTTGGATGTAAATACTTTAAAACAAAAATTTTTATCTCTTTTAATTCTTCCGGTTAAATAGTAGCCGTCGAATTTAGATTTACGAATACTACCATTCTTTGTAGATAAAGCGTATTGGTCTGCTAAAATATAAGGAATCATCCTAAATGTGTTCAGGGCAATCTTTTCTGTTTTGAATATAATTATAATATCTGCCACACCAAATTTCAAGAACGGCCCCAGGTTTATCCCTGATGTACCTGGACAATCTCCATCTATACCAGAGTTTACTGTAACCCATTTAGAATTTGATTGATGTGTTTTAACTTCTATTCTTAATCCAGAGTATTTTGGGTGAGCTATAACATCATAAGCATATGTGTATGGGTCTTCAAGATCTTCTTGTCCATGATTAATAATACCATCTACATGTTCTTTGACATATTCTTCTGCCATAATAGCAATCATACATTTCTCAAAGCATTCTGGTATAGTTTGATTTGGGTTAGATTCCAACGAATACTTTGTTGTTGAACGTATTTTTTCTTTAGTATCTTCACTCATATCTCTTAAAGACATTACTTTAGGCTTTAATTCTGACAATCTTTTCCACCCAGGATTTGTTTCTAACATATTACCTCTCAACAAAAAAAGGGACCGAAGTCCCTTAACTTATTTAAATCTATTTTTTAAACTTATCAGTTACATCTTCTAGAACAGTATAACCACATGTTCGCATTTTAGCATCGTTATAATCCACTGGAATAGAAACTACATCACGTGGATGAACTTTGACAGAAACTACACGGCTTTTACTTCCACCAAATGATGGGATATAAGACTTGGAACACACATGTAAGCCGGAAGAACATGTACGATTATCGTCTTCATCTACTGTATTACGTGGAACTTCTACACGTTTACCTGGTGAATTATCAAATGTACCACTATGACAATCTAAATAATTATCACGTACGACTTTCCATGCAATAAAATGACCATCTGCTGTGATTTCGATATCGGTAGCCATTAAGAAATCATACAAACGCATTACAGCTTTACGACTTGGATTTAACATTAAATTTTCTAAGAATGGTAATAAAAATTTAAAATCTTTACCTTCTTTCATATTAGAAATAATTTTACGAGTTAATCCTGAATCAATAACAAGGTCTTTATAATATAAAGTAGAACCTTCTATTTTAATATGACCCTGTGTATAAGACTTGATAGCTCGTTTTGTATTAATAAGGTCTAACGCTTTTTGGACATGTTTGTGTTCAGTTTTAGAATCACCTTTAGAAACGGCTTCCATTGCTTTAGACAGTTCAGATAAAGCATCTTTAAAGTTTTCATGGTCTTTACCTGCGTTATATGTTTTAGTTCCTACTGTAATAGAAATAAACTTACTATTAGCGTTCCAAACCAAATTTTCTAAAATATCTTTGGTCTTTTCTGTATTTTTTTTAGAATTTTTAAAATCTACACCTGATGTCGATTTTTTAAAAAGATCAATGATATAATTATTGATATCTTCTGCTGTTTGCTTATCAGAACAATTATATGCATATATAGTATCTTTTGATTTTAACTTTCCAATACGAATAATACCCGGGATAGCTAAGTCACAACTTTGTGCAAACATATCTCGTTCTTTAGGATTGTTGATACAAACCTTGTCACATGTAATAGAAGTATTTAATTTAGGGTCGATAATAATTTTATCTGCAAATACCCAGTCATATGCCAATTGTGAACCCGGCTCAGGTGTATAAATTTGTGTAGGGTTTTCTTTTAAAACTCTTGTAATAGTATCTGACGATACATTAAAATGACGTGCAATAAGAGCTTTTGACTTACCTTCAACAAAAAGATTAAAAACAGTTTCTTTTTGTTGTTGATTTAAAATTTTAACGGACA